TTATTTAAAATATATTTTTACATTAATATTATCCTTATCTTTTCTCAACCACTCCACTTTATCTATTACAGTCTTATACAACTTGTTTATATCCGATGGATTACTTGCTTGGTCAATTTCAGAATAAAACTTTTCAATCGCTTTAATTTTATTTTCTTTTTTATTGCTTTTTTTCTTTTTAGATAGTAGATATTTTTTCTGATCTTCTAATTCCGATATTTTATTCCTTCTTTTCATTAATTTTTCTTTTGTTTTCTCTACATCATATAAACCATCTTCAAAAGCTTCTTCTATATTTTCAATAGCTTGTTGTTGTTTTTTTATCTGGGTATTAATACTCTCAACTTGTGAATCTATGTTATTAGAAAGATTATCACTTTTTTGTTTCTTTTTCTTCTCAACTAGAACTTTTTTCACCATTTTTAATTGGTGTTTTATTAGGTCTTCGACTAGATAGGCTTCTCCACCCATATTTCCACAGTTACTACATTTCTTTAACAAGATAGAGCTTTTATTTTTTTGTATGGTCAGTGTTTTCTCACATTTAGCACATTTTACAATGCCGGATAGACTATTAACGTTATTCCCACTTCTATGTCTTGTTTTTTGACTTAATATATATTTAACTTCATTTATTTCATCCTCAGTCATTAATGGTTCATGGCAATTTTTAACAATAATCCACTCATCTCTTGGGTGTTCTTTAAACGGTTTTTTTATCTTATCTGGATTTTGGCTATCCCTTACTCCGCTTGTTTTATTAGATACTATCCATCCAAGATAAGACTCATTTGTTAATATATTTTTAATAGTATTACCGTTCCATATTTTACCTCGTGGTGACGGTATATTGTCAGTATTTAAGTCTGTTGCGATTTTATTTAGTGAATCACCACTTATGTAAGCATCAAGCATTCTTCTAAAAATATTAGACTCCTCTTGGTTTATAACCAAACCTTTCAGTTCTGGATTGTAATCATACCCATATGGTGTAGTAGAGAATACCCAATTACCCATTCTAGCTCCGATTTTTTTACCCATTTGAAGCCTTTTCGATATTAACTTGTATTCTCTTCTAGCTAAGAAACCTTTGAAATCAATCATTTCTTCATCAGACTCATTGTTGAAATCGTATAGCTCAAATGGATTCATTGAAATAACAATTGTGTCGGACAGCCTAAATGTTTTTTGTATTGTTTCTTCGTCTGTGGCGCTACCTCTTCCCAATCGGTCATAATCAAAAACTATTACAGCATCGAAAAGACCTTCTTCAACATCTTTCAATAATTGTTTTATTTCAATTCTCTCGGATATTGAGCTACCAGTACCGATCTCTTTATATTCAACAAACTTCCACTTTCTCTCTGCGACAAACTCATCTATTACTTTTTTATGTTTTACTAAATCTTCTTCTATGTCTCCCCTCGATCTTCTTATATATATTCCTACATTCTTTATATAATTCAAGACGTCATATTTGTTGTGTTGTTTAATCATTATTCTTTCTCCCTCCACCCTCTATATCTACATCTAAAACAATTTGGCTATTTTCCTCATATGTACGTATGTTTGTAACAGTCCAAAATTTTGAATTTTTATTTTCCTTTGTTATTCCCATACGATTTGCTATTTTTGTGATGTGATCTATAGATCGATATTTTTCTAGTCTGCTTTGCACGCCATAAGCGCCTTCTGTTCCATAGTAATCTATGATTATCTGCTTTTCATCATCCGTCCATAGATCCTTTCTAGCTGCTAAAGATTTTTCTAGTCTTGATTTCTTTCTTATTTCATCCTTCTTTCTTAATCCTAAATATTTTGCCCTCCTATTAATCTGTCTATTTGTAAAATTAGGTAGAAACTCAATTATTTCAGTAGAAGTTTTTATTGGGTAATATTTACGTAATATCTTATCATTTTCATCAGACCATATCCTATTCATGTAAAAGTATCCTTTCTAAATTTTACTATTAAACATATAATATCAAAAACCCCGAATTTAAACAATCCGAGGTTCGATAGTTATTCATATAATTCAATAATTTTATGTAAAAGTTCTTCAGTAGATTCTTCAGATATTAATAATGGTATTTCAACATTATCGGGAATGTTTAACAATTAATCACCACCGTTATGATTTTCAATAAGTTCATCAAATAGTTTGTTTAAGTAGTACGTATATCTACTTCTAGGTTTATAATGTTTTATCTCTATACCGATCTCTTCACATATACCAACTGGGATAGAAGATTCATTCACCCTAGAAGTGTAATCATGTTTTAAATTGTTTTCTGCTATATTTTTGTATTTATTGAAATTTGATATATGTATAAAAAAAGTTCTATTATCTGGTTCTCTAAAATTAAAAATAAATCCTGGGATAACACCTTTGTAACTTGTTGCATCTGTCAAACTTTTAATTTGGTATTCTTTTATTATTTTTTCAGAGAAAGATATTGACTTCTGTTTTGTTGATTTAAGCTCCATAGGGAATAAGAATCCCTTATGGTAAAATAAGAAATCAAATTTGTTCTTAGGAATTGACCAATTCCCTTTTTTAAATGCCATTGGATTTACATCTCTTACTCGAAAACAAAAAATGTTTTGATTTTTTGCTGATTGATCCAGTGATTCTTCAAATTTTTTGCCATCCTCTTTACTCAATTTAATCAATCACCTCTAATTTATATTAAATTATAATTATTTATGATAAAGGAATAATGTAGTAATCAAAATACTCTTTAATATTTAATGATGCCAACAAGCTTGCTTCTGGGAATTGCTCTGTGGTTGTGTCTTGATATTCTTTGTATTTTAAAATTAAATCAATCAATTCTTGTCTTGACATAAATTCTAATTCTTTCTTTAAAGTGTTATTTTCCATTCTTATTCTCCTTTTTAACTTCTGTTTTCTTTAATTTACTTCGATTTCCTACCCTGTTTGATTAAAATAATCGGATAAAACCTGAATTTTATCTTATAATATTAAAACTACTTAATATGCCTTATTTTGCTTATGAATAATTCTTTTACTGACTTATCTTGTTCAAATTTATCTCCAACTTTGCGCCACTTGTAGTCTGTGAATGAGTTAAGTATCTCTATATAATCACCTACTTTGCACATCTCACCATTAGATGAATAAAAAGTTCTACTTTTAACTTTAGCTTTGATCTCTCTCCCTGTCTTTAATTGATATAATGTTAAAACAGGATTTTTAAATTTGGCAAAAACATCAACCACAATTGCGTGTGAATTTGGAACGTTAAAGGTTAAATCTGAATAACCAAGATGTTCTTTTTGAAAAGAAATCCTTTCATAAACGGGAAAACTTAAAGTATCATTTGATTCTTCCTCCCATTTAATTAATTCAGGAATTCTTTTTTGTTTAGTTTTTTCTACATATGTTTTTTTATAGCAAACTTTACTATTAAAAAAGTAATTTTGTATAGCCAGCAGCCTTTCAACATCTCCAAACTTTTTAAAAAAGTCTAATCGAATTAAGATGTCTAGCTGCTTAGTATTGACAGATGTTTTTTCTACTATATTAATTAGAAGTTCAGTGAAAGTTTTATATTCATTTTTACTTAATTCAAATAGCTCATCCGCAATCTTATGGTTTAGGTATTTTATTGAGCCTAATCCTTTATAAACAGTTTTTTCGTCTTTGTTTAAAGCATATTTTCCTTTAGATTTACCAAATTCAATTGAATTAATTTTAATATTATTTCTCTTAGCGTAATCGGTAATTGCTGCAATTTTCTCGGATTTCTTCTCACGAACGTTGATAAATGCAGTTACAAACTCTAATGGATAGTAATATCTAAGCCATGCGTTAGCGTAGCCAATCATGGAATAAGGATACGAGTGATTAGATGAAAACCCATAACCACTTGCATTTTTAATTACTATTAAAAACTTTTCAATAAGATGTTCGGCGTGTTCCTTTGATTCTCCATACTTTTGAACCATTGTGTTTATAAAGCTCTCTTTAATCTTAGGAATAAATTCCTCAGTACCTGTCTTTTTAGCTAACCCCCTTCGTACAAGATCACTTTCCCCCATCGTAAAACCACAGAATTTTACAAGAAACTCCATTATTTGTTCCTGATAAATACACTGCCCTAATGTGTTTTCAAGAAAATTGTTTAAAACTTCATGCTCATTATCCTCTGATATGCCTTGCGATAACTTATCCCTATAGCTGTCTCCAGCAGGTCTGATCGCTCCATTACCAATTGATAAAAGGTCTAAAAAGGTTGATTCTATGCCGCTTTTCTTTATATTATCTAATGTTTCTTCTGAAAACATCTGTTTAATAAATCTACTAGCAGAATCAGATTCCCATTGAAACACACCAACAGTATCATCTTTCATCGCTTTCCAAACATTTTCGTCTTCAAAATCTATATTGTCTGGTGTCAACCTTTCTATATTAGCTAACTCGCAAGTTTCATTGATGATTTCCATATTATCTAATCCAAGGACATCTAGCTTCAGAAATTTTAACGCTTCTAGTTCTTTCATATTTATTTGGCTTACTGCGTACTTTGATTCTTTTGTTTTACACAGACCAAAAAACTCAGAAATATTAACAGGTGAAACAACAAATCCAGACGGATGACTTCCTATGCTCTCATAGACTCCATTCATGATTTTGGTGTGCTTTTCAACTTCCGGGTATTTTTTCTTAAATTTTTCATAATCAGCATCTGCTAATTCTTTTATTTTATCAACCTCTGGTAGTGGAATCTTTAACGCTCTACCAATATTTTCGATAGCTCCTCTTAGTGCCATTGTGTTAAATGTTATAATTTCACAAAAGTCGATTCCTTTTATCCCAGCTATATAATCGATAACATCTTGCCTTCTTGATGGAGGGAAGTCTACATCAATATCAGCAAGTGTTACCCTGTCTTTATTCATAAATCTAGTAAAGTTCATATTCCACTTAATACTATCAACATCCGTTATTCCTAAAAGATAGGCGATAATTGATCCACTTACACTTCCACGAGAATAACCTTGATAGATATCATTCTTATGACACCACTTGATAATATCATCTTGTAGTAGCATATAATCAACGGCATCCAATTTTTTGAACGTATTAAACTCTTCATTTATTCTTTTAAAATAATCATTTTTTTTATTTTTGGGTAATTTGTGAACATTTCTATTTTTAACGCCTACTCTAATTCTCTCTTTGAACTCCTTCTCGGAATCATCATATAACCTTGGATACTTAGGTTCGTCGTTTAATGTGAATTCTTCCACCATGTCTGCCATCACATTTGTATTATGAATAGCCTCTAAATATATGTTTCTAGGAAGTGCATTTTGTTTTTCAAACATTCCAACGAATTCATCAAAAGACTTAAATGTTAAATCAAATGTGTCTTCATCCCCATAACTAGCGCCTTTTGACTTCAAGAACACCTCTCTGGTATCAGCGTGTTCTTGATTTAGAGAGTGTGTGTCTCCTGCTGCAATTAAAGGGATATCCATTTCTTTAGACCATCTTAGTAACATCTGGTTGAATGCAATTTGGTCAGGATGATTATGATATTGAATCTCAAAAAACATTCTATGTTTGTTGTCTTCCATAAAATTCAGCATATCAGTTAATTCCTTTTCGAACTCCTTATTAACTTCATATTGATTTGGATATGCTTTTTTATACATTCTCCATAATGGTGAGGCTAAACAGGCGGATGTCATCAAGATATTATCCGACGTAGCCTTTAATTCATCAAAGGTAATTCTTGGATTATAATAAAAGTGCCCATCGTCTTTATTAAACGATTTGGACGTCAGAGTATTCAATTCTTTCATGCCGTCCCAATTCTTAGCTAAAAGCATATAATGATAATTATCTCTAATTAATCCCTTCTCTTTATCGTTATGCTGTGTTAGATATACTTCATTAGCACCGATAAATTTCATGCCTCTTTTTTCTATTTCAGCCTTCTTTTTTGTCCACTCAAACTGGTTTCCATGTTCCGAAAACGAAAAGGCTTCCATCCCATATGATTGCGCCTTGTCTAGATAGTCAATAAATTTTGTTACCGAGTCTGCTCCTGTCCCTGCTGTCGGATTTGAGTTTGCACTATGTAGATGGTATGGAACGTAATTGTGCAAATACATCTCTCCTTTCCTTATGTAAACAGGAGTGAAAGAATTCTCACCCCTATTTAGTTTATATTTCTATATTAAATTATAATTATTAAATTGTCAAGATAAAATCACTCTTTTAATGGTTTTTTATAAATATTAAACTCATAGTTGAATCCATTCTGATTAGACCCCTCACGATGAAAATATTTAAACCAATCATCCCAATTAATATTGGGCATATAACTATCCGCATTAAATTTGTGCTTTACTTTTGTCAAATAGATCCTATTACAATAAGGTAGAAACTGTTTATAGATTGAGCTTCCACCCAAGACCATAACTTCTCTTTCATTGGAAAATTCAAATAAAACATCATTAATATTATTTCTGACTATTACGTTGGGATGTGGGTTGTAGGAATTATCTTTAGTTAACACCACGTTGATTCGTTTGGGCAATGGTTTGCCTATTGATTCATAAGTCTTTCTCCCCAGTATACATACCTTATGATAGGTGTGATGTTTAAACCATTCAAAGTCTTCAGGTATGTGCCATAATAATTTATTATTGCTTCCAATTTCACCATTTAGACCTGTTGCGGCTATTATTGAAAAAGACATTATATAGCCACTTCATATGTAATTTTATCACCATGTTTGTAATTAATTAACTCAAAATCATCAATGGTAAAATCATAAAAATTAGTTATATCAGGGTTAATCCATAGTTTTGGAGCCTTATAGTGTTCCCTAGTTATTTGTTCTGTTATGTTGTCTATATGTTTATCATAGATGTGTGCGTCTCCGATGTGATAAATATATTCTCCAACCTCGTAACCTGTAACTTGGGCAATCATTCTTTGCAGCACATTGTACTGAAAAACATTAAATGGGTTGCCTACAATTTGTTCAATCGGATTCGCTAGATCCAATCAGTTCTCTTATGAACTTCTATATGTTGCCATATAGTTCAGACTATATCATCATCTTTCTCAGTAAACGTTGAGTTAAGATGCTTCTGCTTTTCCATTTAAGGGGTTTTCACCCACTCCAAACACTTGAGCCGTACTCCTATTGTGTATGTGTAATCACCTAGGGATAGTCGTTGGACATTTATCAAACTAATTTAACCCAATCTTTAAAGTTTGATTGTTCAAGTGATAGTGAAAAGTACTGGTTTTTATACCGCCCCCCCTTTTTTAACATTCGGTAAATTAGTTTGATTTTAGTAACAGATTGTCTTGATGCCCGTCAAGAGTTCCCCGTTTTAACAGAAGTTTTTCGACTATCATTTCTGACAGAAGGCACTAGTGTGTCAATGCCATATCGTTGCTGCGAGAACGAACCTCAAGGTGTAATTTATTATTTTTTACGTGCCATTGAGTTTCATATACACAAGGGGTTAGCGACATGTCATCTAGATCGTCGGGGTTCCATAGTGTAGTAATATGTCTTCTCGATGATGGATTATTTTTTAATTCATGTATCAGATAATCAACTTGATCAGCCATCACTGTATTTGATATAGGAAATTCGTGATAATCCAGCCCTTTATCCTTGTAATACTCAATAGTATGTTTATCCCAATGAATAGGTGCTTGAATTTTTCTGTTTATTTTACCTAATTGATACCCATATGATTTACCGATTGTGCCATCTTCTTGTTCCCATTCATTCCAAATATTAACTCCTAAATCACGCAAGTCTTGTACTTTATTTGATTTCATTTGCCAAATCCATAACAATTCTTTAATTGCAGACTTCCAAGCAACTTTTTTTGTTGTTAATATAGGTATTTCGCTATTATCAAACTCCATATGGTAATTAAACCAAGATGTAGTATATGCAGGTGTTCCATCTTTATATTCTGTTCTAACTTTTGAACCAATATTACTTTCGCCTTTGTCTAAAATGCTACTAATAACTTCATTATATTTAATATCAGCAACTCCCAATATAACAGCTCCTTACTTTACATCATATTCTTCTGGTTTCACTTCGATTGAAACAAATTTACTTATATCTTCGCCTGTTTCTGTATAATAGACTTTCCCATCTTTTTCTTGTAATTTATCCTTCAAGTCTTTCCATTTCAATTTCTTTACAGTCTCATGCTCCACTAATTCAGGATACTCCTCTTCAATCTGATCAATAGTATCATTCTTAGGTTTAGAGAAATTTTGTTTCGACTTTTTAATAATAATGTCACCATTTAGTGAAGTCCATTTCATTTGTGACTTTTGATTTTTAGTATCTTTTTGTAGTTTTGCAAATTCAGCTAAAGTGGATAGCAAAAATGAGTTTTGTTTTAATAATTTATCTTTTTTAGTTTGCAAAGTATGTTTGATTTCTTCAATATGTTGATTTGCTATTTCCTCTAGTTTTGCGATTTCTTCTTTATTATCTTTTACTTCTTTAATCATACTGTCAATTTTCCAAGTCTCAATACTGTTAACATCGATTGTTTCTTGTTTTAATTCATGAATTTCTTCCATAGTTTTACGTTAACATCCTTTCCGATTTCATTAATTTTTGTCTCTAATTCATTAAGCCTACTATTTAGGCTAGATAGGTTTTGGTTTTCATTATTTTGCAAATTTAAATGGAAATATTTTTTAAGTAGATTCGCAAGGTTACCATAATATCCAATATCATCGTAAAATACTTCTCCTTCTGATTTCCCCGACTTAGCAACCCTCTTCTTTTTTAAAATAAATTGATATCTATCTATATCAATAGTGTAATTTTCATCGATTTTGTATGACATTATTTCTCCTTTCTAGACGTTAAAAACTTCATAATATTATCTTCTAAATCTTTGACTCTAGTGTCTTTTTCATCTTCAAAGTCGCTATACCCATCTATTTTGGTTCTTAATATTTTTACCTCTTTTTTTAATTCGATGTTTTCTACTTCATAGAATTCACAAAGCTTAACAAGGCTAATTATCCATCTTAAAAGTAATTTATTTCCCATATATTAGCCTAACGTTTAAACTTACTTCCATCTTCGTATCCCCAACTATAGCCAATCATAATGATTAAGCCTATGAGAACTGTAAAAAACACGAGTGACATGCTAATAATCATTTAACCCCTCCTTAATTTTTAAATTAAAACTAATCTTTTATTTGATAGGTTTAATCGTCCAGATACTCCCCCTCTTCTAATATCTCGAAAGCCATGTTTCCATCATCGTTTTCTGTTTCTCCTAAAGGTTCATCATCTAACATCGCAAAATATCCAGTAGGATAAAGTGTTACACAATCTTTGTGATAGAATTCGCCATTTACTTCTACTACATCATCATCCCAATTAAATTCTTCGTTACATGCTCCGCACTTCTTCAGACTGTTTTTCATTTATTCTGGGAATTCTGACGGACTGTAGTACGCCAATTCCGAACGTTTAAAACGATCTTTGTAATACCTATACACGTACGTTTCGTAAGGATTTACGTCTATGCTCATTTCATTATCGAACAATATTTCGTTGTTTTTTGTAATTCCGATTACTTTCGCGTTAACTAACTTAGATAGTTCATCCATGTTCCGACCCCTTTCCGTGACATTATTTGATAATTCGTAATCTGTACGAGGTCTACTCCACGCTGATTTCCAATAAGTTTCTCAAACTCGGAAATCAAGCGAGGATTGGGTCGCTTAAACCCGGTTACTAAGGAGCCGTTTATCGTGCGTGCTTTTCCGTCTACCACATACGTAATATACATACGAAAAGTAGGTTGGCGATGACTTCTGCGTTTTCTCACTCCGATTCCTCCCCCGGCATGCATATTCTAGTTGCTAAAATTTTCATGTCAGCAATGTTAACTCCGATTGAATGCGCTAATTCTCCAAATTTACCTGCATATGATCCGATTTCTTTATTGAGGTCTTTATTTCTCTTTTCAAGTTCTTCTACACGATTAATAAGTTGTTCGATAAGTATTACTTCTTCAGATGTAACATCCGCAAAACCACCATCTTTTAAAATTGTTTTCCAAGTACTAACAATCCCTTTTAATTCCTCCATCGTTAGACCTCCTAAAATTGTTTAATTCGTATTTTAATCGGATTACGCATTAATCTAAATTTTCAATTTTTGTAATATCACTTAGAGGTCTTAGTGCGTTAAATATTCTTCTTGCATCTGATTCCGTATCAGCGCTTATATTCATTGATTCGTTTGTTCCCATGTAAGATTCATATTCGATATAAAAGTTTTGCAAATTATTTCACCTCACTCCTTAATACATTTTTCTGTCAACTCCGCATCAAATTTTTTTCTGCGGTAGTCGTTACCGTTTAATTGAATTACTTTGACAAACATATTTTGAGTAAATTTTAAGCCACCACATAATATAACCTTTCAACACTACTAATACTGCTAATCAATATTAAACTTACTTCGTATATCTTGTATAAAGTTTCCTAATCTATCCCAAAAACAAAATTCCTTATTTGCACCTCTTTCAAAGCAAAGCTCCTGAAGTTTTCTGAGCATTTTCATTCTCCTTTCCTTATTAGCATTTTATTATCCTCGCTTAAATCAACCTCTGCTCTATGTGTTATCCCCCTAAATTGTCGGTTTTTGTTCGAACTATGCACTAATCTTCATCCAACTCAGACAAGCAAACTCTAACAACCGTCCCGCAAAATAGTAACTCTGCATTATTAACTGCTTCCCTTACTGTTTCTGCTTCTACTTGATAACCAAACATTGTCTTTTCACTTTTTAATATAGACACATTCCAAATCATTTCTTATCACTTCCTTACTGGTGTTTTTGTGTCTACTCCACCACCACAACGCCATGCTTTTTAGTGTAAATATTTTTCTGCTTGATCTGTTCTTTCTTAAATCCTTGCTCATATACCGTAAATACGATTAACTGATCACGTTTGGTATTAACTGCTTTGTGTTCGGTGGTTCTGCGTATCATGAAATCACCTACGCTTCTTCAAAAAACATAAGGAAAATTTCTGCATAGAATTCCTTTATGTTTTTTATCCAACTCTTAAAATTATTACTGAAGCAAATTTGCACTAGCGCTACTATAGGAAAAGCAACAATAAAAACAGAGTAGACAAATCCTACAATCATATATTTAATTAAATTGAATAATAATTTCACTTCACGCCCTCCAATACCTTAATCATTAATTCGTTTAGCCTTGTTAAATCTATCTCTAAATCGATCTAATACCCATTCCTTTTCATAATGGTTTTTGTCTGCGACTTCATCGCAAGTCTGTATAACATCTTGCACAAGTTCGTCGATCCGTTCTATAGCTTCATCATATAGATTACTTTCGTCTGACATATCATTCTCCTTTCATTTATATTTTTATATTAAATTATAATTAAAATGATATAAAATCATTGTTTTATTAGGTTGCTATTTTTTAATCTAATCTAGCTAAATTCATTAATAAATCTTCTTCATTACCCACAAATTCTCCCCACTCCTCGATAGCACCAAGAGTTAAATGGTTGGCGCTTGCCGAAGGTATACCTTTATATAATTGTGGTTGAAGTAAACGGGCATTTGATGTATAGGCGATGATGTCTATAACGCCGCCGTCAATTGTCATTAATTCTGATTCATTCCACCCTGCAACTATACCGATTTCAGTAATAGTCCCATCAGCACTTCCACCAGTTAAATTTACAACGACAATATCGCTACTTATTAGCTCTGATACATCTGCCCTGTAAATATCCTGTGGTGTAGGATTATTACTTTTATTATTGATACTGGCGTTTTCTGCTGCTGCATACACTTGGTATCCTAATTTTCGAATTTCATTTGCCACTCTTTTTGAATCTTCAAACTCACCTTTTGTACTGATTGGATGAGCTAAATAAACCTTTGTCATTCATTAACTTCCTCCTCATTTACTCCTCAATGCTATTCTTGCCTTTTCCCCGTACTCATCCTCGACAACTGTAAGAACGCCGCTTTGGTCTGCCATCTCACGATATATTCCCTTGTCAGCATAAAATTCTAATGCTATCTCATACCGTTTGTTTTGTTTTTCTAAGTCGTTTACGTAGCCCATAACAACTTCAACAACGTGTCTACCAAGCGTGTTCGGAGATAACTTTCTCTTTTGTAGAAACTCATTAAGTTCTCCGTTATATTTTGAAGCGTACTCTAGCTCTTTGGTACGTCGTTCTAACTTCTGCTTTTCTTCCGCTTGTTGGATAATCCATTCATAATGTGATCTAGTTAGCGTAATTCCTGCATATTCTGCTATTTCTAAATCATCGTTGTGTATTCTTTTTATTGATTCCAAACGTTCTTGGTTTGTCATTCATCAAATTCCTCCTGCTCATTGTACTTTTAATTTTGGTTTTACGGTGTTAATCTTACTTTCAAGATCTTTTCTTACTCTACAGCGATAACGCCTAATCTCTTTTAGTTTCTTAGTCTTATGGATATTACCAATTATCACCTCTAATTGTTGAAGTCTATCTCTCCAACTGCTTAATACAGGTTTTAAATATGCTAGTTGCTCATTTTGATCTTTGATCTGTCTTCTTTCTCTTTGCAAAACTTGCATTTCTTTCGATATTTTATAACCGTCTCTAGCGTTAAACTCTGTTAGTTCTAAGAGGTGCAACAAGTCTTGGCATTCCATATCAATTTCACTCAATCTTTCATTATTCTCTTGAAATAGTTCAGGCAGATCTCTTATTGCATCTCTGATTGTTATTGCGATTTCTTCTAAATCCATGATTATACCTCATTTCATAATTTTATTTATCACTTGTTTAGATATAAATTTAGCTAGCCCATCACTTGAATTGTCTCGGATGTGTATCAAGGCTTCTCTGAATTGATTTCTTTGTTTAAATAGTTCTTTATTTTGTTGAATCAACCAATCAACATGTCCTTGAATAATTGAAACAGCTAAGTCTGTTTGTTCAAAAAAGTCGTCAGAGTTATAATAACTACTAAGTAATTCATTTAAATTTTCTAAACGTTCTTGCTTATCCATTATATATACCACCCCATTTTATTGTCTTATTTGATTCATCAGATAAAAAATTAATTTTATTCCACCAATTATTTATTAATACCTTCAATTTTAATTCCAAGAGTGTTTAACGTATACTTGATCCCATATTGTTCGATTTTAGTCATACTATCCCTCTGATGATCTTCTTGATTTAAATAATATTCACGCCTAGTTTGTAATTTTTTATAATGTTCAAGCAATTTATCTTTAGGTGTTTTCTCTATTTTATAACCATTGATTAATGCGGTAAAGTATTTCTCGTAACCAGCTTCACTAACATAGTCCACGATATCCCCTGCTAAATCGTTACCTTCGGAGGCATTACTTTCTAATATTTGAATATCAAACAATGGTTTCTTTCCGTCTACGTTTGTTATTCTGTCAATAGCATTTGCTACTTCTTTTGGCAATTTTACTTTTTCGCTCATTTATTCACCCTTCTTTCAGATAAAATTTAACTTTTATTTCGTACTTTTATATTAAATTATAATTATATTTTTGTCAACATTAAAATGAAAAAAGTTGCAGACATTTTATTTTGCCTACAACTTTAAATATTAGTTACTTATTGGTGACCGGTGCTTCCAAAACCATTTCTATCTTTATTATTTAGTGCTTCAACTTCAATCAAATCAACATTTTCCATCTTCTTCATAATTCTAAATTGACAGATACGATCATTCTTTTTGATTTCAGTATCCCTCATGGCATAAGCAGGAAATAGCCATTGATCGTTATCACCTTTGTATGACTCATCAACAACACCCATCGAATTTGTTTCAATAATTCCCCACTTTTTAAATGTACTTGATCGTGGTACAATATGTGCTTCATATCCGTCTGGTAATTCCATAGCCACGCCAAGTGGTATTAATTTAAATTCATCTTTGCATAGTTTAACATCTTCTGCTGCACGAAGATCAATCCAGTCACCCTGATCGATTTTATTTAACTTGATAATATCCTTATTAAAATATTTAATTCTAATCTGTAAGCTCAAATTATTCATCTCCCAATTATTATTTATGTGTCTCTGGTGCTTTAACGACAACATTATCTCGCAAACTAGCTTTAACATCAATAATTCTTTGATTAGTTGAACCATATTTATGACCATCTACATGTAATTCTTTAATATATTTCCCATCTATAAGAATATCGATATAAGGCAAAGCTCTGTTTAATATCTTACTGTTGGTAATTTGTTCCCACGTATACCCAGTCCAACAAAGAACTTTTGTTGATGGTCTCTTCTTAAGAATGCTCTCAAGTATCTCTTTTGTGTCGTTTACGTTATAAGGGGCTAATGGGTCTCCGCCAAGTAATGATAGATCTTTTGGAAAATATTCATCCAAAGCAACCAATGTCTCATTAATAACAGACTGATTATCAATTTCTAACGAGTAATCTCTTTCCCAAGTTTCGCTATTCCAACATCCATCACATCTATGGCTGCAACCATTGAACCAAAGGCTTGTTGCATACCCCCAATATGTATTTTCGATATCTATATGTTTAATTTGATGTAATCTTGCCATTATTTAACCCTTCTGTTTTATGTTTTATTCTGTCTCTTATCTCTGCTTGCTTGCCAATGTTGTATCTACTATCCCCTTTAATTTTGCCAAAAGATAAATATCCACACACCCTTGAAACAGATGTTATATTTTCACTTCCACATTTGGGGCAAGTTTCAAAGTCTCCTTGATGTTGACAATCATTACATGTTGCCGATACTACATTAACTCCGTAGTATAAGCCCTGTTTCATTGCATAGTCTACTGATTGTTTCAATATATTGTTGTCTACTCCATATGGGAACTCACAATAAGAAATTCTTCCCCCAGTAGCTATGTAATGGAATGGTGATTCTAAGTATATTTTTTCAGGAACGGAAATATCTTCAGTGACGTGCTGATGGAAAGAATTGGTCATATACTCACGATCAGTTACATTTTTTATTTCTCCATATTGTTTTTTATTTAGCTTATTAAACCTATAAATCAATGATTCCCCCGGAGTGCTGTAAACTGAAAAAAGCTTGTTGTATTTAACGCTATTTTCATCTGTGATTTTTTTCAGATGTTTCACCACTTCTAACGCAAAATCAGTATGATGTTTTAAACTTTCTTTAAAGAAAGATTGACATACTTCCTCTAACCCTATATATCCTAATGACATAGTTGATGCTTCAATGATTGGTTTGATTGGCTCATCGTAACCAACACTCATCCATGCCCCACCTTCACAGAACATCAACGGATTAGTAGACCCTTTTATTTTTGACATTTCCTTAAATGTATCTAAATGTATATCAATTATCATTTTTGAATAATGATCGATTAAATTATAAAATTTATATACATCTCCATTTGATTCGATAGCCATTTTAGGCAAATTCAATGTAACGACACCTAAATTGCTACGACCAGTATATACCTCTTCTTCTGTTTCTGGGTGATAGAACGGTGATAAATACGATCTACACCCCATTCCAGTTACAACCTTGCCAGATCTTTCATATATTGTTGCCAAATTATTATTTTCTGAATTGTTTAAGCTTAAATAATCTGGATAAAGTCTTTTCTTACTACACTCTATTGACTCTAAATATAAATCATAGTTAGGAGATCCTTTGACACCATTTACCTCATCTCTATGCGTGAAAACAAGTTTTGGGAAAACGGCGGTTATTCTATTTGACCCCATTCCCTCTTTCCTTGTTTTTAATATTGTAGAAGTAACGGTTCTTCCCCAATGACTTGTGTTTAAGCCAAAACTTATTGTTACAAACGGAATTTGCATTCCTAATTTACATTTCTGTAAGTGTAGACTATATCTTTACCATACATTATAAAATGCTTAGGTAGACGGCGCTTCCCTATTAGGATTTTCACCTAATAAGTACGGATTTCATATGCCCTGACAGGCTCGTATATCCTAGTCGTTACACCTTCTAAAAAATCTCTTCTTTAGCTTGGCACGATATTGTCATTGAGCAGGTTGACAACTATTTATTAAAGTAAGAAAACATATAACCCTTAAAAACACACTTTCCGTTATTTTCACGCAACTTAAGTGCTAAATTTGAGTAAGATTTATAATTTATATCTAAACAAGCCTGCTTGATTGATGGATATTTTTTATTTAATGTTTCATTTAAAATAATAATTCCTTTTTTATTAGAGTCGTAATCAATATCAAAAACTTTATCTTTATTTTCAAATGGGACTAAAAAGAATTTGTCAGTTTTATAATATCCATATTTGATCAAGTAGTTATTGATGGTTGATACCTCTAATTTAAAATAATCACGAGCTTCTACATATGAGTTAAAAACAATGCCTGATTTTTTGTCTATCATCTTTTTTGTTCGGTTGCGGAATCGTTTTTTATCTATACTACCATCAACATAATCAAAAATATATCCACCAGTAGATCCTCTGTCACCCCTGCATACAGCAGCTATTTTTGATATACTTAAACCAAGATCGCTAGATGCATCAGTAACGCTTTTATATGTTTTATTATTATTAATACACCTAACTTGCTTTCTACGAGCGCTTGGTTTCCCATAAGAGTGATTTAGCTTTCCTTTCTGAGATCTACTTATCTTCATTTTTATCATATCTGGAAGTTTCTCTTTCGCCCCACCATACTTGATGTTATACCCTTTCTGTGAGCATAGAGATTTGAATTTTTTAATATAAAAAGCCTCTTTTTTATTTAAATCTTCCCTTGATTTTGCAGTATCAATTATTTCCCACTCAAAATTATCAACACCATATTTTGCGATTGCTTTATGTATAGGGTATTTAATGGCAGATTTATATTCTCCTAAAGCAGTTGCAATATGAGATTTTTTTCTTTTATGAAAATCACTCGTTGTTTGACCTATATAAATTCTACCATTGATTTTATTTTTAATTTGATAAATTACCATTTAATCATCCTGCTCTTTAGATTTCATCGTTAGCGTGCTATTTGAGCACACACCTTATATTTATAAGTTCACCATCTTTAACTTAAAAAGTTTCCTAATTAAGTGAGCCAAAATTAACCCAAACTATTACTAACGCTGTTGAGCTTAGTTTCAAATCCTTGATAACCTTGCTCTATTTCTCTTGTGGTCATTTCTTGTGCCATTTCATCTGCCTGTTCACCGACAATGCCTTTGTTTTGTAGGTAACTTAGATACTTTTCATAAGACATTTGTGCATATTTAGTTAATACTGAATCGATAGCTGGTATTGAAAAGCCGCCATATTGCTGGCTTGACACACTTAAGGTAATATCACCTATAACAGACCACGCTGTATCTACTGACTTAGGCTCAATATATCTAGATCCATTCATTTCAAATCCGCCATCCAATAAGTTTTCCATATCAAATAAACAACAATTTAACTGATTTAAATACCTATTCGGCAAATCATGTATATGTATCCAACCTTGATCATGTGCTTCAACCCACTCAGGTTTCAATTCAAACTGTCTCATAAACTCACGCATTATACTTTCCGATATTAAGGCTTGCTTAGTTGAATTTAAAGAAGAATCCTTGTTTGCATTCTCTTTATCTCCATCATAAACAATACGATTAGAATTACTCGCTGCGTTTTTAAATGATTCGCTGTATCTTTTCTTATAATTTCTAAAAGATTTATACTCTAATGCAACAGAAGAGTTGTAGAGAGATAAACCCTCTATAACTAAATCATGTATTTTGTTTGTTGATATTTTTTCTTCTTTTACCTTATCTTCTACATATTCAATTACAAGATTAATTTGTTCGTCTGTAATTGAAGAGTTTTTACACCTGTTACTTGATTTATGTATAGCATTGATAATCTTACTTCTATCCCAAGGAATTTCATTGCCATCTTTTTTTATTACAGTTGTAATAATACCACTTCCTCTTGATTATTTTATTTATAAGGAAACTACATTACTTCATAGTCATAGTCTTCATCACTCATAGATTCAACTAGAGATAATAAATATCCATTGCCAACTTGCGAGAAAAAATCTTGATTGGCTGTTCCTGTTGATAAGCCATTTAATACTATTGGGTTAACATCTTCTTGATTAACATCAAATAAAGGATCTAAACCAAGATTCATTAGTGCTTTATTCATATTGTATTGGACAAATACTTTAACATCTTCTGTCCATCCAATCTCGTCGTATAACATTTCAGTGTACTTAACTTCATTGCTATATAATTCATAAAGATATTTATACACCCATGACTTAAACTCAGTTTTCTCAAGTTCACTTAATTCATTGAATGCTAACTTGAATTTATAACCAATATATGTACCATGTACAGATTCATCTCGTAAAATTAATTTAATAACCTCTGCTACATTAATTAACTTGGAATTTCCTAAATAATATAATGGGGTATAGAAACCAGAATAAAACAACCCACTTTCTAAAAAAACAGAGGCAACTTTCTTCTGTAAAGACGTTCCGTTTTCGTATACCTCGCCAATTAATTTTGCTTTCTTCTGCATAAACTTATTTGTTTTAGTCCAGTGAAATATTTCTTCAATTTCTCTTGGAGTGTTTAACGTACTAAAGATAGAACTATAGCTTCTAGCATGTTCAGATTCCATGAATTGAATGTTATTTAAAACATCAATCTCAATATCTGTTCTAGTATCACCTCTGATGGCATCAATGCCACTTCGAGATTGTAGGGTATCCAATAGTGTTAAACCACCAAACACTTTCTCAACTAGTCTTTTCTCTTTATCGGGTAAATTTCTCCAATCATCTAAATCTTTAGATACTGGCATTCGAGTCGCCAACCAAAATTGGCTAGTTAATTTTTCATATGTTATTTTGTCTACCATGTCCTCAATCGAGTTCCAGTTAATTGCTTCAAAATTATTCAAATAGGCACTCACCTTTCACTTATATACTACAAGACTCACATTGATTCACGCCTACTTCGTCACCATCGTCAGTATATGTTCTAACATAATATATAGATTTAATACCTTTAGACCAAGCATAGTTACGTAATTTGTTTAAGTCCCTAGTTGTTTTTTTAGTTTTGTGTTTACTATTTTCTTTCCAATCGTATAGACCATCTGGTATTTCAGACTGTATAAATAACGTCATACTTAATCCTTGATCTACATGTCGAGTTGCGGCAGCGTAGACATCAATCATCTTGCGCATGTCAATATCATACGCAGATTTGTAGTAAGGAAGTGTTTCATCTGATAAATAAGGCGCTGGATAATAAACTTTTCCTGTCTTGCCTTCTAAACGTTCTTCAATCCTACTTATAATAGGGTGAATACTAGCTGTAGCTTCATTAATATAACTAATGCTCCCAGTAGGTGCTGTGGCAAGTCTGTATGAATTATAAAGACCATAATGTTGAATGTTTTCTTTCAACTCAACCCAATCTTTTTGCGATGGGATAAAGATGTTTTTGAACAATTCTTTCACCTTGTCTAATTTTGGCTTCCAATCCTTATTGATATATTCATCAAAATACTTACCATTAGCATAATCAGATTTATCAAATTCAAAGAAAGAAGTCCTCCTTTCTTTAGCTATCTTATTACTTTCATACAAAGTCCAATAATTTAATAATAAAAAATAAATACTGGTAAATTCTATAGACTCAGGTGATCCGTATTCAATCCTGTTCTTAGCCAAGAAACCGTGAAGATTCATCGCCCCTAGACCAACAGAGTGGTATAGATCATTACCATTCTTAACAGATGATACCGTATCTATAGATGAACTGTCAGAGATTTGATTTAATGCTCGTAACATAACTCGTACAGACCTGCCAAAATCGGGTGACCCCATAAGATTTGCTATATTAGTAGATCCTAAATTGCAACTAATATCGTTTCCTAAAAAATCATAAGTTTGGTCATTATTAATTTTCGATTCTTTTTGCACTTGGAATATTTCGGTACACAAGTTGCTCATGATAATATCACCATGAACAGGATTAGCGTTATTTGCATGGTCAATATTTATAACATAAGGATATCCAGATTCGTCTTGTAGCTTACTAATCTCTGTTTCCAAGTCTCTTGCGTGTATTTTTGATTTTTTAATATTTGGATTATTGACCATATTTTCATATTCTTTTGTAATATTCACATGTGAAAAAGGTTTCCCATATTCTCTCTCTACATCATAAGGGCTGAACAGATACATCCAGTTATTGTATTTGATTAATTCGTAAAATTTATCTGGTACAACGATTCCTAAAGATAATGTTTTTATCCTGATCTTTTCATCTGCATTTTCTTTACGAACAGATAAAAAATTCACAATGTCGGGGTGAAAAACATTTAGGTATACAACACCAGCACCATCCCTTTGACCTAGTTGGTTGGAATATGTAAAAGCATCTTCGAACATTTTCATCACAGGGACTACACCGCTTGCAGAATTATCAATCCCTTTAATTGGATCACCACTACAACGTAAATTAGATAGGTTTAATCCTACACCACCACCTAATTTAGACAATTGCAAAGCAGAGTTAACAGTTCTCCCGATAGAATTCATATCATCAGAGATAGATAATAAAAAGCAACTGACCATCTCTCCTCTTCGTTTTTTACCTGAGTTAAGAATTGTTGGTGTTGCTGGCACATATCGCTGTGTTATTAGTTCCTCTGCTAAATCCATCGCCATTTCTTTATTACCATCTGCTATATAGAGTGCGTTAAATGCTAGTCTATCTTCAAACCTTTCTAAATAACGTTTTTTGTCTGTGGTTCTTAAGGCATATCTATTATAAAATTTATAAGCCCCCATAAAAGATCGAAATCTAAAATCTTTGTCGTATATATGTTTAAAAACCTTCTTAATAAATTTCATGTCGTACTTATTGAGAAACTCTTCTTCTATGTATCCATTCTCAATAAGATACTCTAATTTCTCCTCCAGTGAGTGAAAGAATACAGTGTTTGGATTAACGTGCTCTAAAAAATATGCTTTGGCTGCCTCTTCGTCTTTGCCTAACTGTATCTTACCGTCCTTGGGTATATTCAGTTCATTATTTAATCTAAAGTAAGTATCGTCTTGTTGCTTTCTTTGCAATTCAGGTTGTTGCAATAATATCAATCTCCCTTATTATTTTTGATACATCGTTAGCACTTCCATTTTTCTCGAAATCAGCTAATAAAGGTACATTATATCTTTTAGATATATCTTTTGCGGTGAATATATAATCTTCATTAAAATTAAACTCACCGCTACCTATAACGCCTTTAAAGTTCGCTATGTCGTTACACTCTATAAATTCATACATAGGTTCAGTTGCCTCATATTCATATGTAGGGGCTATCAATACGTAGTTTCGATGTATTCTCTTAAAAGGATTTGTACTATTGATCTCTAAAGATTCATATTTCAACTTTGACACAAATTCTTTTACGTTTCCTGTAAGCGAATAATAAACAACTAGCATCTTAAGTTAATCATTTCTTTTAACTTATCTAGGTTAAACCCTGAAAATGGTTCATACCCTTGTTTCGTTATAACGGGTGTTGATGTAAATCCTAGTGATTTAATATACTCTAATGCGTCTGCATCATCTTCTACATTGACAGACTCGTATTCTGCACCTTCCCCATCTAACATTGTTTTTGTTACTTCACATTTAGGGCAGTTGTATTTAGTGTAAACAGTAATTTTCGACAATGTATCTCCTCCTTTTATATTAATTTATAATCATTAACAAATAGCTGTATTGTTTTCTTTTTATTCCATTCATTAATATTCAATGTTCCTATAATGCTCACTACATCAAACTCTCCCACTTCTTCTGCATAAATCGGATCATTAAACTTCATAATTTCCAGTTTATCTGACTTTAATTTAACATGTTTTTCTCTATCTTTAGGGAATAAACCTCTTTCATGAATAAAAATATCATCAATTTTTACTGTAATTTGTGGGCTACCATTCCCATAAATTAAGTCAAATTTCATGACATCCTCTACTAAATTAGTAGTAATATCTTCTTCATTTAATGATAAATCATAATGAATAGTTGGTTTAAATAATTCTCTATCAATATTTTCATTAATGTATTTTTTAAATTTATCCCAATTCTCATGTGTTATCTTGCATCCACCTGCTGGACTATGACCTTCTGCATACTCGACATATGGGCATTCTCGTAGGAATGTTTGTAAGTCAAAATTATTGTACGATCTATAACTACCCTGATAAGATTCGCCATCATCCTTTAAAATTAACGATGGTTTCATATACTCTGAAGCAAACTTTTGAGCAACTAGACCATTATAATTTTTCTTAGCATCGTTTTTGGTCACTAAAACAAATGCCTCATCTTGCATAATACTTTCATATTCTTCAAACAAATGTTTAACTTTCTCTTTTCTCTCTTCATTCTCTTTGACTAGCCACTCAGCCATTTTTTTAGCTTTGAAATAATCTTCTTCACGTAATATTCTAAAAGCCTTATGCATCTCATTGTTTCTTGTTGTTGTGTTTAAAATTGGAATAATACTATAATTCATAATAGAAGCATTCAATTCTTTATTGCTATTTTTAGTTGCGTTAATCAAAGCTAATAGCCCTACATTGCAAATATTAGATAAACCTTTTTTAACAAAATACCTATTCTCCATGCTATCCATTCTCATCTGGTCACTAAGTAAGCTTGTTGCAACTAAATCTAAATAATTATTAATTCTTACTTTTTTATAGTTGTAATCAAGCAGCTCAATAAATCTAAATACCACACCTGAACCAGATATATATTTATTCTTATATTTACACCCTTCTTGGTTTGGGTTTACCAATATGGCATTTAATTTCTTATCCGTTTTAGCAACATTGTGGTGGTCAAGAATGACAACATCCATATCTTCAGCTAGTGTATTTACATTACTAACTTCTGATGAAGAAGAATCAACGATTATTAATAGATCTACATTTTTATCGATATCATCTTTATCAATCCCATGACCAGTTGACCTCTCACGATAAGTAAACGATACGTTTTCTGTTAATTTTCTTAAGTAATCATAAATTAAGATTGTAGCAATAATTCCATCTGATTACGGATCAGGGTCGGCAAATATAACAATCTTTTCACCATCCCTGATAGCTTGCATCACCCTCTCTTTGGCTTTTTTAATATTAAGTAATTTTAAAGGTGATTCTACGTGGCTACTGCTGGGTGACAAAAAATCGCCAACATCTTTAATGTTTCTGATATTAGCGATATATTTAAGCAAGTCGCCATCATAAGCAAGATTACTTCTTTTTATCCATTCTATATAAAATCAATCCTCCTTATATTTATAGTGAGTTTTATTTTAATGATATGTAGTAACGCCATAGACATCTGCTCGAGAGCGTTGAGCGTAGATGTCTGTACTACTAGTATCAAAATAATATAAGTGTTCTTTTTCAACTAATTTAATAATTTTTCCAGTATCTTCACCCAGAGACTTTAATACAGCAATCAACTTACCAATATCTTTGTTAAATTTGTCTCCCACGCTACACTTCGACACACCTACCTTAGCTTTACCACCCAGCACTCCCGCAAAAATAATTTGTTTTGAATTTTTATCAATGTTAAATTTAAAATCAGAAAACTCACTAAGCTTAATTCCTAATTGCTTTTTAACATATTTTAAATCTTCTCGCCGCTGCTCATATTGTTCCTTTACTTTCAATGCTTCCTCATATTGTTTTTGATTAGGTATTTTCATTAATTATCGATCTCCTTTTTTAATTTATTAAATAGTTAAGTTATAAAATGTCCCTTGATCATTATATGGTAGAATTTGAAAGATAATATCGAATTCTGATGGGTCAACTCCGTTAAGTGAAAAATCGTGCTTGTTTACTATTTGTGCCACAGGAATATCAACCATAAACTCTACATCTGCTTCGCACTCATACATTCTTGCTAATCCGTACCCTACAATCTTGCATGGTATAATACCGTTTCCGCCTATCTCAACTGTCTCCTTATTCTTGCTTAGTGCTACTTCATAATCTGAACGTGTAGAATCTTGTTTACTCATAAACTTCAGCAAATCAATATCCAATAGAGCATCTTTGACCATTAGATATGAGGTATTTCTATCGCTATCTTGTACTAGCTTGTTTTCAACAGATGAATGTATTTTTGTAATCAGATCTCCATTTTCATTAAATACGTGAAAATCAATTACATCTTTTATTCCATATTTCATTAATTATCGAACTCCTTTTAATTTAAAATCCAGATTTTATTGCAAAATAAATTAATGTGATTTGTATAAGTCCACCAACTAGGGTTGACCAAAAATTGTACTTGTCGTCTCGTGGCTCACCATGTTTAGCTAAATGAATACCCAGACTAAGCAAATATAAGGCTATGACTGCCAAGAACCATCCGTTCAATTGCTTCACCTCCTTTTAAAATAAGCTTAATCTTAGCCTTCGTTATACACTTCATTTAAATCTTGAGAGATACTAATTGCGCCATCTAACAATTCATCTAGAAGTAATCCCACTTCTGCTGCACTCATCCCTTCCTCTAGTTGTTTGTCATAGAGGAATTCACCAATTCTTTTAATAGCTTCGATATCTGAATTAATCAATTTATTTATTTCATATGAATACAAATTTTAACCTCCTATCCTATTCCATCTCAAACTTGGCTTTCCATAATGATTTAAATCTAAAATATCCTCTAAAGATTGAATTTCTGATATTAGAGCAGCTTCTTTTTTTAGTGAAGCAACTTCTTCTTCTTTTGTTTGACTACTGTTAAGTCTTTCATTTTGAATCTTATGTAGTTCGTTTTCATATTCAACTAATAGTTGACCATAGTTTTTCATAAAACAATTCCTTTTACATATTCATCTAACTCTTGATCGGTTTCAACTTGTTTGATAAACATAAACTTGGGTGAATATAAATCAATCTTATTATTAGACAATACCTCTAGCCCATAGCCGAGTTGTTGTAGGGTTTTAATATTTTCATCTCTTGTTGACATTTAAAACACTCCTTTCATATTTGTACTTCTAATTCTTTCTGTGAGACCTTTTATATTGCTCAAAGGAACAATTGTTAAAAATATTTGTTTTAACGTCCATTCGAAGGTTTAAGGCTAAATTAAAAGCCATCTGCCTCAAGATGTACAATATATAACCAAATAAAATCACGATTTTATCTCTTCCCATCTATTATTTACTTGATCTAATTTATGTAATTTTTTAAAAGGATCGACTTGAAACATTAACCTGTAAAAATGGAAAGCATCTTCAACCGAGTGACAACTTGTGTGACCATCTGCATAAGTTAACATGTATTTTTCCAATTAAACTTCTCCTTTTATATTAAATTATAATTATATTTATGTCAAGAAATTATTTTAATCCTTTTAATATATGTGCTATTACATCTACCGTCCAACCGTCTCCCAACATATTGTATCTATGTGAATCAGCCACACCTTCTGTATATCCTTCTGGAACAGTCTGTAGCCTTTCATATTCTAATGGCGTTAATTTTCTAGGCTTGCCGTTTTGGAATACTTTCTTTTGTAAGTTCCCACCTCTACAAGCTGTCAATGTAGGTGACTTTTGATCTAACCCATAAACCCTTTTCAGAATATCATGACCGTTAATATGTAATGTAACAACAGGTCTTTTTTCTTCTCCGTGGTAAGTAAATTCTTGTTCATACCAATACTTGTCTTCTACATCATCTTTGTTTTGTACTATGTCTCTTAAGAATAGATTTTTATCGTTTGGCTGCGTAACATTCGGTATATTAGTCCAGTAATATCTCTTTCTGTCTTGTGCAGAAACCAATGCTGAATTAATCATAACTGGCTCAACATTCAACGTCTCAGTGATAATATCTCTATCTTCATTTTTCATACTTTCAACATTTTCAAATAAGAAATACTGTGGCTTTGTTATTTCTAGCACTCTTACATATTCATAAAATAAACTAGACTTTTCTCCCTTCAACCCTTGATTATGCTTAATGTTGTTGATGACAGACCTACTTAAATTTTGACAGTTATGCACCGCTGTAATCGGTAAACAATACGAATTATCTTCTTCTACTTCAAAATTATAAACATCTAAGTTTTTTATGCTTTCTTTATTTATTTTTCTAAGTTTATAAAAGACGTAGTCATTAGTAAAATAAGCATATTTGTTGTCAGTTTTCTTTTTATACAACGCATAAGATGCCAACGCATTAACTTCTCTTCCCTCTATTGTGCATATTCTTTCATAGTCCGATTGTGACAAAGAATACAATTTCTTTTCAGTCTTTAATAATAGACGCTGCAATCCTTCTAGTAGCGTTTTTGAAGTTGATGAGTATCTGATTTTTTCATCATTATCTTCGCCATCTCCATTTTTATATCCGTCTACAAAAGACTTAGCCAAGTTAATAGGAAGATTTTGAACAAATTCTGGTATAAATTTTTCACTTGCCCTTGTCCCATTAGTAAACTTCTTTACAAACATCCAATATTCTTTCGAACCAAAGGTAATCTTATTGCATGTTTTATATTTTTCGATTCTATAATGAATACCTAACGATTTTAACACTGGAATTATAAATTTTGATTTCTTATCTGTGACGGCAAGAAAAATTCTATATGTGTTTCTGCTATTCTTCCCATTTCTTTTATCTCTAGTCCATCCTTCTGCCAACCAATATCCAATCAATTTCCAAAAACACTCTTTATCTAACGGAAGATTTGTGGTTGCAGTTTCACTAATATATTGATTAATTATTTTCTTATAAGTAATCTGGTTGGGTATTAAAGATTCTTTATTTAAAGGCATAGACAGATAATCGTTAACCGTTAGCTCTTTTGCTTGAACCCAACCTCTTTGTGTATAAAATGGATGTTCATCTGTTGCCTCTATTTCAAAGTTATAGTAAGTTGGTCTAATTTTATATAATTCACCACTGTATATTCGTCGCATTGGTGTGACGACTTTTTTGTATCTTCCTTTATGAGTTAATACAAGTTCTCCCCTTTTAACTTCTTCAATATTTTTTAATCCATTATAAGAGATTATTTTCTGACCTTTAGGAAAACAAGGCGAGCCTCCCATCAACAATCCAATATTGGCAGACTCGAGATGTTTATCTTTAACTTCTCGTACATCTCCAATTTGGATTGTGTTGGGGTAATTTTTCTGTGTGACTTTAATACTATTCTTATTTATCTCACTAGCGTAGTAATTATCTACTTTTATTCCCGCTCTCTCCAATGCTATTTGACCACAACTCATCCCATCAAATAAACTTAAAACGTTCATTTAATTCCACCTTTTATATTAAATTATAATTATATTTATGTCAAGGAAATACGGGGAAACAATATTTATTATATAACTGTTCCCATATTTCTCGTGTTTGATCAACGGGCGAGTTTTTCCCGACTAATAAATCATTTTTATCGTAAATGGCATACACATTACTACTCATACCAAAAACTTTTGCCATCTGCTTGATTTCACTCACCTTAATTCCTTTGTCATAAGCTAAAATAATTTTTAAATCAGGCATAATTCTTTTTACAATTTCCGCCTGAACCTTTGTAATATCTAATCCCATTTGAGACACAGTGTTGTTTATCCCAAACTGCCACGCCTTAATTGGTGATTTTTCCGACTCAAATAATATTATTTCTTTATCCCTTTTTATATAAGGAAGTGATCTATGTAAATTATACAATTCCTTTGATTTTTGGAACGCATATATTGGTAGATATTTGTAGTTTCCCATATCCTCTTCTTTTGTCGCTCTACCTTTAACCCCTACTAACATACCTGCTTTATCTCGAATGGGTATAGTTATTCTTTCTGTTTGTACATCAAAACCTATTTCAAACTCTTTATTTGCAACGGTAGTTATGCCATCATCCACAAATATTTGATGTGGTTCATTTACAAATTGATCAAGTACCGATTCAGGCAATATAGGATTGGGTTCAATTTCATCTAAATTTATCTGGTTGTTTCTTTTCTTTTGAATTTTTTTTAACCATGCGTTAGGATCATTCCTTGTTCGAACATTATCGCCTTTAAAATTATCTAAATTTAAGGTTTTAATTATGTATTGCTTAGATAACCCTAATATCTGGTTAAATTCTTCCGTTGTTTTTTTGCCATATTTTATATAGCTAACTAGATCAAATATATCTCTAATTGGTATATGCATTTTTGATCTAACTACCGCCGATAGCCCTTCACTCAACTTGACTTGTACAGCCCTGTTATTGTCTCCATCAGGTCTTCTAGCTTCAACTCTATCGTTGCTAGATGTTGAATAGTTGACCTCACACCCGATGCTCTCTAAAAGTTGAGGTACTAAACCGCAATTATATATTTCTTCTTTGATTGCTTCTAAGTCATTCAATTAACATCCCCTTCCTCTACATACCAGAAGGTGCGATTGGTTTCATTTCAGCATATGCAACTTCTTTTATTTCATTAAAGTCATAATTAATCTCAAAGATAATTTGTTTAGATGCAGATCCCAATCTGTTTTTACCAAAAAACAGGATTAGATATTCTTTCTTGGGATCTAATGTGTATTCTTTTTCATCCCATTTCCCAAAAGGATTTTTAGCATAATTAAACGCTCTGATTGAATTTTTTCCACCTTCATATTCATCAGCAAATAACAATCTCCCTAGCATTGTATAGTCGGCAACTTCTACAACCTCTTTTGATTTACCAACAGAGTCGTGATCAAGAAACCTTCCTATTCTCCCGATCTTTAATTGAAGAGTGGCTAATGTTCCAATATTTAAATTTTCTTCTTTTACTAAGTCATACAAATCTTGTGCGTTTGAACCAAAAACTTGCCAACGTGCCATGTCCGTTTCAGATCCATCAGGTTTAAATGTATCGAGAATCATATGTGTTATTCCATGCGCTTTATAATATTCGACCCAATTTAATACATCTTCAAATCGAAACTTTTTCAATATTGCCAATTTGAGCATATTAGGTCTGTGTTCCAACAGCCAATCAGCAGCCTCATTAAGTACGCTATCTACATAGTCATCCCAATTACCTTCAAATATTTTGTCTCTACTAATTCTCTTATCTAATACATATGTTGCAACGACAGATAATAAAGATAAACGCCATGCTGATTTAGACTCTTCATTTATAAAAACTAACCCCTTCTTATTTTGGGTTATAAGCGTCATGACAAATAGTGCTCTTGCTATAGTTGATTTACCAACACCACTTGGAAGCACTAAGTAGCCCATCTTTCCTTCTTTCCAGCCTTTCAAGGTTTTGGTTAATCTCGGTGCATGGAAGATTGGAACACCCATATTAACACCTTTTCTAGCTTCTTTAATATCTTCGTATATATCATCATCTACCAAATCAACAAATTCAATTTGACCAGAGTTAACATTTTTAAAGCCGTGCTTAAACTTATGATTAAAGAAAGTTTGCACGTTTTTTAGTGATCCCTTGGCTAGTTTCTCAACTAACTTCTCGTTAGACGTATCAATCAAGCCTTCACTTTCTAAACTTCTTAATGATTCGTATTTTTGAATTTCGCTCAGGTGGTATTCTTCATTATTCTTTTCTGATTCACACCATTCTTTAACATATCCGACAGTATCATATCCGCCATATTCATCAAATTTACTTTTAACCTTTCCATTCGCCTGTGATGTAATAAACGATATAGTAGTCTCTTCATCAAATGTTCTTACCCCTGAGTTCCACATTGTTTCACCGAGTCTATAGTAAAAATACCATAGTTTACTAGTGAACGTTTTAGATGTAATATCATGTGCTTTGTATTTTCGATACAAAACAGGATTATTCCACATAAATCCAACCAACAATTGTTCATGTGTTTCAGAAGGTTCAATAAATTCTTTAATTATAACTAATCACCTCATAACATATCTGAAATGTCTTGTTCGTCCTCTTTTTCCTTATAAGCAAATGAATCAAAACTGTAATCTTGCGTTTGTGTTACATCTTTCTTCATTCTTTTTTGTGATTCTTTTCGAAGATATCTTTTATACACATCTTCTATAACGTCCGCTATGTAGTAGTGTAAAACAAAAGATAGGAATCTTCCCGTCGTTCCGTCCCATTGTTGACTCTTCCACCTAATCATGTTTTCTCTTTCTAAGTATGCGTCCCTAATAACTAGATATGGATAACCTTGCCTAGATTTTTTTGCATCTCGTTTTTTATATCCAATTGCTGCATTGCCATTTCTAATTCTTTGAATCAATCCCATAAACGACTCTGGTATTTTATCTACATCAAATATCCTTTTCATTTCATCATATAGAGCATCTAAGTCTCTATTCTCTTGTTGAATTTTGTCATAGCAAGATTTGTGATATCTGACATTAACGTTATAAACATCTCCTTTTTTCCACTTTCCATCTTTGTGATTAGATTTTCTCGTGTACTCCTTCTTCTCTAAAACTAAATTTTCAGGATCTTCTTTAACTCCACAATATTTACATTTAAATTTTTGAGCCATTCTTCGTACCACCACCTCAAATCTATCCGATATTATATAATTTCTTGAATTTTTTTGATTGACTTGTTGTATCTTTTTCTTGCTGCTACCTTTGAAACCCCAAGCTTTTCCCCAATTTCTTCATATGTGTAATAATTACACCTCATATTTACGACGAGTTTAGATTTACTATCTAAGCATCGCATCAAGTCATTCGCAAAAATGAGATCATCTTTATTATCATGTGTTTTATAATTTAAGGACAACACATCTCCAAATGTTTTATTGCTCGATCTGTTCCGTCTTTCGTTGGTGCTTTTAATTTTCTTCTGTGTTCGTATCCTATCTTCGGTTGTAAACTCACATGGATACTTAATAATCTGATTCCTGCCAAGAGCATTAAGCATGGCAAATTTAATATTGTTATACGCATATGTAGAAAATTTAGTATTCATATTACTTTTATATTTTAAATACGAACTATATAAAGCAAGCATACCTTCTTGCAACATATCCTCTTCTGTTAAGCCAGACAAGGCGTTTTTCTTATCTTGTAACCTTTTGTCACCACGTTGAAACTCTTTATTGTAAACATGGTAAACTAAGTTTTTGTATTTCTTAATAAATTCATTTTTATTTAACTCATTCATATAATTCAAATCCTTTATAAATTATGAAAAACAGTATTATCATTAACTATCAACAACCGTAATTATACACAGTCCTTCCCAACTCTCTTACAGTGATCATATCCGCCTTTTTACTAATCAGAAATCCAAAAGTATCATCAATCTCTGAATCAAATATAAATGCGTAACCGCTATAATCTTCCCAATTCTCCATTTTTGAAAAAACGACAACATGAGATTTTTGCTTACATCGTTCTCTATTGGTTAGGAATTGTTTAGCGGCAGCCCTTTCACTACGCAAGTAATTAACTAACTCTTCTTGTAGATTCATACATCATCTTCTTTCTAAGTTATTATTTAAATCGTTTTTATATTAAATTATAATTATTAAATTGTCAAGAGATTTTTTGTTTTATTTACTTGTTTGTAACTCAACATCGGGAATAATCGACTCAGGTCTAAATAACACCTTATAGTGAAAAGGGTCTTCGTATTTTGCATCAGTTTGTTCTACAAAATAACTAACGTTGTCACTTAATCCTAAATAGTGCTTTTTATATTTCTCATCTCCAGTTTTGCAAGTAACAGAAATCTCTTCTTTGCTGTCTATGTTTATTGAACACAATCCCTCCACAGTTAATAGGTACTTATCCGTAATACCATTAAAGAAAACCACTCTTCTTTGCACATCAAATGAGTCTGCCGATTTTGACAAGTTGTGAGACACAGTATCAGCTTCTGTACACGCTGATAAGACAGTCACCATTATGATTAAAATAATAAATAAATATCCTTTTTTCAATTTTACATCCACCTTTTTAATATTTTATTTTCGATTGCAATGTTAAGTCTAACTATTGTCATCCTCATAATTATCATTGCCGACAATCTCTATCTCTTGGTGAACTTCCGAAAGGTCTTCACAAATGTTGTCCCATTCGTAAACAAATTTACCCTCATCAAACTTAACAACTCCGTAAATCTCGTTATGATCATCCCATCCGATATCTGATTCATAAATCTCTGTTCCGTTCTTATCTTTTAATCCTGTACATTGACCGACAGATTCAGGCACAACAGGCATCCAAAATTCATGAACAATATATTCTGGGTCTGTTTCAACTAAATCACCAACAACGTAAGGTTTACTTCCGTTTTGGATTAAATTGCCGACAAACCACCCGTTATCATGCTCAAAGTGTTCATTGTCCAAATCACTGATCGTCATTTTTGACTTACCTCTAAACTTAATCTCTCTCATTCCGTTTCCTCCTATTTTCCATCCTACTCTAATATTTTTCGTGATCACAATGCAATACAAATTGTATAAAGCTGATTAGTATTATCGCTAGATAATCCTAATGGGATTTAGTCTGTATGCTCCATAACTACTTTTAAATAATCCTTATAATTCATCTTTTCTACCTCTTTTCCGACAACTTCTGATTCATTTTTAACACTGAAGAACCACCGATCACCTAACCACTGTGACCCTTTTGCATTATTCATCCCTAGTACATCCATTCTTTTAAAAGGATCGTTATTTTTTTCAACTTCTTTCAATATTTCACTAAAAATATCAAAATATTTAGATCGCTTTTTGAAAATATAAACACCATTTTTATCAGAGTTCTTTTTCAACTCATCTTTGTATGCTTCGTAATCATCCGATTCTCCTTGAACACCAAAATGTTCATCGTGATAATAAGCAAATCCATTATCTTTGAAATAAGTAGAGTTAATTTTCTTAAAAAACTCTTTTCTTTTTCTTTCTCTCTCAATCGTATTTTTATACCACTTAGAATCTTGTTTTACTTCAAAAACTGGTGAATCTAATGTTTGCATTTTCAATTCCTCCTAAAATTGCTTAACTCATATTTTAATTGCCTTCTTCTTAAATTGTTATTTATTTCGTACTTTTATATTAAATTATAATTATATTTTTGTCAAGATAAAAAGAATATTTTATTTTGTGTTATTTTGAGAATACTTATAAATTTCCTTCTTATAATCCTCAATAATTTCTTCCCAATATTTAATATGCCATAGATGCAGGTTTAACTTAGTTGTTTTCTTGGTATACTTTGCCAACATCTTATAATAATTTAGATTGTTTTCCATATTATCTAAAACTCTTCGCTGTAAATCACTCATCTTTCCTCTCATTTCTCACCAAACCTTATTAAATAATTTTTAATATAGGATACACCTTATACTAAATTACTTGTAATTGCGTAAAGTCGATCTTCTTTCCTTTTTGAAATACAAAATGAGCGTATTCAATTGAGTCGGTCTTTCCGTTATCAGTAAAACTCATTCTTCGGTTATGTACAAAACAATATTTTGGCAGTCCGATCTCATTCCACAACTTCATTCTTTTCTTGTTACCAAAGAAGTTTAATCTTAACAGCATAATCACAAATCCTTCATTTTGAACGTCATTTAATGCTTTTCTAATAAATTGCTCGGCTAACAAAAATGGTGGATTACTTATAATTGCCCTAGGCTTTTTTGGCAATTTTGTCTCTAGATAATCGCATTTAAACTCTGCCAATGAATCCTCTCGAATATCAAAAGTATTTATATCCAATCCATCTACACCAACTTGTTTCAGTGCCTCTGGATAACTCATTAGATGATCTTTGTCACCACCTGAACATGGGTCAATAATTAATCCATCAAATGCATCCGGTTCATGTTTAATGAATTCTTTTAAAAAATCATCAATTTTCTCAATAGGTGTTACATAATAGTCTGAAACGTGTCTGTCATATCCTCTACTTGTACTACTCAATTAATCACTTCCTTATGTTATAATTTTATTTATCAACCTGAATACTTTGATACTTCAATATAAGTTGTTTCACCACATTCATGACAGGCAAAATCCATTCCGTCAATGAAGTCAACAATAATATCATTTTCACCTGTCATGTTACCTGTTCTAATTCACGTCCGCAGTTTGAACATTCGGTTTTAAATATTTGAATAATCATTTATTTTCCTCCTTTAATTAATTAAAATTCTTGTTTTATTTATCTACCACATCTTCATAGAATGCTATTTTTTGAATCAAGTGATTTCTATTTATATTATTAAAGTGATTAGCCGATAGCTCGATACCTTCAACCTCGTTAACTAGTTGCACTAGAGCAACTTGTAAGTATTCGATAGGACAATTAGGATTCTCCCAATAATTAACTCCCTCTTTAATCCATTCCATTTATTACCGTCCTTCCATTAAAATCTTGTTATTATCTTATATTGCTTAGCTGTGTTCTTTCTAATTGTTCTTGAAGTTGTTTACGTTCTTTGACAAACTCATCCTCAATTTCCTTTATTATTCTTATTTCACGACTTTGATCATGGTTGTCTAATCTCATTGATGCCGAGGTTAGTGCACTAATTTTATTGTCTAATTCATTAATTTTGTCAAACGCTTGCATGACATTCACTTATAAAATCTCTCCTTCCGTTTAAATGTTACTTTTATAACAGCTCATCTTCGTATTGGATTGAACCATTTTTATCGATATAGATACCTTTTTGCTTAACTAGATTTACGAATTTATCTTTAAAGATTATACCTGAATTAACTTCATCAAAAATTATTTTTTGTGGACGGTTTCTCTCAATTAATTCAGCCAACACTTCAATTTGATCATCTAATGAACCTCGAACCGTTTTTTGCCCTAAATCTTTTCCATTTGCAATATCTAAACAACGAACCCTACTTTCCTCTCTTCCCCAATCAAAATAAAATACCTTCATTTAAATCTCCTCCTGATTTTTTATTTCCTTTTAAAATGCCATCATTATTTAATTACAACCCTCTATTTCTTAACGGTGTCTGTAGAAAGGTGTCTACAAGATATAACGATTTTTTAATTTGTTCACCTGTAAATAATGGGGCATTAATTGATTTAATACTAATTGTCCCATGATAATCTTCTTTTTTAGTGTAGGCATTAAACCACAATAACGGGTTAGCAAATGATGGATTTCCAATAGATACATTTTTGTCATCAGCATCCCAAACTGTTCCCAATCCTAATTTACCAAGCTCATCATATAATTTGTTTATGTCCATTTTATTTCCTCCTTTATTTATATCAAATAAAATGTCACTTTTATTCATTTAATACTCTCTTCAGGTAGCCATACCTCTTTTCGTGTAATATTAACTTTTTTCTTGATTTCTTTATGATGCCATTCTCCACACCAATTGCATCTTCTTGTATTATTTACGTGTGTAAATCTATTTTTTGCACCCAACATCCAACCATTATGACTCCTATCAAAAATACATCTGCCGTCTCGCTCATAAGTTTCAAAAAACCAATCAGTTATATCTGTCAATTCCCAATTTGGCAATGCAAACCTATCAGATCTATTTCTGGTTAATATAGAATCTACACTATGAAATGATCTTCCGTTTTTTAAACCTAATGGCAAGATAATAAGTTGTCTTGGATTTAAACTTTTATTTTTATCAAATTCTAAATACTTGCTATCGAACCATGAGTTGTGTACAAAATGTACCTCTAATTGATTTTTAACATACTTTCCTTCATCTCTATTTGAAATTATTTTGTGTAAAAATCTATATAAGTTCCAGCTATATTTATCTGACTCTCCTTTTGTTTTTGGTTTTATCCTTTTTATATCTATCATTTTTTACCTCCATTCTATTATAACGTCAATTTTATCTAGTCTTTTTTAAACATTTTTAAAATGTAATCATTGGCTTTATACAACTTTACATCTTCCTTTTTGGATACTTCACGCTTCAATGAATATAAATCATAATAAGCAAGGAAGCTGTCTGATTGACCATCTAGACCCAATAATAATGTGTCTGTGCATACTCCATAATTCTTTTCAGTCGTGTCAAGATAAGCAACATTGTCAATTACGACAATATCACCGTATTCAATTTCTAAATCTTTAGCGTTATCAGTTATATGCAACTCCATTTAAATTCCTCCTTTCCGATGAAAGAAACATTTTATTCTGTTAATCAACATCTGGTTGAAGCATACTGTTAAGTAATTGCTTAGACTCTTCTGCTAACTTATAATTTTTATTTGCTATATTAAATAAACGATTCGAATATTTTCCTATTTCTTGATTCAGTTTTATATTATTTAATTGTTTTCGTTCTACCTCATCTTCTAGTTGTCTAACGTAGTCAAATAAATTCAATAATGCATTTCTTTCCATATGTGCGCCCTCAGTTGTTTCAATATCTGTCATTAAGTCATGAATACCACTTGTGTCCCAATTATCCACTCAAATCATCTCTCCTCTATTAAAATATAAGTTTTATCCTACAATTCTTTCAATGACCGCAATTATTACAACCACCCATAGCGAGAAACTACACTTATTTGCATCCATAATTCCTTGATCTATATCACCTTTGAAGTCATCTATCCAAGTTTTAAAGTAGTAAATAACTGCTACCACTAAAAAAAGACCAAAATAATGTATTCAATATACTAGGATTACCCGATTTTCTCATCTAGGTATGTAAATAATTCTTGCAATTCTTCTAATATCTCCGCTTTGTCTAAATCACTGTACGCATACACAATATCTGTAATTTGTTCTTGGTCGAGTGCATGATATTTATTTAATAATAATTGTAATTTTGTCATTTTTACCACCCTTTATATTATAATGTTATTTGTTAATACAAACTTTCTTCTTTATTTTCAGATCAATTTATATCATATCTTTTTCCTACTCTTGTATGATCTTATTAGACTAATGACCCATCAACTAACAAGGCTGTGTTCTCACATTCAAAAAACTCTTTCATAAATTCATTAAATGTAATATCCCTACCGTATTTGGAATTTGCCAGTTTCCAAAAAGCATATTCTCTTGTTACCAATTCTGGTTCTCCTTCAGATAAAACTTCTTCTGGGGTTTCTCCGCCTACTGTCTCAGAATAAACTTTTGCAGCATCATATACACAATCTCTCGTTAAATCTGTGCTAACTGTGATTAAACCATAATATTCTTGTTTACTAAATTCATAATATAATCTTACTTTCTTATTTATCATTTTTTTATTCCATCCTTTTTATATTATTTTATAAATTAAAACGAAGATTTTATTAATTACATTTCATATTCGATTTCTAAGTTAAACTCTTTTTGGCAATTGGGACACTTACAGTCATAAACTTCAACACACCAACCGTCTTCCTCGTATTCTCGTTTATGGTCATACACTCTATAAAAGTTTCTTTCGCTACAATGGGGGCATTTTTCAGACGTTGTTGTGTTTCCAGATGTAAAGCCTGTTGGATTGTCGTTATTGACAGCATAGATTGTTCTAACCTCCCCACAAAATTCTCCTTCAAATGGTACTACGAAAGTCATCTTATCACTTCCTTTATAAGCTAAAATTTCCGGTTTATTTGATTATTTAAAACTTTTATTAATCTTTTTATGTGTTCTTCTGAAAATCAAACCTACAAACACGAACCAAATAATATAAATAGATACTGATATGATTGTCGGCAGCAACACTAACCACCAGCTCCAACTAATAATTCCAATAAGTTTTAATACAACAAATATAATAGTTAATGTTTCTAATACTCCCATTTTTCATTCTCCTTTTTTATCAGTTAAAATAAATGTTTTATTTAGTGTGAGTCCCTTCAACACCACGCTGTTCTCTACTCATTGTTCGCTTTCTTAACCATAATAATGCTTCCTCTAATTTTGTTATAGCCATTGAATTTTCTTTACACTTAAAATCAGACTGATTAAAATGCTCTAACCTTGAGATAACCATAACAATCAGGTCTTCGTTCATTACACCATTAACGCCATATTCCTTAATAGCTCCTTCTTGAAAGTGAATTGTTTGTAATATCTCGTCATTGGCAGGCTGAACAACCTCAAAATAGTGTGGTGCATTAAATTGAAAATTTTCTTCATGATATACTTTTGTATATTTATTGATTAATAAATCGTGTTTTAATTCCTCCATCATCTTCTCCTTAATGTTTATCTTAAGTTATATATTTATATTAAATTATAATTATTAAAAAGTCAACAAATTACTCACCAATTAATAATCTATTTGGATGGTATTTTTTAATCTTTTTATTTAAGAAGTCAGTATTTATAAAACCAGCGAACTTAACCATATCCTCATATGATGTAACCATAAACTCATCCCATTCGCCTGTTTTCTTCCAGTGATCGAATAGTAGTTGATGCTCTTTACTTTGATCTTCTATTAACGAAAATGAATTATCTAATTTAAACCCACTAGGAACATATTTAAACGTTTTAACAAGATCGACCAAACAGTCTTCGCATAAGTCAAAGCTCCATTGCTCCATATCAAAATTGCTATGATAACCAAATGATGTCGAAAACTCATGAAACAAATCTAAATTATGATCTTTTTTTTCATTTTTGTATGCTTTCCCACACTTATTGCAGCTAATCATAGTCAACTCATCTTTATCAACCTTAACCTTTTTAAACTTTTTCACCATGTATTCCCCCTAGTGCGCTTTATAAGTTTTCATTTAAATAAACTAGTAGTTTTTCTAACTCATCAACTTTCTCTTTATCAGTTAAAACTGTGTCCATTTCTATAAGTTGTTTGTTTAGATTAAAACCTTCCGTGTGATAAAATTTATTCATTAATACTTCTAATTTAGTCATTCCAATTCCTCCTCTTGAATTTCATACATTATTTTCGCACTTATAATCTCATCTATATCTGTCTTTGAATTAATAAAATCCTGTGTAGATATATATTTACTATCAAACCTTAATCCCTCATATGTTTTCAAATACATCAATATTAGATGCTTATCTGTTTTTAGACTATCACCATATTTTTCAAATAGTGATTTAACATTTTCAATTGTCTTTTGCATATTCTTCTAAACTCTTAATAGCAAACTCAAGATATTTTTTAGCTTTTTTTAAGTCTGTCAATCCTTTATCTTGATGTTTTAGTGGCGCTCTTGATAGATATTTTATTGCATTACCTACACACATACCCAAATACCCATTATCATAATTTTTTGTAACCTCTTCGATCATCTCAATAGTTTCAAACTTACCACTAGTATAGTGGTCAGGTGAATTAACCTCTTCTTTTTTATTAATAACGTTATCAACCGCTATTGATTGAAAATTCATATCTGTTTTATCTATTTTAAACACACCTTTCTACTGAATAATTCTCAACTCTACTGTTTGGACACCAAAATTATATGCTTCATTTTTACTAGAAACCAATATATCTATATCATTCCCGTTTATAGCCCCGCCAATGTCCATAGCCCTAGCCTTAAATCTTACGTCTTTATATCTAATTTCAACTAAGCTTCCCAATTTGATAAAGTTTGGGTCTACAGCAATAACTCTATACCCATTTGGTGAATATATCGTGTTTCTTACATCCCAACCTTTATAATTCGTGTATCCAGTGCATCCTTTACAATTAGCCACGTAATTAGTAGCATTCATTGTTATCCAGCTATTACCTTCTTGTTCTTCTCTTATCTTTTCTTTCTTGATCTCCGCTTCTTTCTCTCTCTTTTCTTTCGCTGCTATAATTTCTTTTTCATTCGCTTTATAATAAACAGAAGGTTGCAACCTCACTGGAATCAATGGTTTTATATTTACATCATAATCATCCGTCTTCTTTCCATCTTCTAAAAGTCTATCAGCCATCTTAGAAAAAGAAGGGGAAAGGTATTTATCCTCTCCCCCATAAATTAAAATGCCAATAAAACTAGAAATGATTATGAGTGTTAAGATAGAATAAAAGACGTTTTTTATTTTATTTTTATTTTCTTTTTTACTCATAAGACCTCCATTTTATTTAATTGATTTTGCAAATTCTAACGCTTTGGCTAAATTATTTTCATCGACTGATTCTTTATATCCCATAGCGCTACCAAATAATTTATTAAATTCCTTAACTAACTCTTTTTGTTTCTTTATTTTTTTCAATCGGATAATCTCGTTATCAATTTGCTCAACCAGCTCACCTGAAGATAATTTACTCTCTTCTTGTTCAGCAAATTCTTTTGTATTATCTTCACGTTTTTTAGCCTGATCTTTTTTGATATCCTCAACACTTTGTTTTGTCTTCTTAAGTTGTCCTTTTACTGCCTCTTCAAATACACGTAGGAAATTTTCGGCGCTATATGTTTCTTTGTCTGGCAGATTAGTAAATCGTCCTCCTGCAATCTCAATAAAGTTGCTAGGTCGGAAATACATATTAATTTCTGTTTCGTGGAAGTTGGATGCAACCTCTTTGTTTTTCTTGGTTTTCAAGTTTTCATCTAACTCGTTTCCATCTTTGTCAGTTACAACAACATCACCATACAGACAGCAAATCAAATCTGCTTGTGATTTAAATATTTTTTGACCTGTCGTGTTCATCATTAATTCAACAGAGTTGTATTTTAATCCGTCAATTGTTGTTGTCTCTTTAACTTTAGTCCATGCTAACCAAAAGAAACCGTAACCAGCATTTTTAAGTTTATCAATCTGTGTCCAAATTTCATCTTTCAGTGCAATCCATACATTTTCAGTATTAATATTTTCATTATGCTCTTGAATTGATTCATATTGAACACCATATTTTTTATTCCATTTTTTGATTAGCCATTCGGATGCAGAATCAATCAGTTTATCTACGGTATCTACACCGATAACTTTGGTAATACGACCATCTTTTGCCTCCTGAACTAAATCAGGAACAACTTCTGAGCGAAAGAATTCCCAACCCTTATTGTGCATATCAACAACAGACTCTAACTCCCATGTGTTATAACCTTCTTCAAAAGCAAAAAGAGTGGCTGCATCTGGATCGTCAGGAAAAAATAACTCCATTACCTCTTTCCATAGTCGTGTTTTACCACTCTTGTAATCACCAGCTACCAATACGTTGTAATCTTGTAAATCTACTTTAGGAATGTTTTTCTTAACTGAACTTCTAAATCCCATTGAATCTCTCCTTTTATATTAAATTATAATTATATATTACATGCCTTTAAATGGGTCATCTTCATCAGCAAAAGGATCTTCGTTTTTATTTTCCTCAAATGGATTACCCGATTTATTATCATCATTGTTTTCTTTATTGTCTTCTTTATCTTTTTTATCGTCTTCTTTGAAAGGATTATTTTCACTATTGTTTTTAGGTTTTTCTGTGACCTCTTCTTCTGTTAATAGGTCTTTCATATATGTTCCATTAACAATAGAATGAACTTTAACACCTTTGTCAGTACCAGTGATTGTTCTGTTAGTTCTAGAGACTGTATTTTCCTCTCCTACGGATGCAAATGGATCATCTTCAACATCTGTTTCTTCTTCCACCTCAGAAAAAATTGCCCGATTGTTGTCTCGACCTTGTACCTCTACGAAATCAAATTTATTAAGTTTGGTAAACGCATCTGCTAAAGAAATGTTGTCACCTTCAGGCTCAACATACGGAACATCTAGTTCCACTTCATAAGGGGTGCTTTTTTCCTTACCATAGTCAAGAAAATATGCATTAATTTTTGTCTCTCTTCCCTCTTCTTCTTGATATGTAGAATTAATACCAATTTGCATAGAAACAAAATTTACCTCTTTGAATTCTTCAGACTCAAAATCTGTAACATATTTGTCTACGATAGTTGCTTTGCCAGCTTTAATTTCTTGCCCGTTTTCAATCGGTTCTGCGTCATTTACAATTCGCCGCTTAAAGTTGATTTTCCCTTTTTCTGAATCAATAAGTGAGCCAAATTCATATTTACCTTTCACTTCCATCCACTTACCATCTTTAAGTATACTTCCGATTCGCTCTGCTTTATCCCAATCAGTTTCAATTAAGTGGTAAGTATCATTAGGGTATTTGTCTTTGTTCGTTCGATCTTTCCAGTCAATAGCGTATGATTTCCCTTCACTTTGACTATATAGGTATGCTTTATCTTGTGGAAATCCAATTAATTGAATCTCTAAATCATTATGATCAGCAGTTTCAATAACAAATAACAATTTTCTCATTGTATTTCCGTTAGACGTTTCACGTTCTTCTAAGTATGGTTGATTGACACGTATATTATTTTCAAAACGTGTTGCAGGCTTAATTTTTCCTACAAAATGAAAGAAACTTTTAAATTCCTTTCCATTATGTTTTTTGTTTAATTTGATAATCTGTTTCTTTTTAGCCAAACTTATCATTCTCCTTTTATATTAAATTATAATTATATAGTTTAAAAATATACTACTAGATCATAAATCACCACCTTAAATGTTAAATATCTTTTATTTTCTCTTTAAACACATTTATATCACTAGACAATATACTTGTCATTTCAACCATTATTTGCTTTAAATTATTAATCTTACTAGATAAATCTTGGACAACTTTGAACATATCTTCTTTATTAATAATTTCCACATGGTCTAATGGTAATGTCCTCTTGTTGCCTAAGTCATCAATGAATGTAACGGCATCACTATAATTTTCAATAACAACATATATTGGTTGGCTTGTGCTAGGTGACACCTTCTTTGGTTTAATCATCTTTATATCCTTATGATTATCTAATGCATTCTTTATAAGCAATGATTGACTAGGATTAATAGTATAATAGTTATTATTTTTGTCAACCATCTCTAGAATTAATGGGTTACCAATGTAGTCAACTTTTACACTTACTACTCTCATTTGAACAGAAACTAAGCCCAGTTTAGTGTCTGTGACTAGATACTCCTCATTAACTTTAAAATCTCTATTCATTATAACTCACCTTCCTTTAATTAGTCAACACATTTTTATATTAAATTATAATTAATTTCAACCTTCTAAACAAAATTCATCGAAGTCTGAAGTATGTAACGTATATTGTTTACTGTTATCTCCAAATTCAAAATTAATGATATCAACATTGAATTTAATCATATCAAGCGCCATTTTATTAACAAACTCTTGAATCCCCTCGTGATCGTTTTCTAATCCAAACATATTTACATGCGCCATTATATTTTCCTCCTATAAAGTCTCTTTTTATAATTATATACATTCAACTCAATATTAGCTCCCGTCCCAAAGATTGACGGTCAATCGATTTTTTATAAATGAGCTTAACTTTTTACCATAAAATTTAACAATATGAATTCCTCATTTAAATTTAAAAATCCCTTTTTCTTTCTTTTTTTGATTTTTATTGGAATCACGAACATTTTGATTTTCATTTAAGTCGTGAACGGTTTCTCGCAATTCACGTATTTCTTTCCTTTGCTCATAATTTTCCCATTCTAGATCATGAAGTTTTTCTCTCAACTTCGCCACACTTGCATCCTTAATGTCTTTGATTAACTTTTCTTTTTGCCGATCCTCATAATCACCAACAATATAATCAATATAAATTTCTTCTACATTATCGTCGATGTTAAAGCTTTTCTTTTCGACAGAATACTCTTTTCCTTCATATTTAATAATATTATAATCTTTCCATTTTTCATTAACGTAGTTAAGCTTGTTTAAATAAATATACTCTACAAACTCTTCTTTTTTTTCTATATATTTTTCAGGATCAGAAATCTTGTTTAAAAGCTCAGTTTCAGGGTTATACGAAATCATTCCAGCCCATCCTCCCATAGTAAGGTGAGATCGTTGATCCATCTCTTTATAAGTATATTTAACCTTTTTTCCATAAATTTTTAACATTATAAAAATCCTCCTTGTTTTTATATATTAACTTCATTCTACCTCATCACTAGTAAACCTTCTCCTATAACTCCACTTCACCCCAGAGCGATCTTTTACCCTTTTCTTTACGAGCCTTTTCCTGTGCACCTCTGATGTTAAAGACACTATATGATTTGTGTTATAAGCAGTATCTTCTACAATAATTGTTTTATCTAGTAATTCCAACTCTTTAAATGATTCCAATCCCCTCATCAACGAATCTAATTTGTAAAATGTAATATATGACACTTTTTCTCCTAAAACTGTTTGGAAAGTTGAGTGTATTTCGTATACTTCTCTGTCTTTTTTTTATCATCTTTCACACGACTCTCTTTACTTTTAAATAGATTTAATATCTCAAACAACTCCTACCAAAACAAGGATTTTATTATAAAATATATTCTTCACCTTGCCTAACAAAATTACAATTATTGATTTTCTCCATCAGTTCTACATCTGTGTCATCCTGATAGTGCATCATATAAATCCTCTCCATCAATTCATGACCGTAATAAGATCTTATCTCATTAATAGAAGCGTGAACTGGATTACTCACAATAGAACAGTCATGAAATATCATGGCAGTCTTATCATCTATATGCCAGATCAATCCTTTTTCATATATTTTTGCGATATCTCCTGTAAATAGGATAGAAGAATTATTAGGTTGGATCACTTTAAACCCAAATGACTTCATTCCTTTTGCGTGATAATGGTCTGTTCTTATTGTTACAATCTTGTATTTATCAATATTAAATCCTTCTTCGATATTAAATAAGCAGACATTAAAATAGCTCAAAAGGGTAAATCCATCTGTTTCCAAACCTCGGTTTAATGATCTTCTAAATTCCCTATATTGATCTTCCCTTATCCACAAATTAGGCTTATGGTTTAATATGAATTTGCAACGCTGCCCAATTTCCTCCAATCCCCCTACATGATCTGAATGTAAGTGTGTAATAAGAATATCCGTTATGCTATTTAATTCATAATCAGACTCTTTCAAACTATAACGAATTGTTGTTCCTGCATCAACTAACATTCTTCTTTCACCAAAATCAAAAATATAATTATTATGATAATACTTTTCTGTAAAAGCACCACCCACACCTAATGCTGTAATCTTAATCATGCTACACGTCCTTTTTAAATAAAATTATGATTTTATCTCAACCTGTAAATTAATCTTAACATGTGTAATATATAAAATCAACAACTTTTTATATTAAATTATAATTATTTTGTTTTCTAATGAGCAAACTCATTGTTAATTGTATACCCAGCCATCACCATCTGCCATATCGCTAAGTATAAGAGTTCTTATTTCATCATCATTGAACCATCTTAAATATTTATAATTATCATGGTACTTTACTAAATGGTTATCACATAATAATTTTCTCCTATACATTTTCAATTCTTGTTTGCTATCTATTGAAATTATCTTTGGGTAACTAATTTTGTGAAAAATTGCTTTTGATTCTTTTTGTAGAGCTTCTTTATATCGCTTATTATGAACAACTAAGGGGATTTTGTGAAAAGCAGCTAACCTAATATAGTAAAAAGTCTTGCTATTTAACTTGTCACTGCTGTCTAAAAACATCTGTAATTGACCATCTATCATTTCATAATCCCCCCTTATTTTTGTTCATATACATAATTAACATTGCCAGTCAGATAAACAGTACCGTTCTCAACCCAACTAATAAACATGTCTAAATCACCAGAAATTACATTTCCGCTATCGTCTGTTAGCTGCATAACAATTTTTTGATTCATTAATTTTTCCTTTGAATTTAATTGATTGTAATTTTCAACTTCATTATTCAACTCTTCTGTTAATTGTCTAACAGACAACGCTTCTTTGCTCGCTTCTTCACCAAACTTCAGTTGAATATTTTTGCTCTTCATTTTTATCTCCTTGTTTTTAAATATATTGTTATATCTTGTTTAGTTGTCTAGAGCGTATGCGATATCTGAAGCATAATTCCAATCTAGTATTTGTGGTTGTGCTAATATTTGCATGAACGCTTTTGCCATTTGATATGCAACATCTTTTGCATGAACTCTTCCAGCCCCATGACCGAAGGCAGGAATAGCCACCGTATTAATATTTTTATGTCGCTCTGTCTCAATCAAAGTGGCTCTCATTGCACTATAGACATTTTCCGTCTTAGATATATCTTGCGGAATCCTCATTGTTGGGGTATGGGCTAAATATGGAATATTCTCATTTTGTGTATTAATAATAAAAGATGTCCCAACAGGCTGCTCGCTATAAAATTCTTTCATAATATATTCCTGTACACGTTCTTGTAATTGATTACCAAAATACCTAGTTATTGCTGCGTCCATACCTCCATTCATTAATCCGAAAGAATTAGCTGGTGACACTAAACAGTCAATATTGTCTAAGTTTTCAAATATTCCAGCGTGAATTTCAACATTATCAAACTTGTTGAACTCTGTTTTAAGTCTGTCATAAATAAATTCATCTGTGGCTATTAGAATATATTTTTTCATTTTTACCTCCGCTTTCCTCTTGTTTTCTTTGATTTACTGCCCCATTCTACTTAAATTTTCTAATAAAATCAGTATTTTATAGTGTTATTAATTTTTCATAACAAGTCTTGATTACCTTTGCGTCATGTAAAGCATTATGTTTATCTCCATCAATTCCAGCAAATTCTTCTCTATTTATGTCGGGATCGACACCTTTTATTTTAAATAGCGTACAAATATCAAATGGAATATAATAAATATTTTTAGGAATATTAAATGCATGACTAAATAATTGGTTAAACAATACCCAATCATAAGACAAGCAATCTGACCAAATCTCTACTTCATCCCATTGCTTTAGCCAAGATTCTAACAATTCAGATACCAGCTTCTTATTGTCTTTTACAACATAGTCATTTGTTCCCCACACAGGAGTTTTAATCCTCAAATCGTTCCATTCATTGTAAATAAGATTATCAATGACATTTTCTTGCAACCAATCATCTATCTGTTCATTGTCATAGTCATTTAATTCAGCGTAAAATGTTCTGCCATCTTCACTAATCAATCCAATACTAATTAATGTTGTGTTCTGATGTAACCCTGTAAACTCAGTATCAAAAAATATCTTCATCGTTATAATCCTCCTTTGGAATAAGACTTTTATCGATCAGTTACCGTTCAATCACAGCAGATACATCAAAAATATTAATTATGCCCTTATCCCATTCCAATACTTCATTGCCATTTTTCAAAGCTCTCTTGTAAGATTCGATTAGATTGTATTCTGTTTTAGCTGTTGTCATCAAGCCATATGTTCCCCAAATGTCATAATTTCTTTCTTTGATTTCCATTTAATTTCCTCCTATAAAACCAGAATTTCATCTCATATATTTTGCTGCACAAAAACCACCTATATACATTAATATTAATGGCACAAAATGAAACCATTCTAAATTTTTATTTATTAATCCTACAATAAATCCAGCAGATAGCAGACAAATTCCACTAGTTAAAGAAAGTAGTTTATTTTGGTTTTCTTTCAGCATCTTTCTTAAATCAACGCTCATCATTCATGACACCTCTCACTCTAATAAAAAATATATTTTAACCAAAGTTCAACATTTGGTATTAATGTTTAATCTAATATATCCATCTGCATATTTGAGTTTAATTTGATTTCGGACTTCCATGCCATCGTTATCAGTGATCATAAGCCCTAGATTATTATATAATGAGTAACCTTCTTCTTTTAAAGCTTTGTGAATCAACCTTTCTATAAATAAAGCTTCTGAGATCTCAGTTTTTTGATTATCTATTCTAATCACCCTTTTCTCCTTCTAATGAAGTTTTCGTTTTATTTTGACACACAATCGTCTTTGACAACGACGAGTTTCTTATTGCCTCTTGTTAGTAAAAAATTTTCTAATCTATGTTCATAAATACTATACCAAACCATTTTTTTCTCATCGAGGCTATCAACACTCATTGTTGCATCACCATCATATATTAAGAAATTTAAAATTTGTTGAGTTGTATTACCTTTTCCTACCCCAAGGTCTCTTTCTGGTTTAAGATTAAATTCTTTCATTTTAATTTCCTCCTAATTTTATAATAGTTTTTCATTTTATTTGTTAGTTTGAATATCTTCTAATTTGCTCAACTCATCAAAAAGATCCTTGCTAATTAGTTTCCAACTCATATCTCCATCAGTTCTAAGACCTATCGAATAGCTGTTCGTTATTGTATCATAAGCAACTTTAACAGCCCCGTTTTTGTTCTGCAAAACCTTTACACTTTTAAATTCAAGCATTTAATCCACTCCCCTTTCTGATAAAACATTCCTTTTATCGCATTATAATATCATTTTTATTGCCTGTATTTTTCTATTTTTACGTCGAGACAACACTCTCCTACACACCATATTTCTGCATATATTTTAACAGTATGTTTATATGCGATCTTTTTATTTTTAGCCTTCACTATTCCGCCGAATAAATCACTACTACCTATCACATTTACACTTGTACGATATACATTCAACAACAGACCACCTTTTAATTTGTTGATTATCTTATACCTTTTATTATAATGTTATTTATGTCAACTGTTATTTTTATATTTTTCCTTTATTTCTTGCTTAGCCCTGATTCTTTCCCATTCCTTCTTGAAAACCAAATCCTCCTTGTCGCATTTTGGACAATAAATATAGCAAGCACGTTCAATTTCAATATATATTGGATCAGTTGTAATATATCCATCTTTCACGTAATGCCAAATATGATTACAAGTATGTCTAGGTTTATTTTTGAAAATATTTAGTAAACCCACGCCCTCACTCCTTCCGTTAAAAGATCAGTTTTATTAAAGCTTTAAAAACCGCAGTGGACTATCAATTGACCTATTTGTTCTTTCAAATTGTTTTAGAAAGCTGTGAACTGATCTCATATCTTGATTAGATAGATCAATAAATTTAACATATTCTGGTTTCCCTTGAATTGAAATTATCGCCCAACTATGATTTTCGTAGTGGTTAATGTCTGCTGAAATATTGAATTGTTTCATCAGAATATTGTTTTCTTCGATTATTTTCTGATTTTGGTCTTGTAATTGATTCAATCTTGAGAATAATGTTGAGAATTTTTGTTCATTCCTAACGATGTCATCCTGTCTTTTTTCTTTTAATTCAGTAATACCAATGTGTTTTTGAATTTTTAATTTAAACCATTCTATGATTTTCATGTTTTCTCCTTTAAATTTATAATTTTATATTAAATTATAATTATATATTTGTCAACAATAAAATGATCTTTTTATTTGGTTAAATAAATGGCAAATCTTCATCATCTTGATTTGGTTTGCCTAAAACCTCTAATGGCACACACTTTGTAAACGTAGGATAACCATTGTGTAATCCATTAAAATATTCTGGTTGAACCTTTGCTTTTAACAAAACAGACTTATCATTACTCTTATAAAACTCTTTGATCTCTTTTTCTCGTCCTAAAAATAACCCATATCTATGCTTTGCTTCAACCTCTTCATTCAACTTATATTCAAATGCTTCTGTGTGAAAACTTGTTAGACGCCCGTCTTCATGTTGCTTAACATATTTATAGACAATGCCATCTTTAATCCACTCGGAAATATTTACTTCTTCTGCGTCATCTTTTAAATGTCCACAATCATCTATTACGCCATCCCACGACAATTTATATTTTTCATTATTATGAATAAAATATCTCTGCTTTAATCCTAATGCGTTCTCAATTAAGTCATCGATGCTATTAAAAGATATGTCTTCTGGTTTTATAAAATAAGTCTCATCTAGATGTAGATTTGCTAGTTTATCCACTGCTTTTTCCAAGTCAAAAGCTTCTGTCTTGTCATCTGGAAGAACTTTATCTAGATTGACTCCATACATCCCACCGAGCTGATCTTTTAGTTCCTCATAAGAATTGATCTGTAAGTTCATACAAGTCATAACAATTCTGAATAGCTCTTGCTTGGATATTGTAAAACCTTTATCCTCATACTTATGTGTTCTAATTAAACTCATTAATGGGAAAGAAGTGCCTTTGTTGAATTTTAAGATACGCTGCGAATTATTTTTTAAGAAATCTCTATGTAAAATAAACTCTTCGCTAATAAAATCATATGCACCCATACAAACCGTAAAGTCAAAAGAATTAAAAATATCTCTAGCAGAATTAAATAAATCATAGTGAATTGCCTGAATATGCAAAATTACCTCTTTGTTATTTATAATCCTACTTCTACCGAAAAGGGTTGCTTTTTTTGTGTGTGATATAATATGATAGCTATACATCTCAGCCAAAAATTTAGCAATATCATCTTTTGTTCTAAAGTAAACATCGATATCATTAATTTCGTTATTAGTAAAGAGGCTTGTAATAGCTCCACCGGCAATGATTGCATTTGTATCCTTTAAAATATTATAAATATCGTCTCCTAAAAAGTGCTTTAATTTTTTCTTTTCAAAGTCTGTATTAAGTTTCTGTTCGTTGATAATATTTTGATAAGATTTAATCTCTTTCCCTAATCCATCAATATGCTCTTCTAATTTTTCTAACATTTTATCTCCTCCATATATTTTTCTAATAAAATAGTTGTTTTATTATCAATTTTAATTAATTAAACTAACAAAAATTTTTATCTTTTTGCAAAACACGATCTACTATATTTATATACCTCTTTGGCTTAACCCAATAATACGTCACAACAACAAAATTGCCGTCATCATCAACTTTATATATAACTTCTATATTTTTCAGTGTCTTCTTGTAACTGCCATGCGCTGCTATTCCATATTGACCCTTAGCTATCGTTTGAACAATCTTATATCTTGGTATTCTTGTTCTGTCTTTGCCGTCATATCTTGTGCCATTCTTATTATCATGAGCATGATATGTAAAAACCAATCTCTTGTCTACATATCTACAGTTATACATTTCACCACCCCTCTTTCTATTAGTCCGACTTTCTCATTCTAATGTAATATCTTTTTCGCATACTCCCGTAATTTCGACTATCATATGTAGATGTAGATCCAAGAGGAGTATCGGTAATTTCTTTATATTTCCCCACTGCTTCCCAACCTCTCTTACTCAATTCCCAGATAGCTAAAGATAAATCACGCTTATTACTTCTTTTTATAATCGTTTCCATACAACCACTCCCTTTTTATATTAAATTATAATTATATATTATAAAATTTTTAGCGATATTTCTTCGCTGCTGTTATATTGCTTACCATTTATATTAAATTATAATTATAAATAAGTCAATAGAATAAAACAATCTTTTTATTTGTTTATCCTTCTTTTGTAAGCATTCCACAACAAATCAATTAATTCAGATCCAGTATATTCAATGTTTTCTGCTGTTTTCACAGTCCATTCATCCTTAAATAAATGTCTGAGTATTGAAATACTATCTAATAATTCAATCAATTTGCCTATCGTCACCTTCTTATGATGGTATTTGTACCAATCCTCTCTTGGTACGATGTCATCGAACATATTATAAAATTGATCTTCCGTTATTTCTTTTGCCCGCTTTGGTGTAATGTGCTGTTTCACTTTTAATTCTCCTTTTTATACATATCTTTCAACAATTTACTTTTAATTTCATTATACTCTTCACTTGTAGCGCCAAATCTAAGTTGAATTTCTGCTTCACTGCTAAATTTATTTTCTCGTCTTGAATGTAAAAAATCAAAAATGCTTCTATAAATTACTGATTGCATCATTGGTGAAAATTTATTAACCCAGCCCTCATTTTCTCGATAATCTAATTTACCTCTGTATATTTCCTCTGAAGTATCGAAAGAAACATTTAATCCTGAACAATCAGTTGTTAATCCCCCTTCAAATAGTCCACATACCTTACAGACAGATAGTTCATGATCCTCATCCCAGACATGTTCCATATAATCAATCTACCTCCTCTAAACAATCAACTGAAAATCCACCGCTTTTACCTTTTAATAAAACAACCTTTTCACCATGTCCTAACTCCCACGGTTCACTTCTTGTAATCCACACTTTATCGGGATTCTTTCTTGCTTCGTAGCAATTGATCATTTTTACCTTTGTTCCAATTTCCATTCTCTATCATCCTTTTCCATTAAAATTGTCATTTTAATTCTTGTTATGAATATCACCAGACCAGACTCGTTCTTTGTTACAATTTACACATCTATGAAAACTTTTGTATATTCCTGCATGATAGCAAACATAATGGTGCAATCCTATTTTACACCATTTACCTTTGTTTACACTTCCTATATAAGCTAATTTCTTAATTGTTTTCGCATATTGCTTTGCTTCTTTCTTATCGGTAAATTGAATACCTGTTCTTATTATTGAATTATTCTCATAAATAAAATACCGTTTCGAACTTCTGTCATATTTAACCTTCAATCTACTCAATCAACCACATCCTTTAAAGTGCGTCTTTTACTCGATATCAATCTCGTCTTTATATGAATCGTTTAATCTTGCAACATATTTATTTTTCTCGATATCCCAACTTATATAATATTGGTCTTTTTCAAAATCACAGTATTCTTCTAACCTAACTAAATATGGATCATAAAATTCATCGCCAAAGTTTTCTAATATTATTCCAGTCTCTTGTGTTACTTTTGTCATCTTTTCTAAAAATTCTTTCACTTGCTTTTCCATTTTAATACCTCCTCTAATTAGTAACGTTATACTCCTGTTTAATTTTTTGCTTAGTTTTAATTTTTTCCCACTCTTCTACATAAACTAATTTTTCTGTGTTACATTTAGGACAAAATACACAGCAACCTCTTTCTAATATTACGTATATCGGATCTTCTGTTATATAATCATCTTTGATATAATGCCAGTCATGTTCACATTTGTTTTTAGACTTTTTGAAAAACCCCAGCAATATTTATCACCTCCTGTTATTTTAATCAGTTAAAAGGAAAATTTTATCTTAATATCATATTATTATTTTTGATCTTGTTCACAATTGTCGCCTTTCTAGATTCTCCACACCATGCATAAGGATAAGTGTTTTCAGAATCCTTACCCTTAACCTTATCTATAAAATCATTAAATGCTTCTCGATTAATTCTTTCCCAAAAGAATATTTTAGTAGACTCTGGTTGCTCATCAAATGATAAAGTTTCATCCTTAAAAGCATCAACACAAGTATCTATAATTCCATCATAAATTTTAAAACTTTCATGAGGATTATCATCACTAATCCATTCTTGACCTATTTTTAATTCCAGTGATCTCACACCTTTCCTGTTATAGTTAATTATCTTAATTTATATCTTGCCATACCCCTATCAAATGCATCTTTTAGACTTATAGATCTAGGAAATTCTCTTTTTAACCATTCTTCAGACGGATAATATAAACTGTGTCGGTCATATGGTTGCGCCTCATCTTCAACAAATTCAATACTTCCTAAATACCATCCGGCAGCAGATTCCATTCTTACACGATTAATAATCAATCTTATACCTCCCATAAAAGAAACGTTTTATTGTATAAATTTAACCAAAGTAACCTCATAATCTTTAAAAGCACTGTCTATCAAGTCATAGACAATCTCCCAATCTCCTCCTGCTAAACCGCAACCTATACCATGTGGTAAAGCAACACTTAAATTCAGAGATTTTGCCATTGATGATAACCTATTCAATGATTCACTAAGAGCTAAATAATCAGTCTGCTGCTTTTGAGTTCCTATTGATTCTTGACCAAATAAATTGCTTACATATTTATTTTTATCGACAATTACAATTTGATGTTTGCCTAATAATTTGCGCTTTTCTATATGACTATCCACTAAACCTTTGTATTGCTCGAAAGCAATAGGATATTTATTTTTAATCTGTTTTGCTAAACCTGCACCCATAACACCGATACAATTAACTTGATGTCCAATGATATTTTTATCTGTATTCAGAATATTACCTTCAACTATTTTTATCATTTTATCATCTCCTTTAAAATGTGCATTTCAATCTAATATTAAAATATATACTCTACTTTTACTGGAATACTAATTGTATCTTTTACACCTGTTCCGAAACTAGCCTTAACTCCATACTCTGATTCTAGCTCGATATCACCTATAACATAATTTACATCTTTTAAGCTCATCAATTCTTCTTCTGAGATAGAGTCTTTGAAGTATAGATGCTTATTAATAAGAGGTAATAAAGCTTCACCTATAAGATTGGCAGTAAAAAGAATTGTTCCATCATGTGTTGATTCTTTGATTATTTGGTGATGGAATTCTTTATTTGTACTTTTATCATATTCTATATGTCCTACTTCTAATCCTGATCCATAACCACTGCTTTCTAATATTGATGAGATGTATTCCATGGGATTTATAATATCTATTTTACTCATTATTTTTTCTCCTTTTTAATTAATTAAAATCTGCATTTTACACTAGAACCCAGTTACCTTCCTTGATTGCTGATTCAACTTTTTCTTTTGTATATGTTAAAATGTCATCTGAATCAATGACATAGCAACTTTTATCGTAGTCCCATCTCCCCGTATGAATTTCTTCTTTATCTAACAATGGTATTATAAAAGTAAATTGCAAAGAATTCATTGTTCAATCTCCCTCTTTAATATAAAATTCGTATTTTATTGAATTATATTGGATTCCATTTGTACCTTGTTTTCCGATAGATATCTAACATCTACAATCACCATGTCTAACTCTTCTGATGGAATAGATAACCCATAATCAAATTGAAATATAAAAGACTTGTCAACTAAAGACTTTTTAAAAAGACTTAAAATTTCTCCATTGTTTTTGTCTTCATATATACTGTGGTTAAAATTAAGGCTGAATCCAATCACCATTTGATTTTCATTTTTATAAAAATTTGCATTACTAAAATACAAAGTAGGTAAACCTTTTTTGTTTTGCACAGTCTTTTCATAAACTATTACGTTCATTTATTTTATCACCATCCCATCGGTTAAAACCCATCTTTTAACGCATTTGCTTATTCCAGCTGTAATGTCATTCTGATACTAAGATTTCTTTATATTTTATTAATCATATTAAACTACTACTAAACATTTAGTCTTCATAAACTCTTCATAGTCCATATCACCCTTATCTTCATTACATTTGGCGCAACTACACACTAGGTTGAAAGGAGTAGAGCATCCCCCTTTAGATTTTGGAGTTTTGTGGTCTATTGTGTCTCCATATCCGCCACAATAATGACATGTATAGTTATCTCTTTTTTTTATATATTTTTTCATCTGTTTATTGCTTCTAAACTTCTCAACAGTATGATCATCTATAACCCTACAACTACCTTCTCTTACATGTATCAACGCCTTTTCATAAGACAAAAAACTTATAAATCTATGTTTGTTCTTAGTGCTGGACTTAACAACCACCACACCATCCTCGTTTGGTTTTAAATGTTTTAATTTTACTTTAACCACCTTCTTTTCATAATAATCCTACTAAAACTCATATTTCATTCTATATTTTTCAAATTATCTTTATGAATAAACCATCCATAATTAGGTACTAACAACGTACCATCTTCTAGCTCGCATTTGTGAGCATCTTCAAATTCAAAAGAAAAATTAACTGCTACCATCCCATCGTCTAATATATCTGAAACGACCTCCCCATGATCTCCTTTTTGTAGAAATGAACCATCTGGATTGTCAATCAAAACTTCCACTATACATCCCTTTTTAACTATTCTATTTGTCAATCTTATTCATCCCTTTCTCAATGAAAGTCACATTTTAATCAATTGCTACCTCTTTTGCTATACTGATAATCTCTTTCATTTCGTCTTTTGGAATCTCATTAAAGTAAACATCATGGAAATCCTCTTTGACAAACTCATTAATTTTATTTTTTAAACTTACAAATTCAAAATCTTTTTCAATAATTTCTCCTTTAAAAACCAGCTCAACAACATCACAACCTAACATGCTAATAAACCCCAGTGATTTCTTGACATCGCTGTTATAGTTCTTTAATCTATAGGCTACCGTTTTGTCTTCGCCTGTGAAAAATTTTACATAATACACGCCTATCTTCCTTTCTCAATGAAATCATTCTTTTATTCAATGAATTGCTAACCTATTATTTACATGACCACATATTTTGCATTTTTTCTCATGTGTAAACCACCCATGATCTATTTTTACCAATTCATACTCGTGTTTGTGATCACTTTTCTTTGAAGATTTACTCATTAATATTCACTCCTAGATAACTCTTTAAATATTTTATATCTTTTTCAACATTTTTAATTTGGTTATCAATAATTTTTTGTGCTAATTCAAAATCAACTATCTTTTCATGAGCCATATCTGATACATTTCTAATTAGCTGCGCTTTGTCATTAATATTTCTTGAAAAATCTACTATAGAGTTAATTTGTAGTTTACTTGGTGACAATTTATTGTTAATCTTATCTCGTTCCTCAAATACATTATCAATCACTTTAGACCATTTCTCAATATGATTCCTATTACTCTTTGTCATCATCATTACCTCCTAAAATATCCGAAAATAGATCTTCTAACTCAATTTTCCTATTATTAATATAAAATCCAGCCCTATCTGCTGTCGCTTTAGTTACCTTTAGTCCATTTTCTTCAGCTATTCTTCTTATTCTGTCTTCCGATAAATCCCAGCTCAAATTATCAACTCCTGTTATGATAAAATTCATGCTTTATTCCTTATCATCCCAACTACAATTGTCTCCAATAAATTCCCATATCCAATCTTTAAAATCCTCTTCAATTTCATCGTCCGTTGTTTCTTCCTCGTATTCAAATTCTTCTGTAATTTCGTCTCCCCATCCTCTTTGAAACCTAAATATGACTGATCTCATATTAATTCCTCCTATAAAATTGATATTTTAACTCAATAGCTTCTTTCTGGACAAATGTTTTTCCAATCCATTTCAATAATATTTCCTTTATCATCTGTCACCCATTCATCTGTATAGAAACACCTACTCATCACTCTCTTAATATCATCTAGCGTATCAAATTTAGTTGAATGTGGAATGCCTCTATCTTGCGACCATCCTGTAGGCTTCCAATGCAAATTGTAATGCTTACTCATCTAATTCCTCCCAATGACCGTCAATATTTTCAGTAACCCAATCCTTATAATATTCTTCGACAACCTCTTCTTTCTCCATTTCATCTAATCCCTCAAGAAAATTGTCCGCGATCTCAACTTCCTCCTCTACTTTTGACCCAACATAACGTGTACTTACTGTAAATAAGAATTTTGCCACTTACATTCCTTCCTTTCCAACAAATTTATTATTTTAATCTATAGCTTAGCAGCTAACTCGTATACCAACTCTTTAATTTTAGCCGATTTGTTTTGCTCCTCATTGATCATATCAATAACTTTGCTCAATTCCTTTTCTAAGTCAGACCCACTCTCAGCATGTTCTCGTAAAATCATCATCATATTTTGCTGAATCCGTGAAAAATCAACTTTTTCAACATTATTAGTTTCCATTATTAAATTCTCCTTTTATAATTATTTTTTAAACTGCTAAATGGTTGATTGAGAATATTTTGTTGCCTTTGACATAATATTCAATTATATCTCCTGATGGTTTGTATTCCGTTTCTTCGAGTTTATATCCTTTCTTCAACAATTCTTTTATCTTTTTGTTATATCTCAACCCATCTTCGTCTGTGTAGCCAACTATGAGATCTTCTCTAATGATATTTAAATGCATTTTAGTTCCTCTTCCAACTCATCTATCTCTTTTTGAACATTTTCTTTTGTCAATTTTATCACCCTCTTTTTTTATTTAATCCCTTGAATATTTATTCTTCTTCATAATGTTCTTCTTCAAGCCTTTGATCCATTTGTTTTGTCATTTCCTTTGTAATCTTGTTATCTCTTTCCCACTCAACCAATTCTAAATAAACATTTGCATTGTCAATTATCCCATCTTCATTTGCCATTCTCTCTAAAATATCACTATATTCCTTATATTGTTTTTCATTATACAATTTCTTCATTTTAATCACTCCTAACAAATTTATTATCTCACAACTTCTTTATTTCTTCCCACACTACCTTTATGGCATTTTGCTTGTCTTCGTCTGCTTCTGCTATCTCAAGCAACCAACCCTCTGACACAAGCCTGAGTAAGTCAATATCCTTGTTGTTACTAACACCTTTTTTTGTTCCAAGTAAATCATCTAATGACACGTCAAAATAATCCGCCAAAATAACCAATGAATTCAGATTTGGTTCTCTACCACCAATTTCGTATTTTGAGTAACCCGACCTGCTTATGTTAATTATTTTTGATAAATCATCCATTGTTTTTTTCTTATTTTTTCTTAATAATCTTAACTTCTTCCCAAATTCTGTTTGAGCCCTTTCTGAAACTTCTTTTTCGTCTACGTGATAAGAAAAATCATCGTCGGTCTTTGTCAGCCATCGACTATCTACGTCAAAAATTTCTGCCAATTTGTCTAGTTGCTCAGGAGTTGGTCTTGCATAGCCTGTTTCATAATTTGTTATAGTTGTTCTTGTTACTCCTGCCTTCATAGCTAATTGTGATTGAGTTAGCGCCTTTGTGTGACGTAAATATTTTATTTTTTTTGCCAATACTCTGTCTGTCATTATCAAACAACTCCCGCTATAAAATGTTTATTTTAACCTATACTTTAAAACTCTACCCCGATGATTTTTCATCTCTAAATAAATTGAATCAAAGTCTAATATATTTTTAACCTCATCGACTTTAATTGTTCTTGTTAGATTTAATTCAAAAATTGTTTTTGGTGGGGTATTTATTATGTTTATATCATCGATTCCATAGGAAATTTTCCCATTTCTTTCGGTAGATTTGTCATATAACTTATCTTTTAACAATAATTCTTTATTCTTATAGATGCATAAAGATAAGTCACGAAAAACTTTAGGTACTTCGGAACTATTGTATACTTCTAATGTCGTTTGAATTTGAATCTCACTTGCTTTGTTCTTTTCCGCTGCTCCTAGCTTTTGGTATGATCCCCATCCTTCGTCAACATTATTTCGGAACTCTAAATCAAACAATCTAACATATATTCTCAAGCTACCAACATTCTTTAGCAACTGAGATGATGTAAGTGTTACAACAACTCCTAACAATGTTCCTATGATGGATTGATACTCTAAAAAAACTTCCTTTAACTGATCCACACCCTTTATCCCCTTTGTAATAAGATAAAACATATATTTTATTGATTAATTCTATTTTAAATTATAATTATATAGAAGTCAATAAAAAAAGACATCTTTTTTATTTAGATGCCTTTTTCAGTAGATCTGTATATTCTGGGTATATTTTTAATAAATCCTTCTTGATACTTATTAATGACTGATACATACGGTCATCATCATTTGTATTTATAGAGAACCTTTTGAACAAACCATTTACAACGGCTTCTGAGTGTATGCTGATTTTATATCCTCTGTCTATTATCAACTTCAAAAAGTATGCTTTCCCAGATTTTTCAACATTTTTTAAACTTAAATTCAAACCTGTATATTTACTGAAAGCTTTGGCACGCATAGATAGCGTTGGACTACTTACACGAGTATTCCCGACATTTACTCCGACAATGGTTGGTTTGAATATATAATCAGTACCAACAACGTCATAATATGTTCTAAAGTTTTTCGTTTTATTTCTATTTTCAACCGAATTTAAATCCATATATCTATTATAAATGTTTGTATTCTTGACTTTATCAACAAGATACAAACAATAGTCATCAACAATAATATCATTGTAATAATTATTTATTTGGCTCATTCTTAAAATTTTGTTATCAAAATCAAAATGATCATGTTTAATTTCAGTCAACACACTTGTTTTATTGCTTGCTGCACCCAAAAAAGCCAAATATACCAACAGCATGTCTTGATAATTTAAAAGAGGCTGTATTTCAACCATGTCATGTGATTTACCAATTGCATTGTATACAGAGTTGAAGCTCAACAAATCTTTGTCCTTAATAGTAATACCTTCTAACTCATCCTCAGTAACGGTGGATGCTTCAATTATATTTAAACGCTTCTCTCCTTGTTGTAAACCCCATTCTTGATACATTTTAAGCCAATCAAGATAGCTCTTAGCGCTCCCTTTGGTTATCTTCTTATCTTTTAACCAACTAATAATTTCTTCTTTGTTAAAGTCTAAAATATCCTTATTTAGTTTCTGTTCATAAGAAAATGTATTTGCAAAAAACCATCTCCAATGATTTTCATTGTTTATAAATTTATTAATAAATTCATTTTTGTTTTTAGCCTGGTAAATCCCCATAATTTTCACCCTTTCATTTTTACTATGATACCACATTACACTTGTTTTTAAACAATTATGTTTGATTACCACAAAAATATTATATAATTATAAAAAAATATTGTAAAGCCTGATTATGAACTTATTGGTTAATGTAACACAAATGTAATAAAGCCCACTATCGCAAGTGGACTTTAGATGTTATATTAAAAAATAATCATTGTTTTTCGTTGGAGCATCCCATAATTGTAATATAGATAGTAATGATGACGATTTTCGATTTAAATACTTTTCAAATAGTTCCTCATATGTTATACTAAGGTCATTAAGTAATTGAATATGAATATGCTCGACTGGTTCTTGAAATAGCCCTTCAAGAGCCAGTTTTTCGTTTTCTCTACACTTATTACTAAAGTCTTCTTTGTTTGTCATACTCTTCTCTCGTTTGTAACTTTGAAAATGCAGAATATCAAAAGGAAAATTACCAGTGTTGTGAAAATCATCATATACCATCAAATCTTTATCGTCAGAAATCAAAAAACAAAATAATTCAACGTGTTTCAACAGTTTCGCCCCATATTTTTTAGCCATATTGATTTTATATTGTTCTAACATATATTTCTCCTCCTCGATGTTTTCATTATACTATAACCCACAAATAAGAACAAGTGTTCCTATATACATTTATTATTCATTTTTTTATTTTTTATAAAATTTTATAAATGTATTTTTTAGATAACAAAAGCGCTACTATTAAAGTAACGCTTTTGTTGTGTTTCTAGCCTGGAGTTGGATCGGGATCAACATTCATTAAAATTTCGTAGTCCGTGCTATCATCTACTGCCATTGAAAATGTTTCGTGGTGTTCCTGGTCATATGTTTGATAAGATAATTGCGTATCATCTTGACTTGCAACACCAAAAGATAGACCAACTACAATCAATAGTGCTAAAATAACTCTTTTCAACTTCTCACCCCCTTTCAAAGTTAAGATATGTGTTTAATTGGCTTTTTTAATTGCTTCAATCAACCGATTGGATGAGTAGTGTTCTATTAATTTTTGTTCAGGTATTTTCGCTAAAAAATAATCTCCATCATTAACAAATCTAGTAAAAGACTCTAATATTCTTTCTTTATCTCCTTTTATTATTCCGTTGATATAAACATCTAAGTAATCTTTCTCATCGCAAATAAATATTTGATTAATTTTATTTTTTTTAATCGCATTAATTTTGTCAAACCTTGATGCAATCCCTTTTACATTCTGTTCTCCTACAATTTTAAAATATTCAATAGCTTTATTTTTATATAAATTCATCTTTTCTAATGATTCATCCATATAAGAAAGCGCAATGCTATTGTAGGCAAAACCCAAAAAACTATTAGAGATATTTAAAGATATAATTTCACTACATATTTCTCTAGATTTTTCAATGTCCATTTTGTATCTAAGTTCTACGTGAGATTTTATTTGTAAAAATCGAGCTTTATAGTATTGAAATAAATTTGATCCCTCTATTTCATTTATCTTCTTAGATAGTAAAAGACAAATGCTATCGGTAGCTCTAAAGTTTTTTTCAATATAGAAATAATACATTTCCATTATTTTCAAAAAAACTTTGAATTCGGATTTATTGATTTTTAGATCCTCAATTGCCAGATACATATCCAAAGCTGAAATAAATCCTTGTTTCCAGTCTAAAAATACACTATACACCTCAGTAGCTTCTTTGACATCTTGATTTTTAAAACTCTTTGACCTTTCAACAATTTCTCTAGCCGAATCAAATTGATGATTAATTGCCATATACTCCAACGCTACTAAAATATGGCTTGGTTTAGTGATAGATTGGCAATATTCTCTTAACAATTCTATCTCTTTTTCTGGGTCTAAAAACTTGACTAGCGACAAAACAATATCGAATCTAATAGATTCATTTGACGTTAAGAATTTATGGATAATCCCTTCAGAGCAATTAATTTGTTTACTTATATGGTTATAAGTGTACCCCTTTACTTCCATTGTGTTTAACAGTTGTTGTCTAATCATGCCTAAGTCACCCTCGCTGATATTGGTATGAACCAATAATACCATTTTTGTTTCATATTTGCAACGATTTTTTCCCAATATTTTCATTGTTTTTACTACTTATTTCATATATACTTTCCATATACATATAATAGAGGTGGTAAACGGATATGAATTTTATTATCGCAGAAAACTTAAAATTAATACGCTCCACAAATGGCTACTCACTAAGTCTTGTTAGCGAAGGAACGGGTATCACAAAATCAACCTTATCTAGAATAGAAAATGGTAAATCACCTATAACGGTTGACCACCTAGATAGTTTAACCTCATTTTACAACATTGATATTAAATTGCTATTCATTAAAATTAAAAATGAAAACAAACGTGAATACATAAATTTATTAGAAAAAATTAAACGAACACCGATTGAAAATGTAAGCATCGAAATGTTGAGAAAATTTGTTTAACTTTAAATATATTATAATACATTTTCTCAACATTTGTACGACTAATCGTTCGACACTTATCGACTAAATGCGATTTTTATTCATTCTTGCCAACTAACAATTCTACGTGGTAAGCGTCATCGTCGTCAATTAATTGCGCTATCGCCCGTAGTTTATTGGCAAGTACCGAACCTGTATCTTCATTTTTTAACTCAAATAAAAAACTAAAGTCGTCATTTAATTCATGACTAAATTTATCGATATTATCCTGTTTGATTTCAGTGTTTTCTGGACTAGATATTTTATTTTCCTCGCCACTATCACCCTGACTGTAACTACTACCAACACCTAGCATATCGTAGTCTGACTCTTCCTTATTTTCTTGATTATATATAAAAGCTTCATCTTCAATAGTTTCTTGTTCGTTTCTAGCAGCCTTTCTCCATTGGGATCTACTTGATTTCAGACTAGATGAAGATTTATATCCCCAATAATCCGCCAATTCTTCATAAGTAAACCCATCATCATTTAAATACTTATCAAGTAAATTATTTTTTTCTTTTGGACTTAGCTTATTAAATTCTTTTCTATTAATAATTTTATCAGCCACAACAGATGCACCCTTTTCTTCATTTATTAATTTATTTTTAATATTATAAAAAGATGTTTCACTAATACCCATAGATTCTGCGATATGTCTATTTGTATTATTTTTCATCCATCTTAATAATAGTTCTTTTTGTCTTCCTCGATTTAAATTTTTAAAATCCCTGTAATTCATTATATCAATATATAAGTTAGACACTTTAGTCTTAGAATTTTTTTTATTAGGCTGACCTTTAAAATTCGACAATCCCCTCCAATAGCCACTTGATTTTGCTTTTTCACCTCTACTCACCTTATTGTGAGAACCCCTACCGATGCGCTTTTGAGTGCTTATCTCTTTGTTAAACATCCGAGTAATTTCTTCTGAACTTTCTAATTTAACCATAATTAGCACCTCCCATCTTAACCCTATTATACCTTAATTTTTAACTTTTTAAAACTGTTTAATTAGTTTTCCGGTAAAAAATTCTTCAGTCTTCCCATCCATGATTAAACTTGAATCATTTAATTTATCTTCTAACATTTCTAACAACATTTGATCGATCTCTGCCTCTTCTACATATAAATAATGTATGTTTACAGGTCTTGTTTGACTGATTCTGTGAATTCGTTTTTCCATCTGGTTAACCATCGTTACTGGAGACCAATGGAAGTCAATTACAACCATGTGTGCTGCTTTAGTTAAAGTTATACCCTCACCTGCTGCATCAATATTACCAACAAAAACTTTCTTCTCACCATTTTGAAACATATCTACTGCATTTTGTCTGTCTTTAGCTTCGACATCACCTGTAATTTTTACTACATTATTGTTAAATTTACTTTCTATATAGTCTGCAACATCTGTATAATTAGTAAACACAACCACTGATTCATCCTGCTCCAACAAATCTTTAATTAAATTAACAGACTCTTTTGCTTTCGCCAAAGCTAGCTCCATTCTTGCTATATTTAATCTAACAAGATGTTGACCATTTTTATTAAATTTTATTCTATTGTTAAGATAGTCTTTAATCGCCTTATTATATTTTGACATATTTATTTTAACAGGTATAAAGTTTCTAATTCGATCTGGCAGATCTACATAGTCTTCGGTTTTTAATCGAACCATATAATTAGGATACAATCTTTCATTCAATTTCTCTTTATTGCTTGAACCTAGATAAGTTACCCCAAAACCACTACTCCTATCGGGCTGGCAATATGTGTTAGCAAACCTAAACCAGTTATCTGATGATGGGTGATCTATGAGTCTTAAGAGGTTGAATATATCCTTAGTATAATTGATAAATGGAGTTGCCGTAATAGGGAACACATACTCTATATTACTTGCTATTTGCAGACTAAGCTTTGCTCGTTTACTAGATGGATTACCTCTACCATTAATGCCTCTAAGCTTGTGCGCTTCATCAAAAACAACGATATTAAAATCTTCATTTAATATATTCTCCATAAACCGATCAATAATATCATAGTTGATAATTACATATTGGCTCATTTTCCATTCATCTTTACTATTTAGAACATTGACTTCAGCATGTTTATTAATTTTGTAGATCTCTTTCTTCCAATTCTCTTTAATAGTAGCTGGACAAATAATTAAAGTCGGTTTATTAATATACTCACAAGCCATTACTGTTATAGCTGTTTTCCCCAATCCAGCCTCTAAAGCATCAATTACTTTCTTACCACCCACTAATTTGTTTACAGTATCTATTTGAAAATTATATGGATCAATTGTACTACTAGGAAAATCTTCTGGTGATATTTTACCATCGCTGTTATAGTGATTTGAAGTAAATTTTTCTAATTCGCTAATATCCACATAATTAAGTTTTTTTAGTTTTTCATACAACCAATCTATATCAGACTTTTGAACTCTCCATGATTTGTTTTTGGAATTATACTGTCTGTTCTCTAGATTTTTAATCTGATTTAATATATTCTTATCATAATCAAAGTTGATAGTTATTGATTTTGAATTTTCTTTAACATTCAATTTAACTGTTTTAATTACTTCTCTCTTATCTTCTGCATTATATGTTTGTTGGTCATCTATGTTATCAACAACACCGTTCAATCTTTTAACAATGTCATTGTTATTTTCTTTAATTTGTTCTAAAAAGTGTAAAATATACGTTTTGTCAAAAACCCAAACATTATTATTTTCATCATAACTAGAATCTGGTATTTTTTTAATTTCATTGTATAATTCATAATCATACTCGTTTCCCATACTTATGTTTTTTTTATCTACACTAACAAACATCCCCAATCACCTCTGGTCGTCTGGATTTTGATACTCTATTATTAAACTCACATCTTTAATATTTAATGCCTTCATTATCTTTGTTAAATTATCTAGGTTTAATTTACCGGTTTGATTATGAGCATAACTATAGACAGTTGCGTATCTCAATTCAGCTTTCTTTGATAAGAACCTTATGCTTATTTGATGGTCTTTAAGATATTCCAATAATTTTAACCTCATATAACTCTACCTTTCAACGATAAATTTGTGTTTCTGTTATATTTATTTCCTACCACCCCTAAAGGTAAGAGGTGGTGGTTCTTTTACTTAGATAAGGTTACTTCTGCTATATTTTCTCCCCAATAATCCAATTGGACGAAAATATTGCCCTCTGTGATATCTAAGTCTTTATTCGCTTCAAAAACAACACTACCACGTAATTGAGAACCTGATTTTATTTCACTCGAAAATATATTTCCTTCTGTTCCAATAGCTGAAACAACGCTGCTGTCAGTAATAGGACTATGTTCTACTCCATTACCATCTAAAAACTTTATTGAACCAGGATCAATTGATATTGGGTCATTACCTTTATTTTCAATTGTTACACTAGATGCAATAAACTTACTGTTTTGTTCTGTGGGTTTGACAATAGTTTCTCCTGTATCAACCCCCTCTAAAGAACCTATAGTATTTAATGTAAAAGAAACGCTGTTTATCGTTGCTTGTTCACCTATACCAACTTCTAACTCTTTAATCTCTTCTTCTTTAACATCCTCTGATCCACTTTCACTATTCATATTTTTTGTATTCACATCATCATCGACAACTTCACTGGATTTATTTTTTACTTCTGAGGCTTGACCACCACTTTCTCCTGTTCCACATCCTCCTAATAAAAAAAGTATGCTTGTAATGGCGATTGCAAATAAATATAATTTCTTTGTTTCTCTCATAAATATCATCTCCTTTTTACTATTATCTTCCTCTAATAATAAGTATATGATATTTATGAGTGTTATCGCAATTTTTTTAGCGATATTTTGTACATTCTGTTATACAAATATATTAATATGAGTTTTCTGTTTTATCTTAATAATCCAGTGATAATATCTATATAGTGATAATATCTATATTCTGTTATATCAATTAGTACACTACTATATATAAAACAAATAACGATAATTACACGATAAGTTAAAATTCACATTTTATTAGCTAATGAGCTTCTATTTTTATTATTAATCTATTATTTAGGTTGCAGCGTTCTTCATATGCTTCTGTAAACATTAATTCGACTATCGCATTTGTATCTAATACATAAATAGGCAGTTCAGTTTCAACGTCATCTACATAATACTCGCCTTGACCAACGCTTCTTATGTTACAAGTATAAGTGCGTCCTTCCTTCTTGACGTTAAACTTACTATCTTTATTAATCATATTAATGCCTCCTTATCCAATAAATAATCTATTTTATTAATACTTGTTCCCAAAATGATAGACATAGTCATCAAAAGAAATTACTCTATATTCTTTATAAAATGCTTACCGTGTACATTTTTGATTCCACCACTCATATTAATGCTGATATCGTTAATAGTTAAATTTTCATTATTTAACAAATCTTTTATAACGCTACTCTTTAATACATCGTTTTCCCATTTATTATATAAAGTTGTATTCATTCTAATCCCTCCATATAATCCTTTAAAATTCCGTTTTTATCGGAAGGCTAGCGATATTTGTACTAGCCTGTTATACTGTTTCTTGTTCCTTATACAAAGGTGACAATCCGTATCTTTTAATAGCGTTCTGAATCAATGTCTCTAACTTTTCTTTATTCATACTAACCGCCTTACTAGCTACATCTTTTGCTTCTCTTTGCGTTGCTTTATTGGTTGCTATATTTAATCCAGTTTGTTCCTCTACAATGCTATATGTGTTATCTTCATTGTATTTTAAATAGGCTTTAATACCCTCAATGTTTAACTTTTTACCATGAGATTCAACAAAATTATGTTGACCATTATCATTCTTTAACCAGTAGAATTTTTGAACATTATTAGATGAAGTATTATTACTTCCTTTATACTCTCTATCCTCAAAGACCGCCTTAACTTTGGCTGTTATAGTAATGTTTTTGTCATCCATTGATACATTATCAAATACTTTAAACAGTATGTCTTTCTCTAACTTCATAGTAGGGTATCCTTCAATAGTATATTCTCTCTTATTTTGATCTGTATCATTTTCATTTTCGACATACATTTGTAGGTAATGTATGCAATAATCTTGATTACCTAGCATAATAGTGAATTTTTCATGCATTGCATTGTAAAATGATTCCTTTTCTTCATCTACATATATACTTTTGATCTTTTCCCAGTGATTATCTAGTATGGATGTTATAGGATTGACTTCAAATTTATCTAGTATTTTCTCCCCGATTAAATGCCATTCCCTCTGCTTTCTTTCTCTTCTTTCTTTGTGTTCTTGCTCCTCTTTCTGTCTTTTCGCTTCTGTCTCTTCTCTTTCCTTTTGTGCTCTTTCTTGCTCCAGCCTTTCCTTTTGCTCTTTTTCTACCTTCTCATTATCAATAAATAATTGTGCTTTTTCTTCATTTAGTAAATCATTGTTGATTAAGTGTAATGCGTAGTTATAAGCTGTTTTCGTTACTTCAGTATAAGTATTGTCGTCATGTTGTATCTTGTAAAGTGTTTTAGGCTTTGTATAATCGTCTAAACGTCTACTGTAATATGAGTAATTTTCTTCAAAATTAGGCTTGCTACCTTCTTGTAACTTGATAAAAACATATTCTTTCATCGACATTACTTCACCATCAAACCTCCATAGTTTATCAAGTGTATTTTTAATTTTTGCTACTTGCATAGGTTTTTTATTGTTTGTAAATCCAAAGTAAGTATTTTTTAAATTCATCATGTTTCATCTCCTTTAATTTTTCCTATAAAATAATCGTTTTAACCCTCACTATATGTATATAAACAAGTTATACAAAATTACACGATTACTCATAAATAATTTCAAACTTTTCCAACCCTGTTCGATCATAGTTAAAATGATAAATATGACTATCTATGATATTTACTATCTCTTCATACTCATATTTATCCAACGAATAAGCATGTAGAATGCCTCCATGTAGCGCAAACAAAATTGAATCTGTCTCAAAAATTTTTAACCTTGATACATCGAACACATAGTCTGTAGAATCTAAATAAAAATAGCTATGATTATCTAAACGCTTCAACTCTATCAACAACGTGTCTTTTGTCATAAATGCCACCTCCTATTTGATATTTCTGGTGATATTTATTGGTTTCTGTTATATAAATATATGTTAATTATAAATTATTATAAATTTAATTTCAACATATATTTATATTAAATATTAATTGTTGCAATAAAATTATTTTTGATACGATTAATTGTTTTAACCTCTTCTTCTAGCCCATCCTTATAAAAACAGGTTTCAATCATAAATTTGATCTGTTTTTCTTGTTGCTTTAATAATCTCAACAAATATAGTTTTCCTGTTTACTCATAGCTGCACCCCTAGCAATATTTTTTTGTTTCTGTTATATAGAGTTAGTATTTGTGAAAATATATACCAACTCTATATATTTGTATTTCAAGCACCTACTCAACAATATCAACAATAGTATATTTGTTTTCAATTCCAGTTGAAGCTGTTACTTCTTCATTTGAAAGCACATCGTTTAAAAAAGATATAATACCATCTTTTGTCATTCTCTCCTCTAATACCATTGAGACCGTGTTACTATCTGGGTCAATCGGTTCAGCGACAACAACCCTCTTGTTTCTATTTTCAAAATCAATTTTATTAAATTGGTCAATATCTGCAATTGTCATTAAATGATTGTACTGTGTTTTTTCCTCAATATTCAACTCCAATTTTTCTCCTTCTTCATCAATTAATAAGTGGTCATTGTGTGATAACCATTCCTTCATACTTTGATAAACTTCAAAATGTACTAAATCATCAACAAACACTGTTTTTCTTTCTTTTTTACTATTTCCCGTAAGTCTCACATCTGCCAATAATTCATAAACTTCTAGCTTACTACCGTTATTCAAATTTACTTTTACCATAATTTTCACCCCTATTTTTTTAACTTTTATACTAATATTTTACTATAGATTTCCAGCGATTAAAAGTAGTTTTTGTTATATAAAATGATACATTTATTGGATAGATACATTTGTAACTGTTATAAGATTTCTACTTATTAACATATCCCTAGATACTAATGTAATGGCTTTTTCTTTGGCTGATTCTCTATCCGCATCCCAAATATTTATATAGCCATTATAATTAAAATCCATTCCCCTAGCGTTCCAGCTAACTATATAATTTCTTCCATCCATTTCTTACGCTCTCCTTATATAAATTATCGCACCAGTTCTTTTACTTCTGATCGCAAACCTTCAATTATTCCATCATTCTTTAATTCATATTTATTATTGAATCTATATACATCATATAAGAATATTTGTTCACCATTCGCATTAATTCTAGCCCTTTTAAAAGGCTTTCTAATTCTTATGTTGCCTTTACTTGGTTGCATAGTTTCAAGCGTGGCGACTTTTTCATTGTCTTTTATAGTAACCGTAAACCATGCGTCAGTGATACAAGATCCATTTTTATATAATTCGTTATGAATGCTATCAAAGAACTCTTTATCAGTCATAATTAACATACTCCTTCTAAGCTATTTTTTAACTATTAGCTTTATTAATCGCTTTTAGTTCTTCATCTATGATTTTATGCGCATACTCTGTTGGAGCAAATTTAACTCTTTCTAATACCTTTTTGTAAAGTTCTGCCTTATTGCTCTGTTTAATTAAATAATCATAATCTTCCTCTTGCGCTCTTAAGACTCCACTATCCTTACTTCCTAAAAAGCTTTTATTCAAAACTGCCACCCCTTATATTATAATTCTTTTTAAAATGGTAATTTTATTCTATACTAATTAATTCAAATATATCAATAGTTTCCTCCTTTTAAATAATCCGATAATATGAAAGAAAATTCTCCTGCTTTATAGTCTCCTGCATAGTTAGCATTAGTGAAAGCATGTTCTAATTTTTTTACTGTTCCTCTTTGGTCAAACACATTTTCATTCTTCAAAATTGCGTTTACATCGTTTATAATAAACGGTAGATCACTTTCACTAGCTAATTTTACAGATACCCTTTTAATTAATTCAATCGTCATTGTAAATCCCTCCTAATTTTAAGACAAAAATTATAGATTTAACTTAATATTACAAGTAAATATCTGGTGTATTGTATCCTTTAGTGGCTTGTAAATAATCCTCTTTTGTAACCTCTTTACATGAAACAAGATAATCTCTATCTATTAATTGAAAGTGCCCATCTATAACATTATAACCTTCTACCCATTTTTTACCTTTTAATTTTTCGTTTTGTGTTCCGTTGCATTCATTCTCATAAGCTATAAAATGTAATAGTGCTTCGTTTGATGTAGGATTGACAACTTCACTTTCTCTAAAATAACCTAAAATTTTTATATGTTCCATTTTACATTCTCCTTTTATTAATTATCCTTTAAAATTAATAATGTTTTTTTCACAATAATTCATTGCTTTTGTCACTGTTGTAAATCCATCTTTTATCATTTTTCTATTGTCTCTGTCTAGTGTTATTGAAATACTCTCATCCTTTTCTTTTACAATTGCATAATTTAACATTCTTGTATTCTCCTTTTCGATTAAAATGTAGTATTTATTGCAACGTGTATTTATAAATCCCTATCCATACTTGTATAGTATTTTTTGAATACCCTATTAATTCTAATCCTCTGAATAGATTCCTTTTATCTGTCTTATTGAATTTCTTTACTTTATCCTTATTGATACATGCTAAGTCAAAGTTATGTTTTTTAAATAAGCACAATAATAACTGTTTCCCTTTTGTATAATCGTTTGATGTCTTTGTCATCTCTTTTCTTACTTGATCTTGCCATTTTGCCATAATTAACAACCTCCATAAGATAAAATTATAGTTTTAATTGATTAATTGTTATGTTTAACTTAACTTGATTATATACTATGTTGAGTATATAATCAATACTTTTTTATATTAAATTATAATTAATTTTATTAAATAGTTAACTCCTACCATTAAAATGAAAAATGAAATGCCATAAAAATAGAAAGCATCACTCCAGCAAATATGATCTTCACCAAAAAAATATTGATTAATCAATCTAATAGCTTTCATACTCTACACTCCTTATTACATGAATTGCATATAATCGTAAAATTTTTCATCGACTAAGCTCCTTATTAAATATATTTCTCCAATGCTTCACTTGGATTATCGTACTCATTTTCATCTAAGAATAGCCAGTCAGTACTTCTTTTTGAATCACGTTTTGTCGCTCTCCATTTGCCATTAATGTTTATTGCTCTATAATCTCCTACAAACCAATTATTTTTAGTTAACATTATCTCATTACCTCCATTCTAATAATTGCATTAGCTTTATTATCAAGTCTAACTGCTGCACGATATTCAAAGTTAGATAAATAAGTTCTAACATCCTCTGACCAGTAACCGTTATTTTTAATAATTGATACTAATTCATTAACATGTTTCTTTAATACTTTTTGTTTCATACTCCACACTCCTTTTCCAGTAAAATTTGAATTTTATGTGATTCTTCATACAATAACTTTTAACTTGATTATATTGTACTACATATAGTATATAAAATCAATACTTTTTTTATATTAAATTATAATTAATTTACACTTTAATTTCTTTATTAATAATGATACAACCTTGTTTAATAAGTTTATTAACTATATCATCAATTTTTATGATTGTTTCCTGCAAGTTGCCTGTCGTGATATCTTTTACGTATCCTTTAGACCATGCCATCACACTATTATCATACCCGTATAAATCAATTATTTCTTTGCTTTCTTTATCTTGCACTTCTATATAATATTTTAATTTCATATCGCATATACTCCTTTATAATTTTTCAATACTAACAATAAGTAATACATATTTCTTCATAGTCATTCAATGCCTCCATATACGTAGAACATTGGCTATATTCTACGTGGTGACCTTCACAATGTATATAATAAGCAACCTTATAAATAGTATCACTTAATTTTAGTATTTTTACTGTAAGTCCATCTTCATAATATCCATCTTTAAGTACAGTTAACTTTATTGTTTCCACAATTAAAACCTCCTAAAATTTAATAGCTTAACGAGTGAGCATATCTATATGCTTTATTTATCTCTTTTTCTGCAATATCATTAAATTTTTTATTGTTTACCATATCTTTAATATTTAAAAAAGCACTATGGCTATCGGTTGCTATATCATAAGCGTTTATAAAGTTAGTTTGACCGTAAACCTTTCTAACCTTCTCTAATAGTCTATTTAATAATCTTTGTTCGCTATTATTCATTTTTATTTCTCCTTTATAATTCAATAAATTGATCAGATCTATGTTGCTTATATTCAACAGTTGAAATATGTGTTTTAAAAAAACTATCGTATTTATCTAGTGTGACTTTTAACATTCCATTTTCATTAGTGTGCTTACAATGTGCTACATAAAAACGTGACATTCCTTCATTATGTGTCAACTTAATATCAGAAAACGAGTCACTATATTGTTTCTGTAAAGCTTTTAACATTGTATTTTTATCTCTATGCGTATGATATAATGCCATCTTATACACTCCTTATATTTTAATTAATTAGATATATTTTTCATAAAAATCTATAGCGCAATTTAATTTACTATTGTATGTTTTTATATCGTTAAACGCTTGTAATGTAAGATCACCTTAGTTAGTATATAGTGTAAAGTATAAAATGATATTAAATTATAATTAATTATAATATAGTAACTTTTACTTTACCATTATAATGTGATAATGCTACAGATAACGTATGTTTATCTTGATAGTATAGATCAATATATATCTTATTGTTTTTCATTTTTATTTTGCTATCATCAAATAGTAGCCGCTTTTTAACATAGTTAATAAATACTTCTACAACGTCCATTTTTCTATTAGTATTGTAATTAAATTCAAAGCTTAATTGTTTTGTCTCCATACTTACCACCTTTTTTAGATCGTTTCTGCATAAGCAAGCCATTTATAATCGTTATTGCTTTCTAGGTTAACAACATCAATATCATTTTCAGTTCCGTTCCATTCTAATGTAATCGTATCACCTATACTAACATTTGCATATGGTACTTCATCACGATATAATAATATTTTCTGACCATCTTGTGTTTTGTTTATTGCTAAGCCATAAATTTTATTATCTTGTATATCGGTTATAACGTATTGATATTGTTGATTATTATTTACATTGCTTAATTGAACAACTTGTGGTGATTGTGACTGACAACCTGCTACAATAGATAATATTGATAAAGATAAGATAATAATAATTTTATTCATAATTCTTCATCTCCTTTTTTTTTAATTGTTATGTTTAACTCACTTATTATTATATACTACTCGTATTTATTATTTTATAAATAATATTCGTTTAAATCATAGCCCATTTTGGTTAACCATTTTTCTATACGCTCAAATTTTGTAACTTTAATAATTTGCTCTATATCGTCTATGCTTTTACCCATTGCATTTTGATCTTCAATAAACACATTTAACACATAGTCCTTGTAACTCATTTCTATACACTCCTTTAATAGTTAATATTTGAATTTTATAAACTGATTTCTTGATGTAATAACTTTTAACTTAACTCTATTTTATACTATGTTAAGTATATAGTCAATACTTTTTTATATTAAATTATAATTAATTTATCGTTAACTACCATATATATATTTAATAGTAGCTTCTGGATAACGTTTATAAAAACGTCGCTTTACTTCTTTAATATATCCTGTTTCAAAAAATGTAACTTCTTCACCATTCATATCACCAATCACCATGAAATTATACATAATATTATCTCTCCTTTATTTAATCTATATATAATATAACATAATCATTATACTATTACAACAATAAATTAATATTAAATTATAATTATATTTTACTTTATTATATATAATAGGTGCAAACATGATGATAATATAGATGATTATATTAATTTGTACTGTCTATGTGTCGTGGACATTTATATAATCTTGTCCATATTTGTCCATATAAGATATACAATAAAAATCGCCTGTTACAATAGCGAAAATTTACCTAAAGTTATGACACAAGAGCCATATATAACATGTGATCATACCTATTCTCATCATGTAATTAGATAGTAGATGATCTCTTTTTTATTACATAATAACCATAATATTATCTGTTATATAAGTGTGTAGTGATAACCAATATTATCATTACACAATATAACACTGATACATCAACATTTATAAGGTGGGGGGCTACTAAAAAACTTGACAATTTTACATACCCCAGCTATAATGATTGAACACTTCAATCTCCACACATACCTAATTTTTCATCATATTTTCCATAAATTTTACCTTATCAATTTTATATAATTTTATCTATATTTACCCTATTTTTTGTATCGGAATTGGTCTCGGAAGAGTATCGGATAATCCTTGTCATATCAACTTTTATAGCCATTTTACCTTCATCATATTTTCCCTTATTTCTACTAAATTGTACATAAAAACAGCTATAAACACCGTTATATCAACATTTGTACGATAAAAATGTACCGATACCCATATTTACCCCTATATATACCCTTAAAATTAACCGTATTTGTTGATGTGATAGGCTTTTTACGATAGGAAGCTCTATCGAACGATTTTACACTCACACATTCAGGAATTAAAAATTAATACTATTCGGACAAAAGTGGTTTTTACTTTTGTGCGTTTTGTATGTTTCTCGTGGTTTTTGCGAAAACATGCAAAGGGCTTCTGACTTTGACTTTAATAATTATCATAATAAAAAACGACCCTTGAATTAGGATCGTATATGCATACAAATATCTTTAGTAAATTCTCTATATTCTCTTTTAAGAGATAGGGCTATCAAGTACCGTCATATCAACATTTTCAAAAAGTTTTAGTAAGTCCAATTTACTAAAATGGATTTTAGGCTAATATTTTACGTATATTTATGTATAATTATTGCATATTTATTAATTAATATTATCATCTAACCAATCATAAAATAATTTTCTCATTCTAAAAGATGGTATGTAAATGTTAATATTGCCATCATCTCTTACCTTGGATCTCCATATCCATTGTATTAATTCTGAAATAGCAAACATGTCTTCATCAACATCGACCTTTTGTGAGTGAAAGAATCCCTTAATAACAGGATTGATATATCTATTTACAGTATAAGCTAAGCATGATCTATCTTTGTATTGGTTAGTGGCTCTAATATTCATGGAAATAAACGACCTAGAATATCCTCTACCTTTAATTTTATTCTTATAACCTTTGAATGTAGTCCATATGATATCTCCTGATTTAGCCTTAACAATATTTTTAAAGTAATTTTCAGTGTTGTTCTTTAATACAGCCAATGATTCTTTTCTTTTACTATACCATGATTTAGATAATGAATACTCACTATCACCTATTTTATTTAACTTTCCTTCGTACACATCAATTAGTTGTTTAAGTTTATCTTTTATTTCTTTATTGTTTGGTTTACCTAATTGTAGCTTAAACTTATCTTTATCTTTAATTACATAATAATATTCGTATTCCATATTGTTTAAGTCATAGTAATATTTTTGTATTTGTGCATCAAATAAGTAAGTTAGATTATATACTTCTTTAAATGCTTGAAATACTTTTACAGGAAAAGTCCACATAAACATATTATCTTTGTACATATATAATCCACTGTTTCTACACAAATCTTTAACATAGTCATACTGAGTTGATTTATCTTCCATATCCTCATTCCATGTAATAAGACCCGTATCTTTATCTACTTTAACAAAGTCTAGTTTAATAAGTGATTCTAAATCATGTTCTTTCATATCAACTTGTTCAACAACATCCATAACCTCATCTAATATAAGTATATAGTTATTAGAATATATTAATTCCATTGTCTCCTCATTTGATCTAGAGAATAGTGAATGTGTAGATACAATATTTTTATTTTGTCTTAGCAGTTCATGAAAGGCATCTTGTTTAAATAACAATTGACCATCATTCATGTGTACTTTTGGTTCATAGAATGTTTTCTTTGTTTCCTTCTTTACTCTTTGTACCTCCTCTAAATAAGGTGTAATATAAATATAGCTATGTTCATCATCGTCATTCATCATCTGAATAGACATAGATGTTTTACCACTACCCATAATACTGTCTACAATTTTTATCAATAACTATCTCTCCTTTCATTTATATTTTTATATTAAATTATAATTATAAGTAAGTCAAGAAAGGATATCCCTTATTTTAGATATCCTAATTCTTTTGCTTTATTGATTATGTCATATTTCAATCCACGTTCTAATTGATCAAATACATCATTCCACTGATCTTTGTTTAATTCAATTTTTGTATGATCTAATTCTTCACCCATGTATAATGTTGGCTGCGTCCCCATACTTTCTCTTTGTTTAATATAATTGTAAGTTGTTTCAATATGTTCATGACCAAGATGTTCTTTTGCTACGATGATGTTATTACCTGATGCTTTGTATGCTTCCCAGCCACTTGTACCCCTAATACTATGGAATGCGATTTTTCTATCCTCAGGTACTTCGAATACTTCTTTTAACATATTTAGTGTTCTATCTATTGTCATGTAAGACATTTTGAGGATACTTTCACTTTGATTGTTTGTTTCTTTCATGTTTAACAATAACTCTGCATCTTCATCCTTCAATGATATTTTTATCTTTTTGCCTTTTAGTCTTGAAGTTAATACCCAAGTATCATCTTCTCTTTTAAGATCTTTATATTTCAAATTAACTAGAGCTTGTTTTCTCAATCCTGTCATCCTAGCTAAGTGAAGCATAATAGCCTTGTTGTCTCCATTAGCAATATTATTAGATGGATCTTTTAAATAATTCATCCACACTGTTATCTCATCCCATGATAAATATCCATATGATTCACTGTCTGTTTCTTTTAGTTTTTTCATCTTAAGTTCGTTATGATCAATATTATATATATGAGATCCCTCAAATTTGATTTTGCTCAAGTGAACAAAAAATGAATATATCCCACTCATTTTTGCATTAACAGTTTTTGCTGCACTTTTTCTTCTAATTTTTTCTCTATACTTTTTAACATCAATATAACTAATATCATTAATATCTTTTACACTTAAATGGTGTATTTCTTTATCTGGGTGTTTCCATTCTAAAAAATCTTTTATACTTCTATTGTAAAGTCGTTTTGTATTCTCTGATTCTAAGCCATCTGTGAATGATTGAATGTCGTCATAGACATAATGATCTTTGATTTTTAATACGCTATTCATTTCAATTCTCCTTTGGTTTATTTTTGTTAGGATAATTTAATTATAACACCATTAAATAAAAAGTCAATAAGTAATTATAATTTAATATATTTAATTATTTCTGATTCTTTCATATAGAGGTTTTATCTATTTTACTTACAAGAACCCTAGCGACAAATAAAAACATCTCACAGAAAGCCTCATTTATTCTGAGGGGCATTCCAAACATTCTATGCTAATTCTTAGGTTTATATAATTAATTATAATTTAATATAGATAAAGGGTTGACATATTTTGAACTACCCATTACAATGAAGTTAAGATTTAATTATAATTTAATATAAATGTTGAAATGGAGGTAATATAGAATTGAAATTTAAAGACCCACAAGACGAGATCAATCAGAGACTAGAAAGCTTCATTACCGATGCAGGTGTTAGAACAAGTGGTATTTGTTTTTACATAGATGAGGAAGAATGGCTATATTCTATTGATCTTTACGACTACATAACTGCAAATGAAAATGACTAAGCTGGGAGGATTGATTTTTGGTAAAATACCTACAAAACCAAATACATATGTATTCTTTGGATACAGCGTGCTTTTATAATCAGAGTGAAAAATCCGTAAGTGACAGAATATTTAAGTGTAGAATACATAAAAAAAACGTGGCAAACAATAGCAATCTGAGTGACAAAAGGATTAACGACCACATTCACTACATAAATAAAAGAATTGAAAAATTAAAAAATATATTAAATGATACATTGAATCGAAATAAAGATACAAGAGTTTTAGACCCATCATCATTAAAAGACACAAGGCTTATATCTGTTTTTGAATCAAATCTAACTAGAACACTTGATATAAAAATTGATGATATAACTGAGGAACTGTTTGTTGTAAGAGTTTATTATTTTCAAGTTTTGTATGATCTTATTAAAAATGGTTTTTATTATAACGGCGAAAAATACATATATTTTAGCTCTTCTGCTGGTCAAATACGCACAAAGAAAGGTGTATGGATTAAAGAATCTTCTTGGTTAAAACATCAGAAATCTTTAACATGTGGTTTAACTGTAGATGAGATAAACAAAAAAGGCGGAAGCAATATCAATAAATATTTAGCGTATATTGCTTTAACAAATAGTGCATCACAAAGAATGAAAAACTTTGATATTAATAAAACAATAGTTGTCAACGACTTAGAAACCAATGTAAATGAGTACGTTGATTATATTGACCGTGATACATATGAAATAACTAGAACTAAAATGGATATTCCTATCGAACACACTGACGGTGTGGGGATGATACTCCCCTCCCTTTCTAATAAATCTTTTATGGTGAGGCTACCTTTTGTGAAAGGATTGCTTGTTCCCTTTGACTTTAGAAAGTTTATTAAAGAAAAGAATGGATCACCTATAGTTGAAGATATTTATGGGAATAAGATTGATGTTATTAAAGAGGATATCCAGATAATCTTTACAAAATCTCAATTTAAAATGCACAAATATTATGATGGATGGGGAGATTATAAAGAAAGATTTAAAAAATATAATTGCCAAGCGTCTATGTTGAATGAAGAGGAAGATTACTTTAGCGAAGCCAAGCTAAATTATCAGATGTTACAAACACTGACATCTATAACAGATGAAGAACTAGAAGAAATTTGTGAATCAACCAATAATGACATTAGAGAAATTGGCTCAGACAAAGAAACAATGCTGCGTGTATTGGGGGCAACAAAAGAAAATTCACGAAAGAATTATTTTCAAGAAGCTTTATTAATCTATCCTGAACTATTAAACGATACGCATGCACGTAAAGTTATAAAAGATGTTAAGAAGAGTCTTGTTAAACACGCTAAAGCTGGAAGAATAAACGTTGACTCTAAGTATTCTTTTGTTTCACCCGATTTTTATGCGTTTTGTGAATATTTATTTCTAGGCAATGAGAACCCATCAGGATTACTTAGGAATGGACAAATTTATTTTAATCAATATGATACGGGCGATATAGATTTGCTGAGATCACCCCACTTATACAGGGAACATGCTGTAAGAAACAATGTAACATCAAGTGAAATGAATAAATGGTTTGTTACAAGTAATATCTATGTCAGTGTACACGATGCGATAAGCAAGATACTCCAATTGGATTGGGATGGTGATAAATTACTCGCAGTTAATGACCAAACAATAATCAACGTTGCGAAAAGAGATATGGAGGATATTGTACCACTTTATTATAAAATGGAGAAAGCTCCTCCGAGTGAGATTTGCTATGAAAACATTTATAATAGCCTGATCCTTGCTTTCAAAGCAAATATCGGTGTGGTATCAAATGACATAACAAAAATTTGGAACTCTGGAAAGGTCGATCTTGATGTAATTAAGTGGAAAACGATGGAGAATAATTTTATTATCGACTATGCTAAAACATTATTTATGCCAACTAGACCAAATGATGTTGATAAAAAAATTAAAGATTATTCTAATGTTAAGCTCCCCCACTTTTTCATACATGCGAAAGATAAAGATAAAGCTAATGTCAATGAAGTTAATAACAGTGTCGTGAACAGACTAGATTACATAATTGAAAATAAACCAATCCAGTTTAGAGTTGTTGCTGGCAGCTTTAATTATTGGAATTTAACAAGTAAGAAAAAAAGAGATTTAGATGGTCATATTATAGGTGAATATGAAAAAATTATGTTTTCTAAAAAATCCATCATATCTAATATGCTCAGTGACAACATGGAAGAAAGAATTGTTTACTTTAACAACTATTTAAGGCAGAGACTTTTAGATATCAACCCAAACATAAATGATGTTGTAGACTCTTTAGTTCATTATCTCTACAAAACGACAAAATACAGAATGAGGTCACAACTTTGGGATTCATTCGGTGATATTTTGGTAAAGAATCTTTCGATTAATTTAAAAAATACAAAACAATGTGAAGAATGTGGTGCTAGGTTTAAGTATAGTAATAATAAAGCTAAATATTGTCCAAAATGCGCAAAAAAAATTAAGAACGAGCAAAACAAACGCTATTACTATTTAGGAAAATAGAAAATCTTGAATCCCTTGTGCCCCAACGGATTTGAGCGTTTTTCGGAAAATCAATAAATTTTAAAAACGATGTATCCCTTGTGTCCCAACGGATTTGAGCGTTTTTTAAGTTAAATTCTCAATGATGCACTATAGGAAAGACAGAATAAAATAGCTCTTTTATTTTTTTCAATAATTATAATTTAATATAAATATATAAAATTAACTATGGAACAAAAGGAGATGCTTATGCCACTACCAAAAGACAATATGCTTTTCGGATACGCAGAAAAGCTCACAGGAGAACAAAGAGAGTACGTTAACGCAATTTTTGATAAACAACTTACTATCACCAATAGTAAAAGTGGTACAGGAAAGACGACGCTAGCCGTCTCATGTGCGAAAGTCATAGGGAAACCTCTTCTTTATGTGTTCTCACCCTGCGAAGAAGATAAGCTCGGATATACACCCGGAGATATTGAAGAGAAGGAAGAAAAGTATATACAGCCTTTAAAAGACGCACTTATAGAGATTGGTGAAATGCCTGACAAGGTAATTATGTCAAAAGAAAATATTGATAATGTGAGGCAGAGTAATTGTTGGGTTGAGGCGAAATCGCATGTTTTTGCTAGAGGGACAAACATAAAAGACAGAACGGTGATTATAGATGAGGCTCAAAACTTTCTAAAATCAGACTTGAAGAAGCTGCTCACAAGAATCCATGACTCGTGTACGGTTATCATGATTGGTCACACTGGTCAAATTGATTTGCCTAATCCTAATTTAAGTGGGTTTTCTTCATATATTGAACACTACAGAAAAAAAGATTATTGCAAGTTAGTAAATTTAAGTTGGAACTGGCGTGGTCGTTTGGCTAACGACGCAGATGAATTGATTTAATAAAATAACAAGAATTTGGAATGAAAAGGAGAATAAAAAGATATGGCTGATTATAATCATACTATTTCATTTAAAAAATCACAGTTAGATCTAGAAGAGGGTACGATCACTGAATTTAAGAGAGACTCAACTCTTACTTATCGTCTACTTGATGAGTTGAAAAAATTCGAAGGTGAAGGTCGTCTGATTGACTTAACAATCAAAGAAGTCACAGAGTTAGAACCTTCTGAAGAATAAGGCTGGTGATAAATTGATATTACCAGAAAACTTAAAGAGACGGGAAAATGAATCTGACATCAAGTATAAAGTAAGGCTTTGTGTCGCCAAATTAAATAAAGACATAGATTTGGATTGGGTTGAGATAAATCAAATATTAGGCTTGAATCAATCGGGAGATCACACTAGAAAATTGGCTTATGGGTATAAAGAAATTTATGACGACAATCCCGATTTATTTGAAAAAGAGATAGTTGAGGATGACAAAGGTGACTTAAGATACAAAGAAACCATAGAAATAATGAGTGACGGGTCTCATAAGAGTGATAAATTGCTAAGGATGTCTGACGAGCAATCTAAAAGTGTAGAATTTTTGTTAGAAGCCCATGGATACGATCCTTCAGAATGGGAACTAACGAACGCTAAAAATAACATTTGGAATGTCTATTCTAAACAAGATGGGATACAAACATTATATTCTAGTAAGATAACAGCAAAACCATCAGTAACGGGGTTCAATGTAGATGATTTTTTAGAGAAAGCCAATAACAAGATTGTTCCCATACATATTAAAAATAAGATTGGTGATGGAACAGATCTATTAGAATTACCTTTATACGATATGCATTTTGGTGTGAATGATTACGAATACTATAGACCTGTGAGAGATGCTATTTTAGAAAAAATTAAAAGTAAAAGATGGGATAAAATCTTTTTTATTATTGGGCAAGACCTTCTGCACAATAATAACTTTAAAGGCGAGACGTCAAGTGGTACACCAATTGAAAAAGTTGACATGGATAAGGCGTGGGAAGACGCATTTAAATTTTACTGCGAATTAATTAACGAAGCACAGAATAATTCAAATAGTGTTGATTGTAGTTACTCAATTGCAAATCATGATGATTCAATGGCTTGGGCATTTGTTAAGTGTTTAGAAATTAAATTCCCAGATGTAAACTTTGATACAAGTAAAAAGGTACGAAAGGCATATGTATGGAATGGTGTATTCATCGGGTATGCACACGGTCACAAAGGTGCTAATAGGCTACACGAAAATTTCATTTCTGACTTCGGTAAGCAAATGGCTCTTGCTGATATCGTAGAAATCCACAGTGGACATTTACATACAGAGAAAGCCAAAGATAAATTTGGTGTTTTAGTTAGAACATTGTCCACAAAAGGAAAGACTGATTCGTGGCACGAAGACAATGGGTTTGTTGGGGCAAACAAGCGATTTCAAGTTTTCGAGTATTCCCCTACTGACTTGAAAGCTATTCATTATATTTAATACATAATTAATTGGTAAGATGAGAAATAGTTTGTACGTCCCCTCCCTTATTTCTCATCCAATGCCACCACAAATTAAGGATGGTGGTTCTAGTGGAATATGAATATGAAGATGTGCGATCTAATGTAATCATTGTACCTACTGATACAGAAAGTATTGGCGATATTGTCAATGAGTATGCTCTAATGGGGCTAGATTGTAAGAACAAAGAAGAGTTAGAAGATTTATTTAAAATGTTTGCAGACGAAATGATATTGATGATTGATAAACATTACACAACTGAAATCGCATTGAATATGGTTGAAAGATTAAAAGAGATAGAAATTTTAAGAGAAGATTATAGAGATTTATAAAATCTTAATGAGTTTTGAGATGGTCAAGATTCATTAAATATTGTTTTTTGTATAAAAGAGATGTAAGTTGCTTTCTACTGAAACTCTCTCCGTCCATGTAGCGACTTCCCAAACACCACGGGTCGTAACGCAAGCATCGGGTTGTCAACGGAAAATATAATTTAATTAATGATATGTAAGACTGTCGGATAATCGAGAGCTTTGTTGCCGAGAAATTGTCGGCTCTATGGCGAAATCTATTCCGAAGTAGGTTCGCAACCTTGCCGATAGTAGCTTTGTTCAGTCGTTTTGAACGTCCTTCAAGGTGTAACAGTTGGGTGGCTACCAACTTAAAGATCTTTTTAAGGTGTCTATATAACCTATAGGCATCTAATAAAAGATCTTTTTTATTTTAAATCAGAATTAAAGGAGGTTATGTTATGGCAAAAAATCCAAGCAAAAATGTCACAACAATAAAGTGTAGTTGTTGTGGGAAGGAAAAGAAAATTACCGAGTTTTACTCTTCTCACTCTCCTATTCACCAATATTACAACAAACTACCCGTTTGTAAAGATTGTGTCTTTTCTATGGTAGACGAAACAGATATTAGATCTGTGCAAGATATGCTTAGAATGATCGACAAACCTTTTTATCACTCATTATGGGAGTCATCTATTGAAGAATCTAGTAAGACAGGGCGTTCATTGTTCGGTACGTATATGAAGAACGTTGTAATGGGTCAGTATAAAGGCGACACTTGGAACGATAGTGATTTTAACGATATCCCGACCGATAACAAAAACGGTGAATATGACAGCACAAACCACCCAAATTCATCTGATTTTAATAGGGATTATTTAATGAATAAATGGGGTTTTGGATATACTGACGAAGAATATGACTACTTTGAAAGAAAATATAATATTTTGAAGAATAATTACCAAGAGAAGACCAGTATGCATACTGAGGCGTTACTAACCTACATAAGATATCGAGTAAAAGAAGAGATAGCTACGGCACATGGGGATAATAAAGCAGCAAAAGATTGGGGTACTTTAGCCTCAAATGCTGCTGATAAAGCAAAAATAAATCCATCACAGTTGTCACAAGCTGACCTATCTGATGGTCTAGATACATTTGGGCAGTTAATTCGTGCAGTTGAAACATCTGAAGATATCATACCTATATTGCCTCAGTTTAAACAAAAAGCCCATGACAAAGTAGATTTTGCATTATGGTGCTACGTTAATTATATAAGAGATATGCAAGGGAAAGATCTTGCCGACTATCAAGATATCTACGCATTTTATGAAGATCGTAAAAAAGAATATGAAGAAGAGTTTGATTTTTCCCAAGGAGTTAGTGATAATTAATGGCTCACAACTTTCAAACGAAATCTGCAAAATACACTAAAAATAGATATGGGATATACGAATCTGAGTTTGCTAATTCCATAGATTCTAGAGGTGTTAAAGAGGAAGATAATTTCACTAAGAATTTAAACAAGTATAAAGACTTTGTTAGTTGGTGTCGGTTCTATCCAGACTTGTTTTATGATTTAATCACACCAGAAACTGGCGGGATAAGATTAGACTTAGACCAAAGGCTTTTGTTGCGATCTTTATCTAGATTTGTTGCTACTTATGGTGTATTCCCTCGTGGTTATGGGAAAACAATGATTGAATTAATGGGTATGTATCATACAGCTATATGTTTCCCTGATATAGAACTCAGTATGACGGCTCAAACAAGAGAGAATGCTTCGAAGCTGGTTGATGAAAAACATAGAGAAATAATTAAAAATTACCCCTTAATGAAAAATGAGATTACTAAGTTTTCAGCGACAAAAGATTCGGTTGAGATCATTTTTACTTCTGGTGGAAGAATAGATATATTGGCTAACCAACAGTCAACTAAGGGTGCTCGTAGAAAACGTTTAAATATAGAAGAAGCTGCGCAGCTCAACTCTCAACTTTTTTATGATGTACTAGAACCGGTTGTCAACGTACCAAGAAGAACAGTTGGTAGAGAGGCGCTAGTTAATCCTGAAGAATTACATGGACAAATTAATTTCTTTACTACTAGTTGGTTTAGGGGTAGTGACGAATATGAAAGAAACCTGAAAATGATTGATGATATGGTTAACTTAAAAGGGACTATAGTGATCGGTTCAGATTGGCAACTAGCAGCTAGTTGTGGTCGTGGAGAGCCTAAAGCTAAGATATTAGACAAGAAAGCAAAATCATCTCCCACTTTCTTTGCTATGAACTATGAGTCTAAATGGGTTGGGTCTATTGATGGTTCTTTAGTAGATATAAACAAAGTGATGTCACTGAGGGTTGTTTCATCACCTGAATACAAGAGTGATAATAAGAGTGAATACATATTATCAATGGACGTAGCCAGGTCAGATAGCATGTCAAACAATCAGAGTTCCATTGCGGTTCTCAAGTTAAATAGGTCAAAGAGTGGAAAGATAAAAAAAGTTAGGGCAGTTAATATTATAAACCTTCCCAACGGATTAAACTTTGCTTCTCAGGCAATGGAACTAAAAAAAGTCAGAAAAGCCTTTAATGCAAAAATAGTTGTTATCGATGGCAACGGATTGGGAACAGCTATAATAGATGAAGTGATGAAAGACTCTTTTGATCCACAGACGGGCGAAGAGCTAGGGTGTTGGGATACTATTAATACAGATAGAGATCCTGAATCATCAGATTCAGAAAAAATAGTTTATGACCTTCATGCTCAGGGAATTAATAGCGATATTATTGTTAATTTCATTGACTACATAGAAAGTGAAAAGATACTACTGCTTGAGAAAACGAATGATTCTGGGTACGACATAAATGATGATAACGCAGTCAAAAATATAATTCCCTTCCTAGAAACAGATAAATTCATTGAAGAAGTGGCAAATTTAAAACTAAAAAAATTACAAAACGGAAAATATAATGTTGAGCGTGTTGTAAGTAAAATAGACAAAGATAGGTATTCCGCTGTTGCTTACGGGTTGTGGTATATCAAAAACTATGAGGATAATACAGAGAGTGAGTCAGATTATGATTTTGGCTTCTTCTATAATTAAAATTTAATATAAAAGGAGGTGGAATATTGGATATCTTAGAAAATGAAACCACATATGAATTCAACACATCTATTGGTTTCGAAAATGTGGTTTCTCCTCTTAATTACAACACCATTAATATAGACAGTATTAAAAAGTGGTTAAAAAACCCTATGTATTATAATCAAGAAATTAGAAGCGCCTCTAGGGTTTTGTACAATAAAAATGGTATTTATGCCAACGTTGTCGACTATATGGTATCCCTCCCTACCCTTGACAGAGTTGTTTATGGTCGAAATAGGAAAAACAGAGATTATCAGACGAACAAAGATAAATTTATCAGTTCTTTAGATAGCTTAAAAGACAAGATTTTAATTCGTGATAATTTGAGAAAGTTATCAATCGATGCAGTCGCTTTTTATTATTTCCAATATGATGAGAACGCATCTTTTGATAACTTTATGAGTGATTATGATAGATCGCAAACAGAAATAAATAAATATGTGAATTGTAATTTATTCCCCCTCCCCACTGACTATTGTGAAATTGTTGGGTTAAAAAACTCTTCTTATGTGGTTGCATTTGATTTGTCTTACTTCGACAATTTTACTGGCAAAGGTAAGTCTAAAAAGTTAATGAAGTATCCAAAGGAAATTAGGGAAGGATATAAACAATTTAGAAAATCTCCTAATAATCAATGGATAGTTCTTGATAATGACAAAACGGTTGCGACTAAAGCCAGATCTAATATAGATGAAAAATGGGGACGACCATTAGGTTTAGCTAGTTTCATAGACATTCTATATGATGAATACTACACAGATACAAAACGAAAAATACTTGATGATGTAAATAGTACAATTGTTTATCAAACGTTTCCTGAAGGTAAAGAAAAGGGAAAGTCTAGCTTAACACAAAAGCAACAAAAAGAGCAGCACGATAATATCAAGCAGGCTTTATTCTCTAGGTCAAATGTCAAAGGGGTCAACTTCTTTTCTGTGGCGAGTGGTACTAAGCTTGAAAAGATGGATACAGATGTCGAATTTTTAAAAGTTAATGCTGAAGACGAATTAATTAAACGAATTACTACATCATTAGGGTTTGCTTCTAGTTTATTGAATGCAGATTCAGGTACTTCTAGTTCGCAAAAGGCAAACTTAGATCTAATTACTGCTGAGATAATGAGTTGGATTGAACAGATAAAATCAGAGTTAAATAAAGTAATAAATAAAAACATTATTAAAAATAACTCAAACTATATAGAAGTTGATTACCTCCCTATTACTCATGCAAACAGAAAAGAAATGGTTAGGCATATGAAAGATCTGTTTCTTAACGCAGGTGGATCTGTTCAGGCGTGGATAAGTTCAACAGGCTTCAATCCAGAGACGTATCTAGCTTTAATGGATGAGGAAAGAAGTTTAAACTTTGACGAAAAATACCCACCACACAAAACTAGTTATACGACAAGTGGAAAAGATGAATCAACTGAAGCTAAAAAACCTATTAATAATGATTCGGATAACCCGAACACCATTAAAAATAAGAATACTGGAGCTAACCCTATTGAATAACATCTTTTCTTTATTGTAAGGAGGTGATAGTAATTGTTTATAGAAATATCTGAAACGAACAGAAGAACTGGCAGGACACCTATTAAAATAGCAATGCATGAAATACATAAAAACATCAACGAAACTAATAAAAATGGTATTCATTGGGATGAAACTTATACCAAACAAAACATGTCTAGCGCTTCTGGCGCTCCATTTGTCGTTGAATTTTTAGATGAAGATATGGATATGGTTGGTGGTCATGGTGATTTGAGGGTTGATGAAGATGGTAAGCCTTATTTCGAAAATTCTACTGTAGTAGGCACAATCGAGCAAGCTACTGTTGAGACAATCAACGTCAATGGTTCAGACACTCTAGTATTAATGTCTTCTGGTTATTTATACGAACAGAGATACCCTAAATTCGTTAATTGGTTAAGAGATATTAGTAAAACACAATCGATAAGAGGATCTGTAGAGATTGGCGGTAAGCACCCTAATAATAACATATCTTATGATGGTGAATATAGCAGAGAATATAGAGTACCAAAAGAGTTTGACTATACAGGTATGGCTATCCTGTTTACAGAAACACCAGCAGATGACAACGCTATTCTAGTAGAGGTTAACCAGTTAAATAAATCAAAGGAGGAAAAAACATTGTCTGAAACTAATAATGAGAAGTTAGAAGAAAAGATCAACAAAATTAATGAGTTGAACAATGAATTAAACACAAAATCAACCAAGATCGACGAATTGCAAGTTGAGGTTAATACCAAACAAGAGGAATTAAACAGTGCAATTCAAGAATTAAAAGAAAAGAGAGAATCTTTGGAGTCACAAGAACAAGAGTTGAATGAACTTCGTGAATTTAAGAAAGAAGTTACTCAAAAGCAATTAATTTCTAAATTAGAAGCCGAATTGTCATCCTACTCTGATGAAGAAAAAAGCATCGCCAAAGATAAGATTGAAAAATTCTCTGAAGACCCAACTGAAGACAAAATTAAGAATATCGTTAACGAGATTAATTCAGAGATTGCTAAAAATCTTATTGAAAAACGGAAAGATAAAAAGCAAAAAGAGGAAAAAATTGAAAGTAACTCAATCAATGACCTATTTGGTGTTGTTGATGATATATCTAATGATGTTAAAAGTATTGAGGACTTATATTAATAAATACTACTCTTATATAATTAAAATTTAAAATAAATGGAGGAATTAAGTAATGTTTAATTTCGGAACTATTGGTGCTTATAAACAAGTACGAAATAACCCACGTTGTAAAGCAACAGCAGAAACTAAGAATGGTCAAGTTGTAGTATTGGATGAAGTGAATAAAACCGCATCATTTCCGGCAGATGCCGCAGCAGCAAAGGTAGAAAATCTTTATATTGTAAATAATGCAGATGATAAGCCAGAAACTTGGACTACTAAAGATTTTGTTGTTAAAGAAGGAGAATTTTTGCGAAACTTCAGACTTGCAGATTTAGTAGATATGCCAGTTTTATTATCACATGATGTTATTTCTACTACTTACACAGACGTTGCCGCAGGAGATATTTTAGTCGCAGAAGCTGCTACAGGTAATTGGGTTAAAGCTGATGGAACAACCATTGTTGCTACTGATTACCCAATTACATTGGAAGTAGTTAGTAAAAATACATTCGGAGATCAAGGCGTCGAAGCAATCGTTCGTGCCTAATAGATAATTAATAGGAGGATTATAATGTATAATATTGAATTAAACAATGCACAAAAACACTTAGATACTAAAATTAAACAAAACTCCCCTGCTATTGAGATTTTCTCAGCGTTGGTTAAGGGAGATGACACTTCTAAATTTGGTAAAAATACCGATAAAGTGGTTGGTCATTTAAAAGATTTAGGAGAACGAGCTTTTAAAGGTGATTTTGCTGCTAAATCAGAATTAAATGCTTTTGTTAAATTTACGATTATGCCTAGATTACAGGAACGAATCAACCTGTTTGAATTTATGGGTAGATTTTCTCGTATTGGCTACGCTGATGCTGCGTATATCGAAAAATATAAGCACAATACACGATCAAATCGCCAAGCGTCTCAAGGTGATGTGTCGCTTTCTACAATGGAAAAAGTAACTGAGCCACTTGGAACACACACTATTTCTGGCGGATTTGAGGTTAATTATCGTGAACTTGCCAGTGGTAATTTAACTCGAATTTCTGAAGGTATGGATCAAGTTAAAGTAGATATTTACAACAAAGCAATGCATTATGTTATGGCTACTTTATATAACGAGATTAAAAATACTAGTGGAATTAAATATTTTGCTGAAGCAAGTGGTATTAATAAAGCAGCAGTAGACGAAAATCTGCGTAAAGTTCGTAGAAATGGTAAACCTTCAATTCTTGGCGATTATTCAGTTGTTTCTCAATTAAACGGATTCCAAGGATATGCTGATGGTGCGCCTAATGCATATTCTGACCAAGCTTTAGAAGAAATTCGTCAGACAGGTTTACTTGGTATGTATGGTGGATCTCCTGTTATGGAAATACCGAACCAATACAACTTTAGTAAGTTAAACGCTGCTGGTGATAATTATCAAACACAACTACCAGAAGGATTATTATACTTAGTGCCTCAAGGCAACAATGGCGTCTATCCATTACAAATCGTTCAACGTGGTGATTTACAATCCGCTACTGGTATGGACATCACAACTGGTACAGAAATTACACGATTTGACCTTGAAATCGGTGCAGGTGTAGCTAATCCAGATGCAATTGGATTAATTTCTGATACAGATTTTGATGCTCCAACTGAATAATTTTTTAATAATTATAATTTAATATAAGTGCAGAGTGGGGTCTCCCCTCCTCTGCTTATTTAGGAATAAAAGGAGAGTATTGAGATGGCTGAATTAGATATGGATAAAAAAGTCGAGATTAAAAACTTATGTGACTGGGATCTGTACTTTACCCGTGTTGAGTCAAATGGTCATGTAAGAATTCCTAGAAGTGGTAAAACAAGAATTTCTCGTGCTGAAATCCAAGCTCAAGTTTTCGATAATAATAAGATGTTTGTTGGTACAGATGGAAATGGTTCACATGCTCGTATCTATGTTGAAGATAAAGAAACAAGAGATTTTCTTGAATTTGATAAAGGAAACAGCAAACAAAAGATTCTTGATTCTGAGGCAGTTAAAAAGCTATTGGAGTTAAAAACCCAATCATCTTTTGAGAAAAACGTGAAAGAAAAGGTTAAAACAAAGGCTGAAAAAAATTATTTAATTGAAGAATCAAAACGTCAAAAATTAAATGATTTCAATAAAATTAAGTTTATTGAAGACTATACTGGCTACAAATTTGATACAAAGTAGTGATGAATTATGACTACACGAGATAATGTAATAAGTAATTTCCATACTGAATTTCAATCTCCAACTGTGTTGCCCGATGGTATTGAGGATCAATTTCTAATTAAGGCTGTCGGAGACTTTCAGTTGGATTTGTACCCCATTAGTTACTCGACTTCCACGAAAGATTTTGAGGAATCTATTTCTATCTCAGAAGAGATACTACTGGGGAAGTTAATGTATAAACACTATTTATCTAGAGAGTTGGATAGGGTTTTAAAATTAAATAATATTGTTGGTAAAGATATCTCTCTTACTTCTATGGCTGGTAGTAAATCATCTATACAAAAAAGATACACAGAGCTGGTCGGAGAGATTGATGAAGTTATTTATAAATTGAAAGACAATACTTTTTATTAGGTAAGTAGGTAGATAAATATGTCTACAGATTGGTATTTACAAGATGTCAGGTACTTCTCTGGATATGAAAATAGCGAAATATCTGAAGCTTTTGGGTCTTTTGATGAATTTCTAGCTCAATCACCTGAGACCTACAAGGTGTTTATTAACGATAAATTGGTAGAAAAGACAATAATCATACAGTCTGAATCAGATTACAATAAAAGGCGCATTTTATTTAAAAAAGATGATGTGCTTTGGGGAGATTTAATCACTCATGATAATGAAAAATGGCTAGTCACAGAAAGACCTTTTTTTAACAAAATTCACAGTAAGTCTAAGATGGCATTATGTACAAACGTGTTGAGTTTTGAGGTTGATGGAGAAAGAGAAATTGTTGGTTGGACAGATTTTAATCAACCAATATATTCAGATGAGCCAAACATTGTCACAATTGAATTCCCTTGCGTTGTTGAAGATGCGTCAGACTTAAAGTCTAATAATGAAGAAGAAGTTAATCTACCAAATGGTGATATGGCTTTAATAATATCTTACACAGATAGCGAACAGATCACCGAAGACAGAGAATTTTCTATGTTTAATCAAACCTACAGAATTTCTGGAATCGATAAGAGTAAAACAAAGGATAGCCTAGGTGTTTTAAAGCTAGTAGTTAAGAGGGTTCAAAGCAATTAAATTAGAATGTTTGGAATGATTGGATGGTTAATTTTAATAAATTTGCGATAGACGATACTTTTGAGTATTACAAGAATCAATTTTATAAAATTCTAAATCTATATGAAGATAATGATATGTATGGATACATGTATGCTATCCGCATATATACTGAGTTAGAAGAATTACCTGAGTTGATACCTGAGTTAAACGATAATTATAAGTTTGTTATCGTGTTAGACAAGTTGGGAATCATTTTAAATGGGCTTATATCTTTCGATACTCCTTTACAGCTAATTAAAAATCACACATTTGAGTCTATGAATTTGCTAGATGATATACGGGGGTCGATTGAATGAATTCAAGAGATCACTTAATGGAAATATACAAAAAATTTCAAACAAGTGAAGATCTTCTGAGGTTATTGTACTATTACCCAACAGATAATAACGGTAACTACTCAAACCCCTTGTCTCAGGATAAGCAAAATATATTAGATATGAGTCCGTTAGAAAAATTGAATATCATTAAAGATAGAATAAGATTTACAAAATCAATTGATGGTATGGGTACTGACGAAAACCATATATGTAGGATTATATTTTATGCAGGTAGAAGAAGTGTAACATCCAACAGGTTGACTATGAATCAAGACATTAATTTTGACATTATTGTTCACAGAGAATTTAATGATAACGACATGAGGTTGGAATGGATTAAAGACGTTGTTGATAAAATATTAGTCTATGAAGATTATTCATCTTTTGGAGAAGTTAAACAACTGTCTGGAAAGGAAATTAGTGGTTTGCCAGAAGGATATATAGGATATCAATTAACTTATAATTTTGGTGATTTAATTGATAAATGAATTAAAATTGATGCATGGTGATCCTATCCCCTCTCCAAACAATAAATTTGAAGTTTTACCTCTAACAGTTGGAAATGTGAAGAATATGGGTGAACAAAAGTATTATCAATATTTAAATATATTACTGATAGACAAGAACTCGCTAAATAATTTTAATAGTGAATACATAGACAACAATTCAATATATGGCATATTTATTAAATTAATGTCAGAAAGTATAGATATTAATTTAATGGCAATGGCTGCTCTATCAGTTTTCACATCAGAAACATTCTCGATTCATGATAACAATCTTTATATAGTTAAATCTCGTGAAGACGGAGAATTTAAAATACCATTTACCAAAGATGACTTCTTATTCTTAAGAGATGTAGTCAAGAGGCAAAACTATATGAAAATAGAAGATGAAACATCATATAAAAATGCAAACAATAAAGTAGCAGAATTAAAAAAGAAAATGATGGAACAAAGAAAAAGAGCAATAAAAAACAATAAAGATAAAGGGCTAACCCTTTCTGAAATAGTTTCTATTACATCTTCGTATTCTCAAAATGTCACCCCATTTAATGTTTGGGATTTATCCATTTATGAACTATACAACCAATTTTATCGTCTTCAGATTTGGGATAATTTTCACATTATGCAATATCTATCTCCTCACATGGAGAAAGATGCAAATAAAAATACAAAACATTGGACAACACCTGTTGATCCGAACAAATACAAGGAGGAAAATTAATGTCTGCACCGGGATTACAATATGGTATTAAAGAAGTCCTAGACTTCTTACTGCGTGACTTTGCAACAAAAGAACCAATTACTTTAATTGATTATGCAACCGCTACATCTAACGAGACTTCTGCTGAACGAATCGATATCAATGGTGGTCGAGGTATGCCTAAGCTGATGAGTTTTGACCATACTAAAGTATCTACATTCACATTAACACTACCATTAGTAGATTTAAAGACTTTAGCCATGTTGGCTGGATCTGAATTAATTAATGACACAACAAAAGAATTAATTAAAACTGAAAAGGTTACTGTTACCGACAATGGTGGAACATTAGAGGCGACGCTTACAAAAGAACCAATTAACGGAGATGTAGCACTATATGTTGTTGACGGGCAACGAGATTTTGGAGAGGAAATTACAGGGGCAACTGTCGCAACATCAACTATTACTTTTGGATCTGAGACACCAACTGTGTCAGATGGTCAAGAAGTTTGGGCTATCTATCAGTACGCTGCTCCAGCGGGTGCTAAACAAATCAGAATCACTTCTACAAACTTTCCTAAAGCTGTTGAGATGTCTGGGTATGGTATTTGGCGTAATCAACTTGACGAAACAGATTACCCTGTTCATGTTCAAGTACACAAAGCTCGTCCACAGTCAAACTTCACGTTTACTATGGAAGGAGAAAATGCAACCAATTTGGAGCTAACCTTTGATGTATACGAAGCTACAATTGATGGTGAGAAAACTTATATTGACTATATCGTAATGGACGATCCAGACGCATAATTTAATTAATTATAATTTAATATAAATTGGTGAGGGGTTACTCCCCTCCCTCTTATATCTAAGGAATGAAAGGATGATTATATGTCTAAAAAGCTACCAATGTCTAAGGTAAAGAAGGAAGCAAAAAAACTTGATGAGATTGTTGTCATACCGTTTGATATATATGATGAAAATGAAGAGAAAAGATTTGAATATCAAGTTCAATTTAAGCCCTTCTTTAGCAATAGAAATATACAAAATGCAATTAAGGATTTACGAGATTCTCTTGTTGGTTTTAAAAAATATGGTATTGAATTAAGTGATGAGTTAATCTATCCCCTGCTATCTTATTATGTAATTAAAAATCAGAGCGATCTATCTACTCCAAATAAGAATGACTACAAGAATGAAGAAAATTTTTATAAAGCTGAAGAGCAATTCTTTTATGCTTTATATGATACGGGATACATTAAGACAATCACAGACTATTTTGTAGAGGAAGAATGGTCTAAGGTAGTTCAAAGCACGATTCAAGTTGTGCAAGCTGATGAAAAAATAAAAAAACAGTTTAGTCAAATGCAAGAAAGTATGGATAATTTAGAAATTAACAATAAAGAGTTAAATGATGTAATTAAAAAAAATAAGAGTCCATAAAGGTGAGTTTTCATGCCAGATTTTAAATCGATAAAAGATTTAGGAGAATATTTTAATAATCACATTCTAACCGACGTTATGGAGGATGAAGTAGCAGAAATGGTCAAAGAGGAAGAAGCTAATGCTATCGATGAATTGGTGTACGATGCATATACACCAAACTCTGATAGTTCTGCCGAACGTCGTGGCTCTTATGGTGGTCTAAAAGACACTAGAAATATGATACACACCGTAACCAACACTATGGGAGAAATCGAGTTATTAGTTAGAAATATAACAGAGGGAAATGAAGACGTTGATTATACAGAAGGAACCTCCCCTCCTAATTATTTAACAGGAATAATTGTATACGGCAGACCAACACAAGCTGGCTTATACATAAATGGTAATGCTCATGCTTATACAAAACCAAGAGATTTTTTATCTGAGACTATGAATGAAATACAAAGAACGTTGAAACATGTTGATGCCATAAAAAAAGGGTTGAAACGCAATGGTATCAATACGGATTAAAGAAGGTGAGAAACATTACGAAAAAAATAAATAAAAACATGTTGAGGGATCGAGCTAAAAAGTTACCAGAGATCACTAACGAGGAGTATAGCCTTGTCAATAACGAGTATAGGGAATTTGTCGATGAGTATTTAAGCGCACAGAACCACTCCCCTCAAACTAGGAAACAATATAGTAGTGGACTTAGACAATTTGGCTATTTTTTATATAATTCTTTAAATAACAAGCGAATGTGTAAGTTAACAAAAAGAGATATGTTAAGATATATAAGCTTTTTGAAGGAGCGTGGAATGTCTTCTAGCGCAATAAATTTTAAGAAAGCCTGCGTTTCTAGTTTAATGAATTATATTGAAAATTTTATTGCAGATGAAGAACCAGATTATAAATCTTTTAGAAATTTGACTAGAGGATTACCCTCTGTTCCAAAAAATCGAGTCTATGAAAAAGTTAAAGTAACATATGATGATTATAAGGAAATGATGTCAGCCTTAGAAAGTGATGACAATTATTTAGGTATGGCATGGCTGGCAACAGCTTTTTGGTGTGGAGCTAGACGTTCTGAAATAGTTCAGTTTCAAACCTCAATTATTGAAAAAGATTTTCCTGATAACGAAACGTATATTATGTCTCACAATGTTCGGTTAAAAGGTGCAGGTGAAGATGGTAAAATTGAACCGTATATGATACCAAGGGAAGCATATAATTATATGAAATTATGGGTTCAAAATCGTGATTATGAAAGCGAGTATATCTTTACTACTAAGAGAGGACAATCACTTCAAATGGCTCCATCGTGGGCAGACTACTTTTGTAGTGAAGTTTTGTCGTCTATCCTAGACCGTAGAATTAACCCCCACTTGTTTAAAGCTAGTTGTGTAACACATTTACTTGAACAAGGTGTAGACATAAACCTTGTATCTAAGCATGTAGCACATCATAATGATGTGTCAACTACAATTAGTCACTATGATTTACGTGATTTTGAAGAGGAGAAAGCAAATATTTTCAAATAAAATACATATTTTATCCCCTCCCCTACTATCTTGTTTGAACTTTACATCTCTATTGAGGTGTAAATTTGAGATAAGATAAGAAATTAACACCCTGTATATGATATAATATAGAAAAATCATAGCTAGGAGTGATTTAATGAATGAAAAAAATAATAAATTTATTAGCAAAGATATAAAAATATCGCTAATTGTTTTGTCTGTGCCTGTAATTATCGGAATAATTATTTTATTTACAATTGTTGATTCTGGTGTTAATTATAATTATGATAATAATCCATCTATCCATGACGAAGAGTTTATAAAAGATAACTACGGCGGCATATCAAATTAGTAATTTTTTTTAATAAGTTACCCATTGGGTGGCTTATTTTTTTTATGCAAAAAAGCAAAGGATGGTGAATTTATGGCTGAAAATTTAGGAATTAGAATTAAAGCTAGCTTAGACGAACAACTATCTTTAAATCAAATCAACGCAGATCTAAAAAAACTAGCTTCTAAAATTGAGAGCTTAGACTTAAACATAGATGTTAAGGGTCTATCAAACGAAGTTAGAAAAGAAGTAGAAAAAATAAACAAAAGTAGTGGATCAAATAAAATAGATCCCGTCAAAGTTGATTCAACACAAATTAAAAAAGATTTTTCTGAAATAGGGAGAGCTATAGATCAATATGAGAAAGAATTTCAATCTAGCACCACTTCCGTTGTTAAAAATGTTGATCAACAAAGTCAGGAGATAAAAAGCCTTCTTGTAACTATGAAAGATGCTCAAAATCAAATTAGACGTATTAGATTAGAGCCACAGGAAGGAAACACCGCAGGAAGTACGGTTTATAGAATGGCTCAGGGTGATATGCAGATCACCAGCAGAGCAAATGAAGAACGAGAAAAGGCTTTAAGATATGAACAGCAACTGAGGTCTCAAATAGAAAAAAACAGACAAGCAGAAGAAACGAAGACCAAGCAATTACAAGAACAGATTGACCTATACCAGCGTCAGGCAAAAATTAATGCACAAAACATGCAGAAAAACTATGGTTCAATTTTAAAAGAAGATGATAATAGAAGATTAAAAGAATATTTAAATTCAGTAAACAGGTTAAGCACCACGACTCCTAACGTTAGAAGTCAGATGCGTAACTTGAGTATGGATTTTAAAGATTTAAATAGTCAGATAAAAGCTTCTTCCTCTCACGTTATGACGTTTGGTGAGCAATTTAGAACTGCCGTCCAGCGTATTCCTATTTGGATGGCTGGTATGACAGCTATCTACGCCCCATTACGTGGTATACAAAGCGCAATTGATCAAGTTGTAATGCTTGATACACAGATGACGGAATTGCGAAGAGTGATGGATGCTACCCCTTCTACATACAACAGCCTATTGCAAGATAGTATAAATTTATCAACAGAACTAGGAAATCGTGTTGAAAATGTAAATCAGGCAATGGTTGAATTCGCAAGGCAAGGATATGACCCTAGTACACTTATGGACTTAACTGGGACTGCTACTATTGCAAGCAATATATCCGAGATGAGTACAACGGATGCTATGGACACTATAACTGCTTCCATGCAGGCATTCAATATTGAGGCTAATGATAGCATATCCATCATTGATCGTTTAAATGAAGTTGATAATAACTTTGCAATTGACAGTGCTACTCTAGCACAGGCATTGAACAAATCAGCAGCAACAGCCAATACCTTTGGTGTCACGATGGACGAACTAGTTGGGCAAATAGCTGCAATTGGCATTACAACTAGAGAAAGCGGACAGATTGTCGGTAAAATAGTTGCCGCCTAGCTAAGTAATTAGCTAGTGAAAACCTTACTATAACAGGGGAAGCCTTTGGGGAAAGGTAATCCTGTGGGAAGAATAGCTTAAACCTCTTAATTTGAGGTGAATAAAATTAAAAGTAAATTCAAATGTGTTTTCCACTGTGCCGAATGTGGTAAAATACTATATAAAAATAAGTCTCAGACACAAAACATTAAAACAGGGAAAGCTACATGTTCTCTTGCGTGTTTGGGAAGGTACAACAGTAAAAGAAATTATAGTAAAGTGGAAAAGACATGCACAATTTGTAACAAAAAATACGAGGTTATAAAGTCACAAGTAAACAAAAGTAAAACTTGCTCAAGAGGTTGTCAAAATCAGTGGCAATCTCTTTTTTTGCGTGGAGAAAATGCAAATAATTATAAAGGTGGAAATAGAATTAAGACTTGCGCTTATTGTGGAGATAATTATAATTCTGGGACACCGTATGAATACAAGACAAGGAAGTTTTGCTCTAAGTTTTGCAAAAATGAGTATTGGAAAAAATACACCCTCCACAATGAGTCTTTCAAAAAGTCTTGGTATGAGGGAAATAGAAGATTTAGGCAAGAGCTATTAGAAGGAAGAGAAACAAAACCTGAGAGAATGGTTAGGAAGTGGCTAGAACACAATAAAGTATTCTTTATACAAGAGAAAGGATTCTTTGGAAAATACTTTGCTGATTTTTTATCCCCAAAACAAAAACAGTGGTTGAAGTGATGGGAGATTATTGGCACGCAAATAGGTCGCTTTATGAAGACATTGGGAAGAAACCTTCGGAACAACAAGTCTATCAAAGAGCCAAGGACTCTTTGAAGAGGAAAGATTTTTTTAAATTTGGATTTAACTACTATGAAGTATGGGAAAATGATATTTACGAAGATTTAGATAAAATAATGTTTAAGCTATTCCCCGCAACGACTACACGTAAGGCATCCGAAACGGATGATGATATAGTCTGAACTACACATATAATCCCTTTTAATTCAAAGTGTAGAGAGGTGGTCAATGGTAACCAGACCATTTAAAGAAGAACCACCTCCGCCATATATTTATGGTCTGTAACCTTTTAAGGTGAAAGTAACAGAGTGAACAGTCTGAAAACGATTTACACAAGATTAACAACCATGCAACCAGCCATTGATTCTCTAGCATCAGTAGGAGTATCTGTTAAAGATATGTCTGGAGAGATGCGACCAGTCACAGATATACTAGAAGATTTAGCTTTAAAATGGGATACGTTGAATGCTGAACAGCAACAAAACCTAGGTGTAACTCTGGCAGGTAGGTTCCAAGTATCGAGATTCTTAACACTTATGCAGCAATGGGATACAGCCACACAGGTTACAACTACAAGCTTGGAATCGCAAGGATCAGCTATGCGAGAACAACAGGAATATTCAGAATCTCTAGAAGCAAGGCTAAATCGTCTATCAAATGCAGGTACAAGCTTGTCTCAGTCTATGGGAGACGCCTTTTTATCTGACGGCATCGTTGTGTTTACGGAAGCGATAGCTGGAATGGCAAATGAGTATGAAGACCTGATTGAATTTATTGGTTTCCTCCCCCCTACTTTGGGAGCTGCTGGCGTAGCAGTTACTGCGTTTAGTTCGAACATCAGGGGTATGGGTACTGCCTTATTATTTGGTACGTCATCAATGGATAAAGCAAAAGTTTCAGCATTAGGTTTAGAACAAGGAATGACTCGTGGAGCCGTCGCTACTGCCACTTTAAAAACCGCTTTGCGTGGATTAGCTACAGCAACAATTGTTGGAATAGCATTCGCTGCTGTTGGATTTGCTATTGAAAAGCTTACATCGGCAATTGGTGGAGCTATCAAGAGACAAAAAGAATTAGAAGAACAAACAGATAGATCTATGGAATCTTTGTCGAAAGAAAAGGATAACGTAGAGGATCTAGTTGACAGATATGAAAAGTTATCAAATATAAACCGTAACAACCAACAAGAAGAAGAGTATGTCAATCTTCAAAACGAATTAGCTGAGCTATTGCCTACTGTGAAAATTGGAGAAGATGAAAAAGGTAACGCCATTTTAGCAAACACAGATATCATTAGAGATAATATTGCAGCAACAGAAAGAATGCTTGAGCTAGAGAGGGCTAACAATAGAGCTACAGCATCTGGTACTATAGAATCTAATCGTGGAAAAATTCAAGAAAACAACACTCAATTAGATGAGTATGAGAATGAATTGAGAAAATGGTCTGATGAGATGGCTAATTCCGCAAATGATTATGCCATGAGTAAAGCAGAGGAACAATTTAATTATTATAAGAGCAAATTCCAAAATCTAAGCAGTGAAAATATAGAATTAATCGAGGCTACAAACAAGGCATACGAATCACTTGTTAGTACGGTAGATGGTCTTTCTAGTGTGGATATCTCCTGGGTCGGAAGAATTGCAACGGATATGCAATATTCCAAAGTAGAAGCTGAGAAGTTAGCTCAACAAGTCGCTACCGTCAGAAATGAATTAGGAGGCGGGTTTTCTCTAGAAGGGTTAGACGCTAATTCGATAAACTCTATAGTTTCTGCGATAAATTCTATTTCTGATAGCGCAAACATGTCTACTGTAGATCTGGCAAGAGTTGAAACAGAATTAAGAAAAAATGGTGTTAGCGCTAGTCAGGCTTCACAAGCGATAAGCGTTTTAACTGGTGAAAAAGAAAAATTAGCATCTGCATCTACGGATTCTGCTAATGCTCAAGCATCGGAAACCGACGCTATGAGTGACAACACTGAGGCAACTTGGGAAAATGCTAGTGCATCGGATATGTTGTTTGGCGTGACTGCCGATCAAATATCACAAGCACAACAAGCTATCCAAGTGGTTGCCACCCTGTCGCAAATGGAAAATCTAAACGCTCAACAAAAAAGAATGCTGACAGATGCAACTGCTTTTCTTGCTAATATGTACCCAGAATTATCAGGAAATATTGCTGCTAATATAAATACAATATCTTCTGAAATAACAGCTATGGCTGATTTGAATGATGCTAGTGGAAATAACGCCTATACAATGATGAGTAACCAAGATGCAGTAACAATGTCTACCATCGAGGCATCCAATCAGCGTATTTTAGCTCTTCAAAAAGAAGCACGGGCTTTACAAGACATTGTTAATAGTCATGTTGAAACACAAAAATCATTTGGCGATGGGAATGTGGCTAGTAATGGATTTATTAATCATGTTATAAACAAAGAAATTCCAAAAGTCAACGCTCAACTAAGTAAAGCTAGATCTACACGTAGAGATGTAACATATGGAAATTTTGTGCCATCTGATTATAAATCTAATTATAGCAATTCTCCTAGATACTCAGGATCTTCATCTGGGTCTAGTTCTGGAGGTTCTGGGGGTTCTAGTGGCGCTAGATCTTCTTCTAAAGAAAAAGAAAACCAAAAAGATATTCTTGATGCTATAAACTCTCAAATTGATGCATATGAAAGAAAAGCAAAAATGCTAAATGACAATATCGCTATAGAAGAATATCATTTAGATCAATATGAGAAGACTGATAAAGGATATCGTGAGAGACAAAAAAACATTGCTAAGCTAAAAAAACAACAAGCTAATTACCAAAAAGATACAATCAATTATATAAATGACCAAATTAATGGCAACAAACGATTGAACAAAGAACAAAGAAATGAATTAAAGGATACACTTATATCTACTAAAGAAACGTACTACTCTACCCTATCTGAGATAAATTCTATTAATCAAGAAATTAAAGATTCTTACAAAGCAATCGCCGATGAAATAGTTGAAGTATATAAAGAGGCATATGAGAAACAGCAGGAAATTGCTCTGAGTGTAATTGATAATGAATTAAAAGCATTAGAAGATTCCCATTCTAAGAAAATTAATATGCTGGATGAAGAAATATCTGCTTATGAGGAAGTTATCAACAAGAAAATTGAATCTTTAGATAAAGACAAAGAGAATGCTGATTATCAGGAAAAATTAGAAGAGATGCAAAAGGAACGATTGGAAACACAACGTCAAATTGATTTACTATCTAGAGATTCATCTATGCAGGCGCAATCTAGAGTAAGAGATTTGGAAGATCAACTAAGAGGGCAGGATAAAGAAATATCTGACTATCAAGAAGATCGTGAGCTGGAATTAAGAAAAGAATCGCTGAATTCGCAGCTAGATGAGAAACAAAATCAGATAGACCAAGAGCGTGAGTTAGAAAATAGTAGATATGATCAACAAAAATCTCAACTAGAAACAGATAAGGAAAACATCCAACAGTATTATGAAGATTTAATCAATAATGACCGTGAGTTTGCAAGAATGAGAGAACAAATATTGAACGGAAATGTAAGCGCAATGTCCAAGACGCTTAGAGGGTTTTCAAAAGACATAAATAATAATATGGAAATAATAGGGAGAAGTATATCGAATAATTTAATAGACAAAATATCGGAAGCAAATAGTCTATTAGGTAATGTAAATATTGGATATAGTGTAATGACTAATTCAACTAAATTACCAAACAACATCCAACAATTTGATACGGGTGGTTACACAGGAGATTTCTCTGGTGGCAAGTTGGGCATATTAGATGAAAAAGAATTGATTCTTAATAAGTCTGATACTAAAAACCTTATTGAAGCGTTGGGTATTGTACGAGATATACCAAGACAAAACCTACAATACAAAACAGCTCAACCTCAAAATCAAGACAATAGCAAAAATACGTCTTTTTATGTTGAGAATCTACATGTCCATGATGTTCAAGATAGAGATAGCCTATTAGAAGAGATGAATGATGGTTTAGAGCAAAGGGGGTTTCAATTTAAAAGATGATGTATGATACAGAGTTTAACTTCGGCGGTAGATGGTCTTATGACATGGGTGTTATTAAAGTTAAACTTGATAACGGCTTATTTGAAGATCCTATTGTCGCATCAAAGACTATTAAAGAGGAAAAAATTGAAGGTCGGAAGCGACCTTATTTTTATGGGGTTGACTATAGCCCCATAACTTTCCCTCTTGATATTTATTTTGAAAATAATTTGTCTGAAGAAAAAATCCGAGAAGTTTTAAGATGGCTTAATACTGATAAATACGAAAGATTTTATATGAATAGCAGCCCGGATAGAGTTTGGTATGCCATGATAATTAACGATATTACATCTATTCATAATGGAATACGTGACGGATATATGAGACTAAATATGAGGACAGATAATTCGAATGCACTAACCCCCTTCTCTTCCTCTAGAGTGCACACTTTTGTGAATAATAGTGATGGAGAGACCATTGATTTTATAAATGAAGGTGATTTTTCATGTAAGCCAATCATTAATATTGTAAAGCGTGGTCAAGGAGATGTGACCATTAAAAATCTAAACAATTATACTGGAGATTTCAAATTTACTGGTTTAAATGATGGTGAAAAACTAATGATAGATTGTGAAAATAAAGAAATTGAAACTAGTGAACCTACGTATAGATATGATGATTTTTCTGGAAATTATTTAGAATTGGCTCGTGGCTACAATAGAATTAGTGTAGATGGCGATTGCGATTTGTGGTTTGATACTGAGTTTGATATTTATTAAAAAGGAGGTGTATTCTCGATTTGTTTGACATAGATAGAAACAAGAAAATACCTGATCTAGACCTATCTTTACATAAGCCAAACGAACAGCAAGTTGGTAGTTTAACCGATGCGTATAACAGAAGTGGCTTATTTAAATATGCTCAATATAATGAATTAAGCTTAACTATTCCAAAATACGTTACAAGAAAACATGAAGTAATTCCTTATAATGACTTTAATTTAATAAGAGATAAATATTTGGTGAAAGCAACATATGACAATATTTTTTCGGAATATATGATTGTAGCCAAGATTAAAAAGTCAAAATCAAATGGTATGCCTATAAAACAAGTAACTCTTCGCTCAAGACAATACGAATTAAATGGTAGAACACTGAGAGAATTAGAAGCTCTATCCTACACTCCTGAAGAAATTTTAAATTTAGGGTTAAAAGGGACAAATTGGACTGTTGGCATAATAGATGATGAATTTAATGAGCCAGATAGTGAAGGTTTGCGACCAAGAAGGTCATTTGAGGAGACGAAGATAACGGTTTTAAATCTTTTATATAAGATTGCAGAAACATTTGGTGGTATATTGTATTTTGATACATTTAATCGGACGGTCAATTTACATACACCAGAAAACATGCAGAAAGATAAAGGGTTAACTGCTTATTATGGTAAATATATTAAATCTCTAGATGAAAGTATAAATGGAGATGCAACCACGACAAGATTATTCATATATGGAAAAGATAATTTAACAATTAATGAAGTAAATCCTACAGGTCAATCGTACTTGGAGGATTTTTCTTATTACATGGAAGGCTATGAAACCGATGAAAACGGCGACGTAGTTAGTTCATCGCCTTATATGTCTGACGAATTATGTCAAGCTTTAATTGATTATAACTTATTGCTTATCGAAAACGAGGGGAATTTCCAATCGTTATTGAGTGAACTGAATTCTTTTTATGAAATACTAACAACAAAAAATAATGAAATGTCTACCCTGCAAAATGAAATGGATATAATTGAAGATAGTTTGGATATTGCTAAGGCAACGAACGAACCAACAGGCGAGTTAAAAACTCAAAGAAACAACAAACAGTCTGAAATTGACGCAAAACAAGAAGAAATTGATGATATCGAAGCAGACATACAAATTATAAATAATGATATAGATGATTTAAACAACCTTTTAAGCTTGGAAAATAATTTTACAAACGAACAAATAGCTGAGAAGAATAATTTTGTTTATGACGGCGAATGGTCGGATGAGAATTATTTTGATGTAAATGAATTATATGAAAAAGGCAAAGAAGTAATAAAGAAAATGCGTGAACCAACTAAGGACTTAGACCTGTCTTTAGTTAAGTTTCTAGATTCAATTGAATCACAAAACGATTGGGATAGAATTGGATTGGGATATAGAATACACGTAAACTATCAGCCATTAGATTTAGAATTTAATGCGATAATAACCGAAATGTCTATAGGATTTGATGATCAAAACAGAGATCTTGGTGTATCAATATCTAATGTTGACTTTAAAAATGAAAAAGATAAATTTTTAGATATGTTGTATGGTACAGCGGTATCCGCATCGGAACGAATTAAAAGTAAAGGTAAAGAGTGGAGCGATAACATAGATAAAACGAATTACCTTGCTGAATTTCTGGAAAATCCTTGGGAGACTTCTAGACAAAGAATTAAAGCAGGTGTAGATGAGACTGTAGATATATCAAGGCGTGGAATCATAGTTAGAAACCCGAATTTTCCAAATGAAAGGTTACATATAACAGCAGGAGTTCTTGCTTTATCACTCGATGATGGTGAAACATGGTCTACGGCGATTAGCCCTTATGGAGTGGCGGCACAAGTGATAATAGGAAAGCTAATTGTTGGTGAAAAACTAGAAATCGGCGACGAAGAAGGAACATTCACCATAAAAGGTAATTTACTTACTATCCAAGATAGAAACGAAATTGTTCGTGTTAGATTAGGAGAATATTCTGCTAATAAGTTCGGTCTACAGTTAATGAATGGTACAGGCAACGAAGTTATTTTAGATGAAGATGGTATACTACAAACTTGGCAAGAAGGTAGAACTGATAATGTTGACACCTCTAATGGTTTAAGATTATATGTTTATCTTCCACCAGAAACATTATCTGTCAGGAGAGCCTTATTAAATTTCAGAGTCCTCCCCTTTCGCTCTTACGCTGGTACAACAGAATCTGGCGGCTCTACTACACAAACTAGCTCGAATGGAGGTTCTTCCACACAGACTAGCTCTAGTGGCGGAGGGGTTAGTAAATCAACTAACAGTGGTGGATCTACTACAAGAACTAGTTCTGCAAATGGAAGCCATAGGCATAAACTTTTTAGTTATAATTCAACCCCCGGCACGGTGTACGGTTGGAGAAGATACGATACAACTTCTTCTGTAAACGGACTAACGCCTGTTTCACTAGATTTAAGAGTTGGCGCTGATGGTGTTGATATCTATACTGCTGAGGCTTCTGGAAATCATAGTCACTCAGTATCGATTCCTTCACATAGCCACAGTTTTTCAACGCCAAACCACACACACTCGGTATCCATTCCATCACATAACCACTCAGTGTCCATCCCATCACACACTCACGGAATAGATCATGGGATATATACCAGCACATTTGCAACGGGAATTGGTGTGATAGTGAATGGTATTAATCGAACTAGTGCATTGGGCGGAAAATTCAATTCAAGTCAAGCAAACATAGATATAGACCAGTATCTAAATGTCGGCGAATGGAATGAAATTGAATTAACAAGTGATAGGCTTGGAAGGATTGATGGGAATATTTTTATTCAGGCATTTATGGGCACGTAATAATTATGATTTAATATAACAAACAAACGAATGAGAGGAAGATTCTATGATGGTTAGAGTAACAACTCATAGTGGTGAAGATGACACTGTTGAGGTTTTGAATTACGATGCACAAAAGATTACTAAGATGAGAAATGACACTGATATAGAGTCTATTCAAATTGGTGATGGTTCATATTCGAGGATCGATATAAAAACAGTTAAGCCAATTGAAGAACTAGATGTTTCTACTTCTGACGCAGAGGCTTAATAAAATAACTGTTTTATCGGAAAAATCAAGCCAAATATATTAGTAAATAAAAGAAAACAAGAGGAAAATGAAGACTAGATTATGGGTAGGACTCCCCTACCCTCTTAATTGGGTTTATAAAGGAGGAGTTTTATGGCATATGAATACGAAGATCCAATTATACATCAACCACGAGCTGGTACAAGTGAAGACCCTTTAAAAGAAATCGAAGAACCTTTAATTATAGACAATAGCGGAAAAGTTCAATTGACAGAATATCCAGATAGATTCTACAGGGTTATTGTAACAGGTGAAAACCAATCTTGGTTTGAAACAGAAGACAGTGTTCCAAATGAGAGTTCATATCGTGTCGACTATGAGAGAAAAACAATTCACTTTAATATAAACAATATTGGAAAACAACTATCTTTTCGTTATTTAGGTAGAGGGAACGGTTTTATACCTGTCAATTCAATATATGTTGAAAGAAATGGTCTAACTATTGTCGAGACTTTAGATGGTCTGATCACATCTGCTCAAGATGCTAGAGATAATGCTAATCAAGCAGCAACTAATGCAAATAATGCGGCACAAACCGCTCTAGATGCTGCTGATACTGTACAGGAAGTCTTTGATGCGGCGGAAACGTTAGTGAACGACACAAGTTATAAAGAACCTTATAATGAAACTACCACTTATTCTAAAAATAATGTAGTAACATTCAACGGTGCTTCATTTATGGCTAAACAAGAGACCACTGGAAACCAGCCACCAGACCCTTCCACATCAGAAGAAAATGATTATTGGGGATTACTTAGTCGTAAAGGTGCTGATGGTAATGGTACTGTTGCAACACACAGGCAAAAATTTGTAGCAAATGAAGGTCAGACATTATTCAATTTAAATTATACATATGACCAATTTCAAAATAGAGTTGAAGTAACTGTCGGTGGCGTTCCACAGTATGGTTTTGAAGAAACAACATCTACTTCTGTAACTCTATCCGAAGGAGTTCCTTCTGGTGTAGAAGTAGTTATATCTTATTTCGGTGAGTCTGCCCCTATTCAATCAGATATTCAGACTACCGTTGATAACCATACGACGGAGATTAGCAATCATTCTGTTAGCATAAGTGAGCACACAGATAGTATTAACACAATTAATTCGGATTTGGCAGAAAAAGCGAATCAAAGTAAATTGAATGAAACAAACCAAAGTGTATCTAACTTAGAAGCCAACAAAATGGATAAAGACACAATGGATATTTCTGCTTTACAAATTAATAAAAATCTAGGTAAATTTGATCAAACCTATATGACAGATGAATTTTTACAGCAGATGACAGGAAATACACCAATAAATGCGGTGCCTGCGGATAAAAGTTTAACAACCGAAAAGTTTGCCGATAAATCTGTAGCTCCAAGAATTGCATCGTTCATGCAACCGAAAGGTAATTTATTAAAAATTTATGATATTAAAACGATTTCAGGGGCAAGAATTTACGGTTTATCTGGAAGTGTTGCAACGGATTTGACGGAATACTCCTATATGGAAGATTATACTCCAGTTATTGGTGGTCTTCATTATTGGTTTGGCGGTAGCGGTACTACTCAAAGTGGAGGCGTTAGAAGCTTCGCTTGGTACGATGGAAACCTTAATTATATATCTGGATCAGAAGACCCTGTAGCTCGCCCTATTTTAGCGCCTGAAGACGCTCGATATTTTAGAGGGAGTTTTTTAACGACAGAACAGGAAAGTGGAGCAGTCCCTTTGTACTTTATACAATCAGAAGTGGCAGACAACGAAAATGGATATAAAGTCAAAAATGATATGGGGAACGATAACGAAAATGAATTATTTGGCTTCAAGGAAAATGTACTATTCCCTGATAATTTAAATAGTAATATTGTGATCTACTCATTTGAACCTGTCAGAGTTGACTTCACCAATAAAACAATAAGATTTTCTGATGGTAGTACGACGAGGGTTTTATTATCCGATAAGACTGTGAACATTCCAAGTGACACTTTGGTACATTTTGATCTACAAGCTAATTTTCTTGCTATTGTTTTGAATACAGATAATGGTGTCCCGTTTGTAGTTGATTATCAAGACGTACAGAGTAGTATAAATCAAAACACAGTTATGATTGGTTTTATTGATTTAAATAAAAAATCAATATTTATGAATTGCAATAATATAATTGGAGATTTCCTTAACCCTAACGATGCGTTTGTCATGATCAACGGAACGGAGCCAGTATTAGTAGATTTCGTTGAAAATACAGTATCGTTTTCTTATGGTACAACACCTAATTCAATAACTCATAAGATTATTACAAGGAATAGCACTTTTGAAATTCCAAAAAACACTGTATTAACTATTGATACGAGTGATAGTGCGGTAAGGGCTTTGGTTTATGATGCGCTAGACAATTCTTTATCCTTACCTAGATGGAATGAGTCTTTAAGATCACATCAACTGCTTTTAGGTGTTATAAATACGCTTAACGAAAGTGTGTTTATGCAAGGTAATTACAAAATCATAAAAACACCGGGAAAATATACCTCTAATGTAGAAAATCCACTAGGATATGATTTAGAAGATTGTTCCTATTCGTGGTGGATAAGTCCATTAGCTATTAGGTATCAGGGTATACGTGATAAGACTTATATTGGATATACGAACAGTTTGGGAGATACAGGTGTTGCTAGTATAAACAATAAAATGGATGATTCAGTTGTTAAGTATCATTTAAAACGTTTTGATTCAGATGACCATAATGCAGCATCCGTAAATATTAGAGAAGACGGAAGGATTCTAGCAGTATTTTCGGGTGGTCACAACACTGATAATTATATGCGTATACGGATTAGTAAAAAGCCTGAGAGTGTTGAAGAATGGGAGGATGAAATAGCTATCGATGTAGGAGGTTCTACAACGTACGCAGAAACGTTTTATAAGAATGGTGTTTGGTATATTTTTTATCGTCATGCTCAAACAGGTTGGAAATTGTTAAGAAGTTTTGACGATGGAGTTACATGGGATTCTCCAATCCCTATACTAGATAATGACAATGATTTATATTATTTGTTAGTGAAAGAAACGACGGATGACAATATTCTTCGTTTTGTATTGTATAGTAATCCAAATGGTTCTGATACTAATATAAGAATGGGTTTTCTGCACCTAGACACAGGTGAAATAATGGATTCTGATAATACATCGATATTAGGAACGCTTACTCAAACTGATTATATTCAGTCTACCAATTTTTCAATTGTTGTACCGGTCAGCTCGCAAGAAAGAGAGAATCGTTTGCTAGATGTAGCAGTAACGGAACCAAATGATATTAAGATTGTGTATGCAGATTTCGCTACGATTATAGAACACCAAGAGTATGAGACAAGATACGTAGTGTATGATAACGGAAACGTCTACGATTTAGTTGACGCAGGACAACCATTTGGCATTTATAGTAACTATGTCGGAGGTATGATTTTTGATCCCAGAGATAGTAATGTTGCATATTTATCAAGACAAGCATCTACGGACGACTGGAGATTAGAACAGTGGAGGTTTGATGGTTCCATTTGGACAATGAACGAGGAAGTAACTAGGGGTAAATTGGTTATTAGACCGACATTTGAAATCGGTGGGGATAAGATTTTTTGGCAAGAAGGTATGTATACCAGTGGTGTTGGCGTGGATGGGTTTCAAAATGATTTATATTACAAAACGATTGTCCTTTAAATCATAGTTGGAAGAAAACGCGAAGTAGCTATAAAATATTTGTATGGAATAGAAAGGAGATAATTACAAACATTATCTTAGGAGAATGGAAATGGATAGAACAAAATCAATTGAAGAACGAATTGGAGTACTGGAATACGCTTCCGAAGATCAAGAACGAAGATTGAGGATACAAGAAGAAAATAATAGGGCGTTAATTGAAATATCACAATTTGTTAAATTACAGACTGAGCACAATGAAAGGCAAGAAAGACAGATGGAGAATGTGACAAATATCATGAGTACGGTTCAGAATGATGTTTCATCTCTCAAAGGAGATGTTGGTTATGTGAAATCATCTGTTAATAGTGTAACCAAAGATGTTGAAAAAATGAAGAAAGAAGATTTACAGGAACTAAAACAATTTAAAAGCAAGTCTTGGGATTTTTATCTAAAGATTGCAGCAGGGGTTATCCTTGCTGCTCTTCTTTTTTATTTAGGATTAAAATAATTTTAGGAGGAATTTAAAATGAAAAATTTTGACAAAGGTACTTTAATTAGAACGTTAGCATTAGTGTTAGCTTTAGCAAACCAGATTTTCGCCATCTTTGGTGTAGAACAACTACCTATTGATGAAGACCAAATTAACACTTTTGTTGAACTAGGATATCAGTTATTTTCTGTTGCCGCTACATCTGTCGCTGCTTTAATCGCTTGGTTTGAAAATAATTATATCACTAAAAAAGGTAAGGCTCAAAAAGAAGCGTTGCAAAAAGAAGGATTAACTAAATAAAACACAGATTTCATCTGATAAATTTAATCAAATATGGTAGTAAAATAGAGAAAATGAAAGAAAATCAAAGGTGTTTTTTATATGAGTGGGGATCACTCCCCTACTCTATTTTTATATAAAGGAGTGAATACATGACTTTAAATCGAATAGACAGTAGGTTCGTAGAAGATAATTCTACAGGCAATACAGTAAAACAAGATTTTGACAGTGTTAATGCAGAGTTGGCACAAAATACGTCAGACATTACAACCGTAAAGAAAAAAGCAAGTTGGAGAAGTGCAGAAGAATTCACAAGTCTTAATGAAGCATTTAATTCTATCGGTGATTATTCAACTCTATTTTTAGAACCAAATAAAGAATATCTTGTAACATCAACCGTTGTACCACCTAAAGGCGTAACCATTATTTGTAACAACGCTAAAATCAAAGCAGATGTGAACGGAACATTTACAAGTATTTTAGAAGGTGGTTCAAACACAGATACAGGCTTTAAAGTATTATACGACCTAAGAAAAGCAACTCAATCACGGTTAGTAGGTAAATTAACCATCAATGGTAATGATGTTGCTAACTTAGTTGGTATGGCTTCAAGCGTGTTAACGGATGATGTGGACAGACCTGCATTTAATTCTTTATACGACCACATTCAATTTAACAGATGTGCAAGAGGGATTTATACACAGAAAACAACCGTAGCAACCGCAGGTGCAATGACAGGTTCAAGTATAAACCACATGGAATTTTTTAATTGTATTGAGGACTTTGTTATCTTGGGAAGTAATGACGATATTGTTTTCAGTACAGTAAGATCAAGAGGAAAAATTCAGATTAACAATAATACTGGATTAAAGATAGAGTCATTATGGTTGTATGGTGGTGACGCTACTAATTCAACAGATGGTGTTGTCTTAGGTTCAAACGTGAATGTGGTGATAGATCACTTGTTTGTAGAAGGTGATTTCCGTTATCCTATTTTAATGAATGGTGCAGACGCAAAGCTAACTATTAATGATTTATTAGTGTCACCAAATTTTAGCGCTAAAGCTGGTGAAATTGTTTATATAGCACAACCAACCGGACAGATAATCATACACGCTAACCCTGCTAATACGCAATCTACACCTTTACAATCATTGGTGCATTTGTATATAGGAAATGCAACTGATTCACGTTCCGTTATTATCTATTCTAGCTATCCTAACAGTGAAAAAGCATTTGTTTCTGCTTCAGGAAGCACAACTAAACCAAAAGATCACGTTATTATTTATACAACTGAAGGGGAGTTGAGGGCGTATATATCATCACTAGGACTACGTTATCACTATATAGATGTTAATTTTGGTTATACAGGAGACAGACCAACTGAAAACGTGGTAATTGGTTCACAGTTTTTTGACAGAACAATTGGTAAACCTATTTGGTGGACTGGTTCCGATTGGGTAGATTCAACAGGAACAACCGTTTAAGACATAGTTGGAAGAAAATGCGGCACAAGATAAAAGCAACATTTTATTAAAAATTTATAACAATAGATTATTTCGAGTAGGGCTATCCCCTACTCTTTTTTTATATTAAAAGGAGGAAAATAGTTCATGAATAAAAAGGAAATGCTCATTACTCCTAATACTTACTCTAGACCACAGAGAAAAATCAAAAAGGTGAAAGGTATCGTGTGGCATTGGGTTGCAAATCCAAATAGTTCCGCAGAGGCTAATAGAAATTATTTTGAAAATAGAAAACATGGTAATACTGGTTATGGCTCAGCTCATTATATCATAGATTTAGATGGTCAAATCATACAGGTGTTGCCAGAGGATGAAATGGGTTATCATGTAGGATCTTATACTTATACAAAAAAAGCCTTAACTGAGCTTTCGAGCTATCCAAATAACTGCACCATTGGTATTGAATGTACACATGTTGACTCTAAAGGAAATATGACAGATGAAACGAGACAAACTTTAATAGACCTTACCGCTAGTCTTCTTGAAAAATATGATTTATCTGCCGATGATATTTGGTTGCATCAAGAAGTCGTTGGGTGGAAAGACTGTCACAGGTTTTATGTGAATAACCCTAGTGAGTATAAAAAAGACAAGCAAAAAGTCTCCGATGTTGTTGGCGGTGGTAAAATAAAAGACCCTATTAAAGTATCTTATGATGATTTGGAGACAGATGAAGATTTCGTTAATTACCTTCAAAATGGAGATGCAGGTGACAAAGTTGGAAAGCTACAAGAGAAATTAATCAAGGCAGGATATAAATTGCCCAAATATGGTGTAGATAAAGACTTCGGAGATGAAACAGAAAAGGCTGTTCGTGCTATGCAAAAAGATGCAGGTATCACAGTAGACGGTCTTTATGGGCAAGATAGTGGAAAGGCTCTAAATAAAATGTTAGACACGAAATCTCCTAATACTCGAACTAGTTTAAATGCTTATAACTCTAAAAAATATAAATTAGCCAGCAAGGCTGGGCTTAAAGAATATCAAACCTTCTTAAACACATTCAAAGATAAGGCTGGATTTCATTCTTTGGCTACCGATGGAATTTATGGTCGAAAAACTAGAGATGCATCCATTCGTGTGTATCAACATTTAGCAAGAGTATCTGTCGATGGTATTTTTGGTAAAAATTCTAAAGCTGCCGCCCCTATTCTGAAACAAGGAAAAGCAGATAAGAATTGGACTTATCTTGTTCAGGGGTTGTTGTATTGTCATAGTCGTGATCCAAAAGGATTTGATGGCATATACGGTTCTAACACTACGTCAGCAGTGAAATCATTCCAACGTGCCAAAAAAATAAGTATTGATGGAATTGTTGGAAAAAATACTTTCGATAAGTTCTTTTAATGTTACACCTCTCCCCTATCCTTTAGGGGAGATATTTTTCACCCTCCCTCCACTCACCCACAAGTCCTCCCTTCCATTATAATTATGGAATATAAGGTTCGTTTTTAGGAGATACATCTGCTTGTGCTAAATAATATTTCATTTTTAATTCTGTCATTTTTTTTAATTCAGATGGTTCAAATTCTAATATTTCTATTTCTCCACTCTTATATTCTACACTATATTTAACTAAACTATCATTTTGTTTGATTCTCTTTATTGTGGCACGTAATTTTGAGTGTATAAATTTTTGGTTATTGATCATATCTTGTTGTAGTTTTTCTAAAGAAGTATCAAACAAATCGTTGTAGACGAGAAGTACTTTCGACTGCTGCATAGTTTCTCGGTCACACTTGAATATGTTTAAAACAAATGGTAATACAATATAATTTTCTATTTCTTTATTCAT